CTTAATAGAAATATTAAGAAGTTCATAAGAGAACTGCATAAGTGGTAGCGTACTTATGTGAACGACAACCTCTAAAACGAATAAAATAATAAAATTACTTATGATTTTTATAAATTAATTAAAAAATGCTTAACTTTTTAATTTTAATATGTTATAATGTTTTATATTAAAATTAAAAAGGAGGTGTTTTTACGTTGGAAAAAGCATATAAATTTAGAATATATCCAAATAAAGAACAAAAGATTTTATTAGCAAAGACTTTTGGATGTGTAAGATTTATTTATAATCATTATTTAGATTTAAGACAAAAGAAATGGAAAGAAGAACAAATTACATTTAATTTCTATGATTGTTCTAAAGATTTAACAAAACTTAAACAAGAAAAAGAATGGTTAAAAGATGTAGATAAATTTGCATTACAAAACAGTCTTAAAGATTTAGAATTTGCTTATAAAATGTTTTGGAAAAAGAACAGTAATTATCCAAAATTTAAAAGTAAACATAACAATAGTTTTTCTTATAAAACTCAATTTTATAATAATAATATTGAATTTATAGGAAAAAGCATTAAATTACCTAAATTAAAAAAAGTTAAAATTAAAGATAAAACTTTAAAACCACAAGGAAGAATAATAAATGCAACAATAACACAAGTACCTAGTGGAAAATATTATGTTTCTATTGTTTGTACTGATGTAAAAATACAACCTTTTAAGAAAACTAATAATAATGTGGGAATTGATTTAGGGATTAAAGATTTAGCAACTTTAAGTGATAATACTAAATACGAAAATAAACATTATTTAAAAAATTCACTTAAAAAACTTAAATTATTGCAAAAAAGACTAACTAGAAAACCAAAAGGAAGTAAAAATAGAAATAAAGCAAGAATTAAGTTAGCTAAACTTTATGAAAAAATAACTAATCAAAGACGAGATTACTTGCAAAAGGTAACAACAGAAATAGTTAAAAAATATGATATTATTTGTATAGAAGATTTAAGAATATCTAATGTGTTAAAAAATCATAAATTAGCACAAGCTATTTCAGATTGTGGTTGGTATACTTTTACAGAAATGTTAAAGTATAAGTGTAATTGGTATGGTAAACAATTAATTAAAGTGCCAACATTTTATGCTAGTAGTCAACTATGTTCTAGTTGTGGATATAAGAATGAAGAAGTTAAAGACTTAAAAATAAGAATATGGACTTGTCCTATTTGCAATGAAATACATGATAGAGATGTAAATGCAAGTAAAAACATTTTACAAAAAGGACTGGAAATATTAAATAATTAATTTATAAAAACCGTAGGAACTACGGGGATAGCTTGGTAAATATATGTGGCTAACAAAAGCACATACTTCCCAAGAATCCTACGACTTTAATCGTGAGAGGTTCAGTTTATAGTTAAAGATGTACTTAGAGAAGAAAGAAGATTTTTAGAGGATAATGCAATAACAGATAAAAGAATTAGTAAGATAGTAGGTTCTGAATGTGCTAATTGGTTTAAAAGAGCTATAAGAACAGGTGATTTCCAATGAAAGAACCTGTTTTAGAAATAGAAGTTGTTAAAATCAATGAAGATTACAGTTCTTGGTATATAAGTAAACTAAACAAAGAAGCTTTTAGAACTGCTGGAGTTTGTGAATTTATAGATGGAGAAGATAATAGATATTTCTTTAACATAGGAGAACGCACAGAATTCGATGCTTCTTTTGTAAATAGTTTCCTATATTATTGTCTTAAATTAAATATAAATGGTAGAAATAAAGTTCCTAAAATAATAGAAAATAAAGATATAAAATATCTACAAAAAATAGTAGATTTTCTAAATGATAAATTTGGAATTGAAAAACCGTGGAGAGCTAAAAACGGAGAAACATATTTTTCTATAAGTTCAGAAGGAATAGCTGAAGAACATGTAGATTTTGGTTTTTATTTAGATAGAACGAGATATGATTTAGGGAATTATTTCAAAACAAAAGAAGAAGTTAAAAAACTAGCTGATTCTAAAGAATGGAAAGAGTTTTGGAACAAAGTTAAAAACAAACAAATATAAAAGGAAGGTAAAAAAATGAATTACACAACAAGTACATTTGAAAACAAAGTAATACAAGATGTGTTACTTTCTGATATTAGTAATATCAATATCAATCCAAGAAAGAATGGTTTAATTGAAGAAAATGTAGAATCATTAAAAGAAGCAGAAGTATTTCCAGAAATTCATCTTGGTTTACTTGATGGACAGTTAATAGTAGTAGATGGTTACCATAGACTAGAAGCAAGTAAAAGACTTGGTTTAGAAACAATAAAAGCTTATATCACTGATTATAAAACAATAGAAACAATAATTCGTGATGCTATTAATGAAAATATTAATCATGGACAAAGATTAAGTGATTATGATGTAGCTATGTCTATGTATGAACTATATAATAAATTAGTAGATGCTGGAAAATTAACTACTATTAAAATGAAAGACTTCATTACTAGCTTCAAAATAGATGAAAGAAGAGGAAGAAGTTTATTTAACTGGGTAGTATTGCATAAAGAAATATTAGATGATGAAATTACTACAGTTAAAAATATATCTTTCTCTGATGAGTACTATAGTATGATTTTATTCTTGAATGAAATTCCAGGAAAAATAAGTAATGAAGCTAAATATAAAATAAAAACTTTCTATAATAAATATAATCACTTAAGTAAAATAGAATTAAGAAAAGCTATTGCGTTATTTAAACAAGGGTTAGACTATGAAATAGAAACTGAAAAGTTAAAACAAGCTGCTAAAGAAATAGACACTAATCCTATAAAACAAGAAACGAAAGTAGAAACAAAAGAAATTGAAAAAGATGAAATTCCTGTTGATGAATCAGAAAATACTGAAAGAGAAGTTACTTTAAAGAATGAATTATTAACTAAACCAGAACCAAAAGAAAAGGCAAAAGAAGACTTAGTAATAGAAGAAGCTAAAACGGTTGAAGAAAAAATGGAAGTTGTTGAAAAATTAAATGAAGAAATAACTAAAGAATTATCTAATTCTAAAGAAAAGTTTAAACTTGATACTTATCTTGATGCTATGTCTAAACAAGTAATGACTATGTTAATGTTACAATCTAAAGGAAACTTAGAAGACTTTACTAAAGAACATATCAATAAACTTAATGATATAGTAGATAGACTTAATGAATTAACAGAGGGATATTATGCAAACAACAAATAATATGGAAGATGAAGAAATAAGACTAGAAAGAAAAACAGCTATATACATATGTCCAGATTTTAATGATTCAAGAACTTATAACTTAGAAAGACAAGAAGAAACATTAAAGGAGTTTGCTAGAACTAAAGGATACGGTATAGAAAAGATATTAATAGATGAAGAAGATAATATGGTTTTTAAAGATAGAAAAGGTTTACAAAAACTAATTAATCTTATTCTTGAGCAAAAGATAAATACAGTAATTGTTTATAGAAAAACAAATATATCTAATTTCTCTAATACTTTAAAAATGTTTGAATTTCTATGTCAAAGACGCTCTTGTGAAATAATAGAATATAAGGAGTAGTTTATGAAAAATTGGTTAAAAAAAGAATATGGTAGACTTGCTAAGAAAAAATATTTACATATTGCTTACTATGAAAATGGTAAGAAAAAAGTAAAAAGATTTAATCTTAGAGATTTAGAAATAACATTATGTACAAGTGCTTTTAATATAGACTTGTACAGTATTGTTTTTCTAAAAGAAAAAGTAGGTATTCCTAATATATATGGAGTTAAATTCTCTAATAATGAAAGAGAATCTTGGAAAACAATAGAGTCTGTTTATCATGAAGTATATTGTAATTATGTGAACATAGACAATTATGATGAATCAGCTGGTTCTGTTTCTTGTTGTGTAGAAGGAAATAAAACACAATTTAGATTTGATATTAATTGCTTCTACACTCACTCTGGAGATATTAATAATATAAAAGAATGGATTAATAACAAAGAAGCTATGATTTATACAAGTGATAAAGAAATAGCATCTATTGTTAAAAACTATTCAGAAGTAAAAGAAGAAAAAGAAGTAGATATTCTATATACACCACGTAATATAAACAAACTAAGACATAGTTTAAAAGGAATCCAAACAAAGAAAAGATGGTTTAGACATCATAAGGGGTAACACAATGTTAAGTAAAGCACATATACATATGAAAAAAATACTAGAATCTATTTCACGTATATATAAAGTAGTTTTACTTGAGGAAGTTAAAGAAGGAAGTAAGAGGTATGACTTTTACTTCCCTACTACTCCTCCTATATGTATAGAAATAGATGGAACCAATCATAATCTAAATAAAGCAGATGGTCATTTCTTTAAAACAGCAGAAAGTTTAAGAAATTATAAAAAGAATGACGAAGAAAGAGAACTTTTTCATAAATTAGGTAGAATAGTATTACTTAGATTTAATACCAATTACTTTCCTAGTTTAGAAGAATTTATTAAAGAATTAAAAAATAATCATATAGAAAATATTTTGTATGAAGGAGTAGATGAATATAATGTCTATTATCAAAGATATAAAAGAGATAAAGAAATTAGTGAAGCAAGAAAAAGAAAATCTAGAGAACGTTACAAAAGATTTAAAGAAAGACAGAATAATAGGAATTGATTTAAGTAAAACATGTCCTGGTGTTTGTATATATGATATAGATACTAGTAATATAGAATACTTAGATTCATTTAAAGTAAGCGGTTCTCCTACAGAATTTGAAAGAGATTTAGAAATCTTATACTGGTTATTAGATATAGTTACTATATATAAACCTAGTAAAGCAATAATAGAAAGTCCTTACATCAGTAAATTTACTATTCCGTCTTCCGCTCCACTATATAAACTTCATGGTTTAGTAAATTATTTCTTATTTAAGTATGGTATAGAAGTATATAATATTACACCTTCTTCTAGTAGAGCTCATCTTAAAATTAAACCAAATGATAAAGCAACAGCTTTTAATCATATAAAAAAAACTTATCCAGAATTAGGATTGACTAGCTATAACAAAGATAATGATAAAGCAGATGCATTAATACTTGTTTTAAATCATGATAATAGTAAATTAGTTAAAGTGGAGTAGAAAAATGAAAAATGAAAATAATATTATCAATCAAATAATTCAGGATAATATTAAAAAGAAAGAAAATGGAGAAAATATAGAACAAACATCTTGGATTCAAATAATGCAAGAAGTTTATAATACTTATATTAACACTCTTAATAATGAATCAGAAGTTTATAAAAATACAGAAGATAGAAAAATATATATCGAGAAGATTTTTAAAGCTTCTGATTTTTCTTTTTGTATATCTGAATTAGAAGAATTAGAAATAGGACATTGTTGTAGAGAAACATATTTTAGATTTAAAAATTCTTATCAAGATAATGTTACAAGTAAAGTAACTGAAGATATAGAAAAAAATATGTTATCTAAAGAACAATTCTTACGTAAATTAAAATTAGTAGATATATATAAAGAACCTGAAAACACTATAGTTAATACTTTTGGATTAAATATAGAAACTACGGAAGATGGCTTTATATATGATTATGAAAGAGATAAAGAATACATATTATTAATAAAACCTGTAAATGATAGTGTAGGAATTATAAAAAACAAAATATGGAACAAGTTTAATGCTAAACCATTAAGTTATCATATACCAGAAATAATGCTTAATATGTTTTTAATTAGAAAACCTTTGAAACTTATATATGTAGGTAAAAATAATAGCGAGTTATATAAAGAATTTAATTTTGGTTTTCAAGATTCTTGTTTAAGTATAGATAATAATAAAATAGATGAATATAATTTATCTTATCTATTAGATAAAATTAAACTTTTTGAAAAACATATTGAAAAAGATGTTGTTCCTAGAAAGATATTTACAGATAAAAGTCTTGGTATGGATGAAATTAATAATATGCAATCTTATGGATTAATAGAAGATTTTGAAATAAATAAGTTATTAAATGGAGAAACGTATAAAAACTTCCAGTGTAATGGTTGTAAATATAAAACAATATGTGAAAATTGTTAGGAGATAATATGGACAGAATAAATGAAATATTTCAAGAAAATTTTGAAAAACAAAGACAAGAACAAATAAGAAAAAAACTTGAAGAAAAAATAAATATGGAAACTAATGAACTTATTAATGAAGAAGCACAAAAAAAATTTAATGAAAAAACAATAAAAAAACTAGAAAAAGATTTAATGTTTTCTTATTTTGAAACAGATTTTATGAACAGCGATGTGTTTAGAACTAGAATTAATGAGATAAAAAATGAAGCATTAAAAAAACTTAGATGGTGTGGTGGTTTTACATATAACGACTTTGAAAATATAACTCAAAATGAATTATCTGGTTCAACAGAAAAAGCATTAAAAAGATTGTATACAGAAAAAGCATTAAACGAGTTAATTGATGAAGATGATGTATTTCAAATAGGAGAAAATAAATACATCATTAAAGAATTGTTTAAAAAAGTTTATTCTACAATGATGGTTTTTAATGAGTTGGATGAAACTACAAAATCAGAAATATTAGGGAAAATATTAGCAGATGCTTTATAAGGAGTGAATATGGATTCAATAGACGAAATGTTAGAAACCTTAGATGAAAGAATAGGAAATAATTATTTCTTAAATAAAGTAATTAATAGTAAAGATTTTAAAAAATATGTAGAAGAAATAAAAAAACATACATTAGAAAGGATTTCTAATGAAATATTTTTTACTTATGAAAAATTTAGAAACAAAGTAGAAAATGTTATTGGTTCAGCAGATTTAATTGATTTATATTGTGAAATTACTTTAAAAGAATTATTAAAGGAAAACAAGATAATTAAAATAAAAAATAAATTCGTTGCTAAAGAAATGTTTACAAAAATGTTTTTAATTATCGAATCTTTTAATTCTTTAGAAGAAAAAGAAAAAGAATACATAACTAGCAACATATTAGTTGATTCAATATAAGGAGGTAACATGGATTTAGAAAATGCTTTTACTTTATTGAAAAAAGAAAAGAAGTATTATGATGCGGTTAGAGAAATTGAAATAGAATTTTTGCAAATAGAAAAAGAATATTTTAAAGCAAAAGTAAAAGGTATTATGCGTAACTCTTTATCTGAAGCAGAAATCGAAGTGTTTCAAGATTTTATCATAGAAGATGTTATTAATAAAAAAGAATTGTTATTATCTAATGAAAAAGTATATAACAAGTCTTTAATAAAGGCAATGTTAGAACTAACAAAAAGAGTTCCAGAAACTGTAATTGAGTTTTGTGAAGGTGAATTAATGAATGAAAAATTATAATGCGCCGGCGCATTTTATATAGTTTATGATACAGAAAGGAGAAGAATATGGCACTAAAAGAGAAGTACGAAGAACAATATAAAAGAGTTTCAAAGACATTTGAAAAAATAAGAAAGCATATCCAAAAACAATTAGAAAAGAAATATGGTGATTTATTTTCAATAGAAGAAAAAGTAGATAGTGAAGATGTTTATAATCTAGTAATAGAAAAAATAAATAAACTTTATCCAAATGAAAATAAAGAATTAAAAGATTTTCTAGGATTTTTCTATATGGAATATTTCTTTAGAAAAGTAAGTGCTCAAATGGAATTAGATGAAGAAGAAACAGAAACACAAGAAGAAGAACCTGAATATTTAAACTAAAGGAAGTGATTAAATATGATTGGAACAACAAACATAAGTTTATTCCATAGAGGAAATGGCGGAAAAAGTGTTGTAATAAAAACAGGAGATGTATTTGTATTGTTCAGTTATGATTCAAAAATAGCAGAAATAAAATATAATGAAGAACATTTAAAATATGAATTATTATTCTTTAATACTGATAGTTTTGTACAAACACATACAACGTTTAAACATGTTATTGAATTTTTATATTTATTTAATCTTTCTAGTAAATATAATTATAGAAAATTAGAAAAATTATGGAATTCAGGTGAAAGAATGTTATAAGAGAAAAGGAGAATTAAATGAGATTATCTGAAGAACAATTAGCTGTAGTAAATAGTAACAAAGAACACATAACTGTAAATGCTGGTCCAGGAACTGGAAAAACAACATTGCTTTTAGCTATAGCTAAAGCTAATCCAGATAGAAGACATTTAATTCTTTGCTTTAATGCTACTATTAAAGAAGAAATAGAAGAAAAATTAAAAAAACAAGGCATCAATAATGCTATCGTCAAAACATTTCATGGACTTGCTTATAACTTTTTTAAAACAAATAAAGTTAATTATTTTGCTAGTTTTGCAAAAAGAAGATTAGATGAAAACTTGGATTATTTCTTTATGTTTGAAACAATGAAAAAATTAGGATTTGTTGACAGATATATGGACTTTAGGATAGAAGATACAATGACAGTATTAAGAAGATTTTTTTCTTCTTCTAAAAAATTAGAAGACTGTTTAGATGAAACAATAGTAGATAAAAGAACTGTTGAGTATTGTAAGTCTGTTTTACAGTTCATTGCGACTAACAAAGATTGTCCTATGTTTCATGAATTATATATTAAAAGATATCAAATGCTTAAACCAACTCTTCCTGAAATAGATACTATATTAGTAGATGAATATCAAGATGTTTCAGAATGTTATTTAGATATTATAAATAATATTAGTGAAGGTAAAAGAACAGTAAGAGTAGGAGATACTTATCAAAAGATATATGGTTATAACGGAGCAGTTGGTATGAAAGAATGTGATTTCAAACTAACTGTTTCATATAGAGTAGGAAAAGATACAAGTGATTATTGTAATAATCTAATAAGTAAGTTTTTTGATAATCCAATTTTATTAAATGGTGTTAATGCGAACGCTAAGTTCGGAACTTGTCCAGAAGACAATTATGTTAAGATATTTAGAACAAATAAAGCATTAATGTTAGAACTATTAGAAAGTATGAAAAACGGCAAACGTATAGTCATCTCCCAAAAAACTATAGACGAACTTTCTTTCTATAAAATATTAATTGAAAAAATCAGAGACTATAAATCAAGATACAAAGGTATCCCAATAAACGGAGTTTCTGATTTAGAATATATTTATAGTTTAAGTAAAGATTCAAGACTGAAAAGATTCATCTCTCTAAGTAGTCACTATTCATATGATGAATTACTTGAAATTTTAAGCCATGAAGAATTATTAATACCAGAAGATAAAATTGAAGACGAAAAGCATATTAGATATATAACTGCACATAGATGCAAAGGATTAGAATTCAGCTATGTAAAAATAGCTGAAGACTATCCTGATGAAGAAAAAATGATAGATAATATGGATGAAGTATATATAAAATTCGTTGCAATGACTAGAAGCAATAAAATTCTAGAATTGTGTTAAAATATAAGGAGTTATCATGATTGCAACAACAATGTTCAAAAAGCTACTATATAAATATGGTAGTGCTGATAAAGAAAGAAACTTTGAAACGATAAAACAATATGAAAATAATATTAAAAATAAAATATCATTAAATGAATTAAATCCTAGTAATTATAATAGAGCTTTACAAGATAGTATTAATATAATAGAACATCAAGATACTATATTAAGTTTTGTATTACAGTTATCTATGATAATAAAAGAAAAATATGAAATATCTAAAAAAGAACTTAAATTACTAGAATTAAAAACAACAAGAGAAATAGAAAGTCTTTCTTATATTCAAGAAATAACAACAAAAACAGAAAGACAAATAATCATTAAAAGAGAATTAGAAGAAAAACTTTTTTCTAAGAATTCTGAAAACGAAGATTTAAAAACTGATTATGAATTTGCAAAGTATTTCGTAGAAGATGCAACTAGAGGAAGAGAATCTGCTTATGCTTATTATCAAGCAGTTAAAATAGCAATTCCTAAAAATTAGAAAGGAGAATGATTATGGGCTTTACAAGATATTGGAAAAATTCAAAGAATTTAATTGATGATAAAACATTAGAAACAATTAAAAACATAATAGATATAGCAAAACAAGATTACGATATAGATATAGATGTAAAAGCTTTAACAAATATGTATATAAAACTTAACGGAGATGAAAGTAAAGGTTTAGACCATGAAGATTTTGTTATAGATTTGATTCCAGGTTTTAACTTTTGTAAAACAAATGAAAAACCTTATGACATTGTAGTAAATGCTATACTTAAGCTATTAGAATCAACAAACAAAATACACGATGTTGAAAAAGATGATGATAATGAAGAAGAAAAAGCTGAGGAATTGCTAAACAAAGCTTTGTCTGTATAAAAAGAGAGTTAACATGAAAGAAATATTAAAAATAAAAATAACAAAAATCAATGATTTATGGTACTCTTGGTATATAGAACACATAAACAATAAAATATTTAAATTAAATCCATCAAAAGATTTTCAAATAGAAGATAAAAATTTTCGTTATTATGCAAAAGAATCTTACGATAACAATATTGCTGAATGGACAAGTGCATATGGTTATAAAAACTATATAATTTACTTAACTATTAATAATATTGATAAACAACCATGTCTTATAAAAAAAGAATTAGTAAAAGATTTTGAAAAAGCTATTGAATGGATAAATAACAATGTGAAATAATGGTGATAAAATGATTGAGCCTAATATACAAAATGTATTAACTAGAAACAGAGAAAACTTGTTAATTATGTTTATAATTAAAAACTCTGAAGGAAAATATCTAGTAACTAAAAATCCTTATTTTAACTGTTATAGTTTACCATGTAAACATTTTCCTCTAAGTGAAATAGATGATAATGCTAGAGGAGAAGAATTAACTAGTTTAATAATGGAGTTCTTAAAAAAAGAATTCGACTTTGCTGGAATTATAGAAAAATATATAGAAACAATTAGAGGTGTTGCTAATATAAATAACACATTACAAATGTGTAATATATTATGTTTTGAATTAAAATCAGATGATGATTATAAAGAGATATTAGATAAACAAATTACTCTTAATCCAACAGCACCTTATAATGAAAAAGATTTTGTTTCTTTAGAAAAAATAGGAACAAACTTTTGGAATCACATAATAGACCAAAATAGTTATTACTTTGCTTTAAGAGCTAAAGATAAAAATACTGTTCAAACAGTAAATGTTGAATTAAATATTGACTTGGAGATTTAAAATGAATGAAGAATATTTTAATAAACATGTAGGTGATTTAAAATCTTTTCATAATACTTCTTTTGATAATATAAAAGAAATATTAAAAAAAATAAAAGAAAAAGAAGTGTTCTATTTGATTGAAAAAATAGACACTTCAAAACCATATAAAATAAGTTTGTTTAAAGATAAATTAAATGAAGATAATACAATTGTTTATATAACAGAAAGTAGTTTTACTTTTGGAGGTTAATATGAAAGATTGGCAATTATTTGAAAGAATATTAAAAAAACCATTAGAACAAATAGTAGACCTAGTTACAGGAAATTGGAAATCAGGTTTATGTAAGGATAAAAAGAAATTCTTCGATAAAGATATACTTTTAAAAGCTTTAAAAGAAAAAACCGAAGAAAATTCTTGACAAAATAAAAATAATAATATATAATGAATTTACTTTGAGATAATGTTGAATAAACATTAATATAAACACTTAGGCTTTTTGGTTATTTTTATTCTGCTAAGTATAAAACCTAGAATAAAAACAACACATTTATGATAAAAAGACAATATGTGAACAATAATGGTTCTCAACTTCTAAAGAGAAGAAAGCATTTTGCCCATGCTAAATACATAATAGAAAAATACGGTATTTATCTATTATTTTTGTATTAAGATTGCAGAGTTTACTATTTAGCTTTTATTATTAAAAATGTAATATTAAAATTGTAATATAAAATATATAGTTAGTAATTTGTGTAAAAACCTAGAGTAAAAGTTTTTGCTTCGTTTAAGCTTATGTTTTGTATCTAGCTGACGTTATCTCAAATTAATAATATAAAATAATATACTAATTTTGTTAAAAAAATATATTCCAAAGGTAAAAAATGCGCCGGCGGAGAAAAGGAAGGTTTAAAAATGACAAAACAAGAATTTATAGGATTAGCTGCTTCAAAATTTAATTTAAAGAAGATTGAAGTAGAAGAAGTGTATAACTTATTAATGGAATCTATTAAAGATGAGCTAAAAACTGAAGGAGAATTTAGAATATCTGGAATAGGAACTTTAAAAAAAGTAACTAGAGCATCTAGAGAAGCTAGAAATCCTAAAACAGGAGAAAAAATAATAGTTCCAGAAAAGAAAACTATAACTTTTAAAGTTGCAAAAGAACTAAAAGAATTGGTTAATAAATAATTAAAATTAAATACGGTGTTTTACGAGCTTAAAGCACCGTATTTTTTTAACAAAAAGTGGTGGTTTAAATGATTAACTCAATACAAGAACTAATGGAGAATCTTCGTCCTTATATAAGTTTATATATGGATGAAATGAATATACAACTAGATAACAGGGGATTCATCAAGTGTCTTAATCCAGAACATGACGACCATAATCCTAGTATGCATTTTTGGGATGAAAATAATGTTTTACATTGCTTTAGTTGTAATACAACATACGATATATTCGGGCTTTGCAGCCTCTTAGAAGGAAAACCAGACTGTGGACCAGACTTCATAGAGGAAAATGTATTTTATCTTGCTAGAAAATATGGTTTGGATTATGAACACTTAAGAAAAGATATAACACAAGAAGAAATAAAAAGAAATAATATGTTTAAGATAATGAGAGTGTTCGGAGAATACTTACTTAAACATAAAAATCAAGATTACCTTGATAAAAGAAATATAAATGAAAAAACATCAAGAGAACTTATAATAGGTTCTGTTGATAATTATAAAAACGCTATTGATTTTATTAAACAAAAAGTACAAATAAATGATATAGATAGTTTACTTAAAGAAATAGGTTTTGATTCTTTTAAAGTAAACGAGAATAAATTAATCTTTATAATTAAAGATAGATTTGGTAGACCATGTAGTTTTGTTTCTAGAGAAATGATAGATACAGTTAATAATCCTAAATACATAAATGGTAAAGAATCAGAGATATATAATAAATCAAGTATCTTTTATGGATATAGTGATATTAAGAAAAAGTTTAATCATTTAGATGTATTTTTAATAGTTGAAGGATATATAGATTTTGTTTCTGCTTATCAAGCTGGTTTTAGAAACGTAGTGGCATTAGGTTCAGCTAGTTTTACAGATGAACATATAGAATTATTAGAACGTGATATTAATATAGATAAAATAGCAATAGCTTTAGATAACGATGCTACAGGTAAGAAAAGAACAGAAGATTTAATTAATAGATTTAAAATGCGTAAACTTAAAAAGACTTATGTAGTAGCTGTTAATAAATCAGATAAGTATAAAGACTTAGATGAGGCAATACAAGATAAAGAAAAAAATAATGAAAAATTAAATCTAAGAGAAATGTATGAAATCATAGACTTATTTGAATTTGAATTAAGAAAAATAAAAGAATCTGGAAATTTCGATGAATCTCTAGTATTTGAAAAATTCATTAATATTATTTCTCAAACTAAATCACCTAAAACAAGAGAAGAACAAGCTAAAACTCTTAGTAAATATATAAACTATTCTTCTAAAACTATATTAGATGAAATAGAATATAGATTAGAATCAGATAATGAATCTTATAAAAATGATATTAAAAAAGCTTTTCAATTTGGTTTAAAAGAAGTTGAAAAGAATTCTTCTCAAGCTCTTAGTATATTAAAAGCGATAGAAGAAGATATAGAAGATATAGATAAACAATATAACAAAGTAAAAGGAGATATCTTCCAAACAGGATTAGAAGACTTTGATTCTTACGAAGAAAAGAAAACTATTCAAGATTTATTTATGATAAATTTTCATATTCCTTGGCTAAATCATACAGCTTTAGTTCCTGGTAAAAATACCGTGATTAGTGGACCCGCTAATAGCGGTAAAACCACAGTTCTACAGCATTTAGGTATCCAAGTAGCTCTACGTGAACATAATGGTTTTGTATTATATATATCAACAGATGATTCTGCTGAAAAGATATATTCAAACTTTGTTGCTCAAATAACAGGATTGCCTAGAGAATATACTTCCAATCCTAACTTTCATAAAACGTTAGGTAGAAGTCTTAACACACAAGAATCAGCTAATTGTTATTATAAATATCTTAATGGTGTAGAAACACTTAAAAGACTAATAGAACATAAAAAGTTATTAGTGCTAGATGTTAAAAGAGGTATAGATAACTGGACTAAATTTACTAGTGTATTAAGAGATATAGGTTCAAAAGAAGAACTTGATGATAAATTTAAAATATTAATAGTGGATTCTGCTAATAAAATAGATGTTGGTCAAAACATACAAGACCAAATAGGTTTTATTTCAGGAAATATTAAAAAACTTTCTTCTAAATATAACTTCTGTACTTTTATAAACTATGAGCTGAATAAAGCTAAGAGTAATGCTAGATTAACTCAATTTAATTTATCTGGTTCAAGAAGAATGAACTATGATACTGATTTATTAGGATTTGTTTATAACCCATCAAGAAACCTAGGAGGAAATACTGATATGTGGTGGGATAAAAATGGTTATAAGAATCCTGTAATAGTTACAGTTCAAGAGAAAACCAAAGTAGGTAATAATGAAAGAACTTTTAGATTTTACTTCTATAAATTAGATAGTACTACAAGTGCTTTATATCCTATAGAATTTGGTTCACAAGAACATAATTATTATGAAAATATATTCAATAAAGAATGGGAAGAAAAATATGAGAATTACTAGTATTAAAATAATAGATAAAGAAACTAATGAAAAATTAGAAGATGGTTTTACTAATGAATATGTTGTTAATCTAAATGGAGAAGTAGTCAAACTAAGTCTTTGGTATGATGATGAAGAAGGACTTACTTGCACTCCAATTGTTTTAGGTAAAGATAAATATATCATTAAATTTGAAATGGAGGAATAATCATGGCTAAAAAGAAAACAACTGAAACTACGCCTGAAGTTGAACTTACTAAGAAACAAAGATTAGAATTGTTTGTTAAAGAGCAACAACTTCTTGCAGAGAAAGAAAAATCTGTTATTAAGATAGGTAAAATAAAAGACTTTAAAATAACAGGTAGAGAACATTATATGTTAACTGGTATATGTGGTATTGATTTTAATACTGGAGGTTTCAAAAAAGGAACATACAATGTAATATATGGTGCTGAATCTGGAGGAAAATCAACTATTGCTTTACAAGCATGTGAAGGTTTTCAATTAAGTAATCCAGATTTACAAATCTTATATGTTGACGCCGAACAAACCGTAGATGAAACTTTTATATCAAGATTTCCTAATTTAAACAAAGATAATATTACTTTCTTAAAAGAAGGAGTAACAGAAAAAATATTTGATATATTAGTAGAAATGTGTCAAAAGAATCTAGTAGATGTAATTATAGTAGATTCAATAGATTCTATGACTACTAATGCTGAATTAGGTAAAAGTCTTGAAGAAAATGTAATGATGGATAAAGCTAGAATACTTTCTAGAGGGTTAGCTAAAATGAATCAATATTTAAGTGATTATGGTATTACTGTAATCATGATTCAGCAAGAAAGAATTGAAATGAGTATGTTTCAAGCTAAAACTCATGGACGTTCAGGCGGAAAGGCAATGAGATATTATCCAGCTACAGTATATAGAATAGCTAAAGTAGGTTCACAAAATGAAACTACTAAAACAGAATTTCAAGATAGTAAAGTAGTAAGTCAATATGTAAAGATAATCAATGAAAAATCAAAGATATCTGAACCATATAAAGAAACATATACTTTTATTAATACTGATGTTAATAAAAAAGTAGCTGTTGAAAAAATGAAAGAGTTCATTAATTATGCTGTTCAATATGGTTTAATTATTAAAACTGGAGGTTGGTATCAAATAATAGGTAGTGATGGAGAACCTATTGAAAAGGTACAAGGAGAAGCTAAAGTACCTAGCGTATTTATTGAAAATTTAGATTTATATACTGAAACTAAACTAACTCTTTATTCTTTAGCATTACCTCCTGAATTATTCATAGCTCAGTTTGAAAATATTAAGACTATGTTAAAACAAGAAAATGCTAATATTAAAAAGAGCAAAATTCAACAACTTGAATTCATAGGACATCCAGAAAGAATCACTGAAAAAGATAGAAAAGAATTAGTCTTTGAAGATAGAAAAGTAGAAGATTTCTTCTCTGATGAAGATTATAAGAAAGCATTATTTAATCTTGAAGAGGAAAGAAGAAATGCTGAACAAATAATCAAAGAAAATGAAGAACTTGCTGATTCTGAAATAGAAGAAACTGACGGAGATATATTTAATTAGAGGTGATTAAAGATGCAATTATTAGAAAACAAAGAAATGATTACTAGCTTGGAGTTAGTAAAACAAATTAATATATTCAGAGAAGAAGAATATAATTATAAAATTCAAAATGGATTAGAATTAGGTAAAGTAGAAGAAAAAAATGGTTGTTATACAAAACTAGAACATAAAGACTTACTAAAAATAATTCGTGATGAATTTGAAGAAGAAATTAACGAGGGAAAAATTTCTCTCGTTAATTATAAAGATGAGAAAAACGAAGAAAGACCTATGTTTGAACTTACTCTAGAACAAGCTAAACAAGTTTTAATTCGTGAAAGTAAATATGTTCGTAAAGCTATTTTACAATACATTAATAAGCTAGAAAATAAAATAGTAGAATTACAAAATCAAATATCTAAAAAAGATTTGTTGTTGTTAAATATAATAAATTCTAAAGGTGACGAAGCTATGGCTATAGCTTTAAAAGAATATGAAGAATACATATCTAAACCTTTAATTGAAGAAAATAACAAGAAACAAAAAGAAATAGAATATAAACAAGAAGTAATAGAAGGGTTAACTCAAAACGTAACAATATATGAGAAAAGACAGCTGTTAAATAGAGTAGTTAGATATAAAGGTGCTGACTACAGACAAAGATGGACAGAACTTTATAAAGTTTTCAAAGAAACTCATCATATTGATTTAAAAACAAGAATGGAAAGCTATAACAAAATAAATAAGCCTAAAATGAAAAGCGTTTTAGATTATGCTGAAAATTTTGGACATATAGATAATTTATATAAAATTGCATGTAAGTTATATGAAAGTGATATGAATGAACTATTAGAAAATATAAAGGACGTGATTTCAAAATGAAAAAAATTAATTACTTAAAACATGACCCTACTATGCCAGATTTAGAATTTAAAAATGGTTATGGTAATTCAGTAGCTGTTGATTTATACACTAAAGATGACATAGTAATAGAAGCTGGAGAATTTGCTTTGATTGATTTAGGAGTATCTGTACAAGTTCCTAAAGGATATAAAATAGATATTAGAATGAGAAGTTCTACTTTTAAAAAGTGGGGACTAATCCAAGCAAATGCCGTAGGATTGGTCGATTCAACTTACTCAGGGCCAGAAGATGTGCTTAAATTGCCGGTTTGCAAGATTTTAACTAGAGAAGATATTAAAGCATATGTTGCTAATGGTAATTATAACTTAGATACTTTTTCTCCTAGTAGAATATGTATTCCTAAACATACAGCTTTATGCCAAATGGAAATAGTTCCTTGTATGGAAGAAGTAGAGTTTAGTGAATTAACATTAGAAGAATATAAAGAATATAATAAAGTATCTCGTGGTGGATTCGGTAGTACAGATAAAAAATAGGAGCACTGTTATGGAAAATATTGAAATAATAACAGTTAATGGAGAGCAGTATGTATATGCTGCTCCTCTATATAACTATATAAATAAAGAAGAGCTAGATAAGTTAAAAGAAGAAGAAGATGATGAAGAACTTCAATATCAAAGTTATTATTATAAAGATTTTAAATCTAAACTAAGATATTATGGTTTTAAAAAGCATAGAGATATCTTTAGCGGTAGAGAACTTGATATGATTGAAGAAAAAGAAAATGGTTATTTAATAACTTTATATTCTGCTATGATGTATTGTATGTTATGTAATAATACATATAGTATGGAATTAGCAAAATATTTTCTTTATAAGATAAAAACTAAAGATACTCCAAAAGATGTGTATGCTGATTTTAAAGAATTAGAAAAAACAAAACCAGAATTAAACTTAGTAACAAAAGTTCATAAATATGAAACAGATGAAGAAACAGAAGAATTTGAAAGATATAAAGAAAAGATGTTAAATGATAATTATGTTTTAACTAACTTTACTATATATAAATCAGAGTCTGATGATTTATATAAAGCAATTTCTGTTTTTAGAAAAAATGCGCCGGCGGAGGAAAATAAGTTAAAAAAAGCATTAAATGAACTAAAAAAACTTTCTAAAAAAGAAATAGAAGAACAATTTGAAAAGTCTTTTAAAAAATTTGAGAAAGTGAAATATAAAAAAATAGGTGAATAATAAAAATATGTATAAAGTAATATGTATATTAGGTAAAAGTGGAGTAGGTAAAGATACTCTAGCTAAAGAACTATGTAAAAATAAAAAATATCATTTTGTTAAATCTTATACTACAAGAGAAGTAAGAAAGAATGATGTAGAAGATATTAACCATCATACTTTTGTTAAAAAATCTTTTAGAGAAGAATTTAATGAAAGAGAAATACTTGTTGAATATAGAAATGAAAAGTTAGGTTATTGTAGTTGGACGTCTCGTGATTTATTTAATGAAGATAAAATAAATGTATATGTAATAGATATAGACGCTTATATTAAATTAAGCAAAAAATCTGATTTTAATTGCATAGGAATTTATCTTAAATTAAGTGAATTAGAAAGAGAAAAAAGATATAAAGAAAGAAATAAAGATAAAACTTGTCCTAAAGATTTACATCTTGGATTAGAGTATGCTTTAGTTAAGAGTGTAGAAGATAATAAATTATTTGTATGTGATATAAATAAAAAAACTCCCAAAGAAATATCTAAGGAAGTTAATAATTTAGTTAAGACTTATTTAAAATAGAATAAGTTCTACTAGTTAAATCATTGAGCATGAAAGATAATAATTCTTTTATGCTCTTTTTAGTATTCATTGATAATTCAGTATCATCATCTGTTTGAGAAACATCTTTCTTAGCAGCATACTCAGTAAATATTTCTTCTAATTTAAGTTGAGTTTCTACTTGTTCTTCTTTAAGCATTTCAACTATTGAATCCAATATAACTTTATCAAAGTTTAAAGATAGTACATCATAAACAGAAGTGCTAAAAATCTTATCATTAATATTTTTAATTTTTCGAATAGTTAATTCAAGACTATTTGTATTAATATGATTCTTATCTATTATATCTCCTATTTCAAACATCATTCTATAATACACCATTCTATTAAGTGTAGCAATATAAGTTTGAAAATCTCCAGTAGACATATTAGTAGTATTTAATATTAGTTTTTTAACATCTGTTAATTCTTTTTTGTAGTCTGTAGAATTTTCCATTAGTACTTGTAATTGAGCTGTAAATATATCATTAATTCTTTCATCTTTTTTATTTACGTTAATTAAAAGTTTTTTAATAAATTCTACAGCAGCATACATTACGGCAGCTCCTATAGAAACTGTTATCAACTTGTCTGCCCATTCAGGTAAGTTTTCTAACATAGTATCATTCCCCTAATCTTATAATATAAATTATAAACATAATATATAATAAAAATAAAAGAAGGTGAAATTTTGAACATTTTAAGTATAGACTTGGATTTCTTAACAGAGAATCTAAGAGAATTAAAATACGGTAAAGATAAATTTATTATAGAAAATCCTCTTAAGTTTAATATAATAGCAAGACTAATAGAGAAAAATAAAGATAAAATAATTTATCTTAAAGAACATGGTGAAATTATAGATTATATAGATAAACCTTGTATAATGTATAATTTCGACCATCATCATGATATTTATTATCAAGAAGAAAGTAAAGAAGAATGTCATAAAATGATAGAATTTGGAACAAAAGAATATAAACTTCTTGAAAGCTGTTGGGTTTATTATTTGTTTATTTCAGGATATATAACTAAATATAAATGTTTCGTTAATTATAATACTCATATAAGTACTGATGTATTACAATATGGTTTTGAATTTTATCTTAATTATTATGATGAATTTAATCCATACAAACAAGACTTATACAATACTAACTTTGATAAAGTATTTGTAATATTAAGTGTAGATTATATAATTAAACATTATGATAAATTATATGTAACATATCCAGCAAGAGATTTTAAAATGATTAGCTATTATATAAAAAATAACTGTAGGGAGGAATACGATGAACATATTAAAGATAAATTTATCGAATATTGATATAGATGATTTAGAAACAAAATTAATAAATAATTATACTTTAATACAAATTAAAAAAATAAATTATTATTTTCTTGAAAACTGGCAAGATTTAGATATGCAAACTTTAAGTATGTATATGAGTAGACTTAAATATATATTAGGTGGATATGATGAAAATGATTTAAAAAAGAAAAAGTATTTGGTAATCAAAGACACGAATAATCTAAAATACTTAGAAAGTTTATGTCAAAATTACAATTATGATTTATTATATGATGGAAGTTTTGAATTAACTACAGATGAAATAAAAGAATTATTTAAACATCATTGTACTTGTTTAATAGAAAATAGTTCTAAAAGCTCTAATATAAGACAAGTGTTAGCTAGTGAATTTTTTGTACATTCACCTTTTTGGGTAAAAACGATAAGTTATATTCCAGAAAATAATAACTATTATCAACAAGATAATTTTCTTAATAAATATGATTTTCAAGATAGTGAAATAGTTTATTATAATGAAGATGTACAAGAACTATCTAGAATAAAATGTAAAGACTTTAATAGCAAACTAAACAAAATAAACTATGCTAACGAAGATAAAACAACACAACTTTGGTTTTTATATAAATCAAAAAATTATATGTGTAAATTAGAAAACGAAAAATCAACAAAGCTAACTATAAAATTACAACCTACTGTTGATTATAGCTCTGATTTTAAAGAATTATATAACTTAGTTAAAGAACTTAAGAGAATTCAGGAGTTTACAGGAGAATTTGAAAAAAATAAAAATTATTAATTTCTATGTTATAATATTGATTATGAGAAAAACAATATTAAGAAAGGAATTGATATAGATGGGTTTTAGAATAGGAAGAGCGATAGGTAGAATATTTAGACCAATCACAAACCTTATTGGCGGAAGAAGACATGGTGGCGGTGGTGGAGAAGTAATTGAACAAACTCAAAAAGTTGAAATTCAATATAGAGACCCTCCTCCTGATAAAGATTATATCAAACTAAGTGAATTAGTAAGAATGACTGTTCCATTTACATTAAAACCAGATATAGCAAAAGTAGATTCTAGTTATTTAATGGAACATTTTGGATTAAACAGAGCGGTTAACTTAACAGATAATCCAAGATTAAAATGGACTTTATTTGGTTATAACTACTATGGTAGACATACGTATAATTTAAAAGATTTAATAGGTAAAAACTATGATGAATCATGGTTACCTGATAATGGTCCTTTTGGACAACTTGTATATAGTGGAGTAATGAATACTATCGGTAAAGTTAGTGATTTTAAAGAATTACATGAATTACCTATAAGTTATAGTTGGCAATCTGGAATATTTGAATGTAGAAGAGCGTTCTTTGTACAAACTATAGGAGCTACAGTAAATGTATATAATAGAGTATATAAAAGAGTAGGTTATACTCCTAATACATTACCTCCTCCACCTCCAGCACCTCCTAAACCACAAGAAGTAAATATTACTATTATTTGTAAGTTAAACGAATTTGAACCAAATAAAGATGGACATCATTTAGATTATAAAAGTCCAAGTGGACAAAAATTTCATACTTGGTATTATCCTAGTAATAATGTTACTATTAATATTAAAGTACCTTATGGAACAGTATTTAACGCAAATAAACTTTCTTATAATAATACGGTTTCTCCAGTTAATTGTCCTCAATTTACTTGTAATAGAGATGAAACAGTTACTTATGTATTTCATTATAATCCAAGAATGGATATAAATAAAAATATTGTTTCTGGATATGTAAATGTTACAGAATTAGCTAACTGGGTAAAATATGGAGGAGGACAAAGTCCTGAAGTTCCATTTTTATTTAATTATGATACAAGAAGCCATAATAGTAGAGATAAAGATGACTGGAGAGGTAGACATGATAGTCATAGTGGAAAATCTGGAGAAGGTAGAGGCAGAAGCTAATATATGTTTAAAAAAGTTTATAATATATTAATAATTATAGGTATAGTATATGTATTAGCAAATCTAAATATAACTTCTAGTAAATATGATATGAAAACTCTTAAATTAAACTTCTATAATAAAAATCAAGTAACTCATAAATCTAAACCAATAAATGGTGTAGTAGAAGAAGATTTATTATGTTCTATTTCAGATGAAACATATCATAGTAAAGCTTATTATAAAAATGGTTACTTAACTGGAAAAGTAAGTTTTGATACAAGAAGAACTGGAGATAATATAGTAATTAACAGAACTGCTGATTTAGATTTAGAAGAAGTTAAAAGTGGTAGAACTAGAGGAGATATTAAACTTAAAACAGTTACTACAACAGAAGTAGTAGAAGATTCTGAATATCTAATAACAGAAGAAATGTTAAATTTTCATGGTGTTTATACTATAAGTTTATTTCATTTAGCTCAATTCTTATTTAAAACTCCTAAAGAAAAATTAGAAATGGATTTAAAAGAAGAAATTTTAACAAGAATAACTAGTGCTAAAGTAAGAAGAACAGTTGTTATTAGAAACGAAATAGATGGTAAAGTAGGTAAGATAAACAAAGATAGAAGTTATATTGAAGAATATACCTTTGAAAATAATAATATGATAGGTAAATATTATAAAAAAGATTTAGATGAAAATTTGTTAGAAACTGCTAATTATAATGATAAAGGGCAACTTCAAGGTTGGAGAACTGTCTTCGAAGATGGAATAATATTAAATACTTTTTATTATACTTATGGTTATTTAGTAATAAAAGAAGATTACGATAATTTAGGTAATCTAACTACTAAAGAAGAATACATAAATGGTGAATCAAACAAAATAACTACTTATAAACCTAATGGTGAAGTTAGTAATATTATATTTAAAAAAGGAAATAGTTGGAGAATATATGAGGATTAAACGCTCCTACTCTCGCTTTTCTCCTTCCCCCTTTTGCTCGCACGCTTATTTGCGTGCTCACCTTTTCTGTATAAAAATAAAAAGCCATCATCTTTCGCACAGTTTAACCGTGGAAATGTATGGCTTTCAGGTTACACAAAGGCTAAGTTGAAACTTAGTCTTCTTTTTTTACTTCAATAGCAACTTTAACAGATTCTTCGTTTCCTACTAAATCAATTACTCTTCCAGAACCAAAAGCAACTGATAATCTGTTTAAACTAGTTTCTATTAAATCTATTAATCTTTTTTCATCTAAATAACTATTAGCTAATATTCTAATATACCAAGGTAATACAGTGAAATTATCTTTCATCCATTTCTTAGCGAATTCTAATTTCTTTTTACCTTCACCAGAATTAAAACTATATTCAGCAGCAACTACAGCTTGGTCTACAAGTTTAGTTAATTGAGCTGGTGCTGGAATTTTCTTAACAAAAATATTAAGAATAAATATAATAACTATAGCTAATACTACATAAGATACAGGCGAGTTAGTTTTCATAAAGTTTAATGCTAAATCTACATATTGTTGTAACATATTTTATTTACCTCTCTTTAAAAAATTACTTTACATTTATTAGTTGATACTGTATAGTATAACTTTTTTTAAATAAAATCAAATACACTAGGAGAAAAAATGAAATTTTTAATTTTTAAAGGAGAAACAAAACTTATAGTGCATCTATTTAAAGTAGAAGCAGTAAATAAAAAATATTCTTCTGGTTTTTCACGAGATACTAACTTTAGAGAAAAAGATAGTTTATATATAGAAAAATTAGAATATTTTACAGAAGATGGTTCAGAATCTATAAAAGTTTTTATAATAAAAAACTATAATATATATACAATAAGAAATATTCATAAAGAACATTTTTTAAAACAATAAAATAAAAATGCTTTACTTTTTATCATATATATTATATAATAACTTATAATAATTTTATAGGAGGTAAAAAGTTTGCTTAAGATTAAAGACCCAAATACAAATTCTGAATTAAATTTCAAAGATAATGGAAATGTAGAGATAACTAAAAACTTAGAAGTTTTAGGTACAATAACAAGTCCAAATATAGAAGAACTAGCAAATAAACTAAACAAACTAGTTGAAGATTTAGAAAAAATAAAAATTCAATTGAAAGGCGGTAACTAATGAAAGATGATTTTAATAAATTCATAGAAGATACTTTTGCAGAAGCGTGGGACAAAATAAAACAAACTTCAGAAACAGCAAAAGAATATGTAAGGCCAAAAACATTACGTGAAAGAATGGACCAAAACATAGATTTAAAATTAAAGAAATGTTCTGGAGATTATGATACTAAAGAAGAAATAATAGAAAAATTTAAACAATATTTCAAAGAAGTAGAAATAGAAAGTGGTAATGTTTATGTTTTAGCAGATAATAATATAGTATATAAATTTTCAATGTATAATAACGGAGTAAATAATAAACTAAGAGTGTTTAGCCCAGAAAAAACAGATATTTAAACAGAGATTAATTTCTCTGTTTTTTTGTTTTTTCTCCGCCGGCGCATTTTTTTAAAGGAGAAAAATATGTTTTTTATATTATCAGAAGGAAAACAAACTTTAATAAATAGACTTATAAAGAAAAGATATAACATAGCATATTTTATAAGTGAGCTTGAAAATTATAATGAAAAAGAAGATGTTTTTACAAAAATATTATGTGGAGCTTTTGATTATTTATTTTATAATGCTAAAAACAATGAAAAATACATAATTTTTAAATATAAAAAAACAACAAATAATATATTAGAAATAATATCAATTAAAGAAAAAAGAGATTTATGGAGTTGGTAATATGTTTTTTATATTTTTAAAAAATGATTTATATGGTATAAAAAAAACAATAGGACATAATTTGTTTACAAAAGGAGGAATTGATGGTATTTCATGGAGTGAATACAAAAACGTGGAAACAATTACATTTACATCAGGTTCAAGAAACATTTTAAGAACAGTTACTATTGAATTAACAAATAGAATGTATAAAATTACAAATTTAAAAGTATTAGAAATAAAAGAGGTGTATATATAATGAAATTAAGAATAATAGTAACAAAAAATCAAATAGGATTTTTAACAAGATTAGGTACTTTTTCTTCTTTTTCATTTATTAGAAATAATAAATTAAAAATATATGACTCTTCAGTTTTATCTACTAATTATAAAAATTATAAAAAAATAATATTTACAAAAGATGAAAATAAAAAAGTAAATGAATTTGATATACATATAAAAGAATTAAGAAACAAAAGTATAAATATAGTAGATTATAAATTTACAATAAAAAAAATATTGATAAATAAGGAGGATTAATTGAATATTTTAAAAACATATCCTAAAAAAACAAAACTACTTAGATTAATAGTTTTAAATAAAGGACTTAACTTTTTACCTTTGTTTCAAATTAGATTAAATGGAAACATTAGAAAAAACACAAAACTAATTTCAATAGGTTCTTCTGAAGTGTATTCAAAAAAATATAAAGTACAATATAAATTAGGATTCTTTGACGAAGATACAAATAAAAAAATACTTTTAAAAGTAAGACTTAGACAAATGAGTAAAGATTTTAATATATATAATTTAAAAATAGAAATAACTAAAAAAGAATACGAATAAAAATATATCGTATTCTTTTTTTATATTAAGTTACGTCATTTGGTATTCCAGCATTTTCATCTGAAATAGGATTTACTATGGAATTATTTGAATTTTTAACTAAATATTTTCTTATTTTATTAGCATATCTTGGACCAAAATTACTTATGTCTTTATCTATTAAATCTTCTTTGTTTAATAAAAAATAAGAATACATAGGATAAAAATTAAAACTTACATTTAAATATACTTCTTCGACACTTTTAGAAAAACTTAATGTGAAAACTTCATATAACGATTTATTATGTTGAGTTATATTAGAATTTTGTGAATATTCAGAAGTCAAAGTTTCATTTTTTGTTTTAAAGTTATTTAAATAAAAATCTTGTACTGAATCAATTTTTTCTGATTTATTATATGAATTAAAATTTATTTTTTTATTTATACTTGAAGTTAAAGCTGTTGGAAAATATAAAGTTTTACTTTGAATATCTTTGTTTAAAATAGGCATATTTAACGTATATTCACTTGAATTATTAATAGTTTTAAAATTTATTGTAAATATAATTTTTGTTAAAGTATCATAATTGAAACCATCATACTGACAATTAATATTTTTAACAAAAAAATCATAATTTCTATAAAATTTATTTTTTTTAAATAATTCATAATTTAATTTATTAAAATGATAAAGAAAAATTTTTTTCTTATTATTTTCTTTATTACTTAAAACTATTCTATTTGATTGATAATCTCTTTCTATTAAATAATCAAAAAAAGGTATTTTCAAACAAAAATATAAAATATCATTAAAAAATTGATATTTTATCAATTCCATTAACGTGTTTTGATTACCGCTTTCTATGTTTTTAAAACCATGAAAACCATTAACGAAATTAATTAATTTTGTTTCTCTTAGATATTTTATAAAAGGAGCATTATCGTTTCTGTTTTTATCAAATTCATTATAAACAAAAATAATAGCTTCAAAAACATTTATACCAAAAATTTTGTTATCTTTAAAAGCATAAAATATTTCATCTATTGTATAATAAGGAGTAACACTTAAATCTTTTTCTGGTAAAAATGGTAATGGAGGTAAACTAAATATAATATATAAACAATCTGTTAAATATTTAGCTTTATCTAAATCATTATCTAATTTAGCTAATTGTTTTTCTATATCAAAATTATCAAAATCTAATTTATCAGTTTCTTCTACACAAAAACCATTAAAAAATATATTATTAACATCTATTCCACCATTCTCTCTTACTTCTGCTTCTAATAGAGAAAAATCAAATCCTGGTTTTTTCATTTCTAGTCTATATCTACTAGGATAGAATATCTTACAAAAATCTAAAAAATTATCTACTCTAACGTCCATTTTTTAATTCCTTTATAGCTTCAATTAAAAGAGCTATTATTTTAGGATAATCCACGTTCAAATACATTTCACCATCTTTTTCAAACTCTCCAACAACTTCAGGCAAAACCTCTTTAATTTCCTGTGCAATTATCCCCGCTTCCCTTTTTCCGTCCATATCAAAAGTATATCCAGAAATTTTATCTATTTTATCTAACGCACCATCTATTTTTTTAATATTACTTTTTAATCTTATATCACTAGCATAGTATGCTTTTACGTTACCACGACATTCTATTTCTCTAGCTATTATTTTATTTGAAACAGTTTCGCCGCTTACAATTAAACCGTTAAAACCAACCGTTAATTTACCTATTATAGCGTTATTAGAAACTAAATCGGCATTTCTATCTCTTTCAGTTAATTCAGAACCTGGATTTCCAGAAAGTATTTTTTTAGCATAAAGTGGCTTGTTTGCAGTTATTTTTTCTTTTGTTACTCCGAAATCAAAATTATAGCTATCTGTTTTATTAACAAATAATTCTTTAAATTCAGGAGAAGTTTTTTCCATAGCTATTTTTGTCCATTTTGGTAAAATAGGAGAGCTTTTATAAAATATTTCTCCATTGTTAAAAAGTAATGAATTATCAACTTGAATACCATTTAAATTAAAACTATTTATTTTTAAACAAACTGAACTTATTTTATCAAAATCGTCTGAAAACAACATTCTTTCTCCGAAACTAAAATAATTAGCTGTGCTTCTAGAAAGTTCAGAATCTTTGTAAACTTCAATTAAATGTCCGTCATAAGGATGTGTATACAAATAATGAGCTTTAGAAAACTGTATTTTATTTTCTGAGGTAACACTAGTATCTGTTATTCTATTACTAATAAAATTACCAGCTACATGTTCTTTAATAGCATTGCTTGAATCAAGTACTGCTTTACTAGAAGCTATTTGAGTACTAAGATTAGAATTAATAGCATCACTAATTACTGGTTTATTTAATAATGCATCATAAGTAAAAGGTCTTCCTTCAAGAGCAGTTATTTTTGTATTTACTTCTCCTATTTTAGAATTAATAGTTGTATTTACACTATCTACTCTACCGTTTACATATCTTATAATAGCTCCTTCTGAAGGTATATTATTATTATTTTCAGAAGTAATACTTGTTACTAATGGTTTATTTTGTATTCTATCCCAAGTTAAATTAATACTACTAAGTCTATCATCTACATTATCTATTCTAGTTTTAAGAATTGAACCAGCTTTACTTGTTAAAACTTTATTTTCATCATTAAGAAAGTCATTTGTTTTTTCTAAGTTGAACCCACTTTTTTTATCAATGACGTTTTCTTTTCTAGATAACTTTGTTTCTATTTCAGAAGAAAGTGCATCTAATTTTGTTTTTAAATCACTACTATCTCCAACAGTAATTATTTTCTTTATTTTTAATTCACTATTTAAAGCTATTTCACCTTCACCTATAGGTTCTGTTCCGACAGCTTTTATTTTATAGAAAGTTAAATTTTCCATAACAAAGATATCGTTTCCTACTTCAAGGTTGAAGTTTTTATTAGTTAAATCAGAAAGTTTATCTATTCTAATAAAACTATTTAATTCTTGGACGTTTCTCTGAATCATACATTACACCATATCCTTTTTTCTTTTATTAACAAGATTTTGCATTTGTATGCTTTGTATTTGTCTAGTTGCACTTTCAATTAAACCTTGTTCATTTACTTTAGCCACGAAATCAGCTTTTGTTATTAAAAATGGTTCTGTTACTTTAAATATTTTTTCAGCCATGTATACTTTTTCAACAAATACTGTACCAGCTAAATGTAATTCTATTAAATCTCTTTCTGAAGCCTCTATTCCATCAACATCATCAAACATCCAAATAGTTTTTAAATCTTTCCCATATATTCTTTTATATCCTTGTAAACCAAGTATAGCGTTAGCCATGAATATTAAGTCTTTTTCACGGCATTTTTGTTTATGACCTTTATAATCAAAACCATCAGCTAAAACTTCTTCTTTTATTTTATTAATAATAGGAAAGTAATTTCTAATAGCTTCTTGTGTTTGAAGAGCTTTTCTTCTTTCCACTTCTTCTTCGTCAATGACCCACTGTTTTGTAGAGGCTATCCATTTATATGGTTTTATAAAATCTGGTTTAGGAACTACAGTAATTTCTTCTTGACCAGCTTCTATATATTCACCATCTTTTAATTGATATTCTCCTAATTTATATTTAATAAATTTAGTTTTTTCTACTATTATATTTCTACGTTCATCATAATACCATTCAAATATAATAGGCATATTACTAATATATACTACTCCATTAGGATAATCTGTTACAATATCTTCGTTAGTTAACTCAGTATTATATTTTACGTTTAAATAAAATATTTTATTTTCTTTGAGTTTATTTTTATCTAATATATAAGTATTCAAAATAATTTAACCCACCCATTTGTATGATATTTATTATTAAGTAATTTACCGTCTTTTCTTCTTATGAAGTATAAATCTTTAGAATAATTAGAGTAGATATTTATAACATAATCATTGGAATTTGCTGGTACAACAAACTCTTTTTTTTCTTCAATAAAATTTATTATATAACAAACTTCTAAAACGACTTCGTTGGAAGTTTTATTAGCTAAATGTATTTCTATATTATTATATGAAAAACGTTGATTTTGAATTTTTATAACAAAAACATCTTCGTCTATATTTCTATGATATATAGGATTAATAGTTTTATATTCTAATATATTAAAACTTAAATCTCCTAAATCATTTTTATTTTCAACTTCATATTTTTTTATATAAAAATCAGGATTTTTAAAAACATCATATACTAATTCTTTTATTTTGCTATTTTCTGCTATATTAATATGCACGCTTTTTAAAAAAATCATTGATGTTGCTTTATAAAGATAATAAGATTCGCTAAAGAATTTTTCTATTATTGTTTTAGCTTTTTCAAAATCAAAGTCAAAATTTATTTTAAATAAATTTTTAATTGCTTCTTTAGTGAATTCTTTTTTACTGCTATTTCCTGTTTCTTCATCAATGTATTTTTTTAAATATTCATTTAAGGACATATTACCAAAATATCTTTGAAATAAAAGCAAATATAATCTAAAATTAAATTTAGACGACGTTTTTTCAAACACTTCAAGATTGTCTTGTTCAACCATATATTCCAAATCAATAGGATATTTAGATTTTAAATCAAATTCTTTAGCATATTGGTATTTATAAGCGTCAATACCTGTTTTTTCATATTCTCCATAAAGAGCACTTTTTTCTTCTCCATAACTTAAATTTTTAAAATAATTTAAAGTTCCGGAAAAATCTAACATACTTTCGCCTTTATGATTAAGAATATCAACAATTCTTTCTCCATTGAAAAAACATCCTAATATTTTTTTATCTTTTTTTAAATTAATCATATACTACCTACTTACTATGCAATAAAATTTACTTGGGTCTTTAGTAGTTAATCTATTGTATTCATCTATAGTTAAATAAACTAAATGTTCATCCCAATATTGTTGCATTAATTGTTTTAATTTTTCATTACTAGGAGTTTCTCCTTTGGGTCCAACTAAAGTTTGTAGTGGAACCCAATTTCCGTTAGTGTCTTTTACATTTAATATATAATTCTTAGCCATTATTGAGTTAACCTCCTAATTAAATCTGGTAAATTATCTGGATACTCATCTTCTGTATAATAAATAATATTTGAACATCTTAAATCTACATATCCATTGTCTGGATACTCTGTACCTACTATATTAAATCTTATTTGGTTACTATCTGAATTAGGTGCAATAAGTATACTACCTAATAATACACCCGAATCATGAAAGAAAGGAGAATATATAGGGTATGTACTTCTAAGTCCATAAGGAATAACAAAAACACCATGATTAGTAACATTTGTTAGTTTTAATTGTAAAGCAGTAGTAGTAAGATAAGTGCTTTTTCTAACATTACCAACATTAATATCTGCTTTTGGTTTTAAACCAAATAAATCCCATTGAAGTCCACCAAAGTTTACAATAACCCAATTATCAACTCTTCTAAGTCTTACTTTACCATTTAATATCTTTGAGTTAAATTCTATTGTACCAGTATCACCTTTTAGAACTTTCCAATCATTATTTGTACTTCCTGTTTTTAACCACATGAAAGCTCCATTAGCTTTTGTTCTGTCTATATAAATAGTATTAATATCAGCTTGAACTACACCTTTTGGTTTACCAGAACCGTATAATATTTTATTATTTTCTCTAATTACATCAGTTATTTTATTTTGTATATAAGCTTCTATTCCTATATCTGTTTCATCTGGTTTAATCCAAACATCATAATTTGTTTTATCAGGTTCTGATTCTGATACTATTATTCCATTATGCCCTTTTTCACCTCTAGGTCCAGGAAGTCCGTTTAGTCCAGGAGCTCCGTCCAATCCTTTAGGTCCAGGAGGTCCTTGCAATCCAGGAACTCCATCTATTCCTTTAGGTCCAGGAGGTCCTTGTGGGCCTTGTGGTCCTGGAGCTCCATCTAATCCTTTAGGTCCTTGTGGTCCAGGAGGTCCATCATGAATAACTTGTAACTTTTCAGACTCTAAAACAGGTAATTGTTCTATTACATATACTTCCATTTTATAATCTATATTTATTATAAAATTAATTTCTTTAGTATCGAAGTTATAAGAATAATGTACGTTTTTAGCTAAAGCTCTACCATCAAGATAAACAGTCATTTCACCTCTAGACATCCAAGTATCTGGAAGTTTAACTTTAGTAGTACCAGCTTGAACTACTGCATAATGTGTTTGAGGAGCTATTGTTCTAATATAATTATTTACTTCTGTACTAGCTTGTGTAAGTATTCCAGCAACTATTTCATTTTTCTTATTTTCTACACTTTGTACAGAATCATTTCTTTTAGCTTCTATAGTATTAAGAACACTATTTTTTGTATTATTAATACTATCAATAGCATCTTTTCTAACACTATTATTTCCTTTATATAAAGCTTCATCTGTTAAACCTATATTAGCTTTAACATCTTCTCTTAATGCTTCTATTTCACCTTTTTTAACAACAGTTAAAGCTTCTATTTCATTCTTTTTATCTTGAGTAAGATTAGTTATTTCACCTAACTTAGAAGTATTATGAGCATTGATATCGTCTTTTATTTGTTTCCATAAACCATCATTTTCTGTATTACCTATATATGTTAATATAGCTTGTTTCTTTTGTTCTAATCCATCTATATGATTAGTAAAACTATTTAACATATCTGTTATATGACTAGAAAATTGATTTTGTAAATTAGCTTTTTTATCAGAAAAATCAGCATTAAATTCAGCATAGATTTTATCTTTGATTTTTCTCATAGCTTTTTTATATTCTGTAAATACTATTTCACAATATTGTTTATATTCATTTATTTTATTTGCTTTAAAAGTTTCAAATTCTATTTCATATCCAGTAATTAAGTTTGTTATTTCTGTAAAAACATGACTTATTTTATTATTAAGTTTAACAACTTCATCTTCTCTTTTTTGTTGAATTTCAGCAACTATGTTATCTTTTCTCTTTTTGATTTCATCGAATAATGCTTTTTTATCAAATTCTAGAGAGCTAAGTAATAGATTTTTCTTTTCTTCTAGTTTAGTTTCCATTGTTTTTTCATATTCACTGATACCAACTTTTGTTCTTTCTATAAAACCTTTAAATTCGTTTATTATTTCATTACTTGTATCAGTTAATTGTTCTTTACTAGTTTCTAAGAAAAGTCTAAAATCTTTAATAGCATTACCTTTTTCTTCATTGATTTGGTTAACTACTTTTTCAGATTCTTTTCTTAAATCAAGAAGAGTTTTATTCTTAGTTTCTATAAATTCATTTTCAAGATTTTGTTTAAACTTATTTAAATTATATAAACTAGTTTTTTCAGCACTATTAATGCTATTAATAGCAAATTCTAACAAATTATTTAACTCATCAGTAATAGAAGATTCTATTTTATTTATTTGGTCTAAACTAGCTTGTAATTTTAATTCTAAAGAACCTTTATTATCATCTAAATAATTTTGTAAACCATCTTTGATAGTAGTTACTTTTTCAGTTAAAGAATCTAAAGTTTCTTGTTTATATGTATTTACATTACCTATATATTCTTGTAACTTTTCATCAAGAATTTCTTTAATTAGCTTAGATGATTTTTCTTTAGTTTCACTTTTTAGTTTAGATTGGATTACTGTTTCTAAACTATTTATTTTATTATTAGTTTCAGATATACATTTCTCTGAAAATATTTCATATTGAGATACAAAGAAATTTTTTATATCTTCTATTATTTGTTTTTTAATTTCTTCCATTATATATCCTTTCTAATATTTATAAGTTACAAATACTTCATCTTTATTTTTTAATCTATTATCTTTAATAAATAATTGCTTGTTTTTCAATTCATAAATGCTATCAGGAGTAATTACAAATTGTTCTTTTCTACTTATTATAAGAATGTCATTTATACTAACAGGATTACTAGTTAATTCTAAAGTAAATTCATCTACACTAATAGCTTCTACAGTACCTAGTTCATTAAGTTTTACTTTAGTTAAGTTATTATTAATTATCTCATAGTAAATAGCTTCAAGAATATTTATTAAAGTTTCATTATCTAAATTTTGTTTTTTTAATTCATCAAAATTTATTTTCATTATTTATCACTTCCAAATATATTAATCTTGTCAGAATAATTAACATCTTTTCCAAAAACTTCAACTAAGAAATATTCTCCTTGTTTGTTATCATATTCTTTGTTTTTATTTATTTTGTTTTTTATATTTAATATTTTATTCCATTGTAATATATCTTTATTTACTATTTTTAAGAATTCTTGATATTCTTCTTTGTTTAATAAATATAACTCAGTAGAACTATTACTAAAATAAAATATTTTTTTAATTTTTTCTTTTGTAGAAAATCTATATATTAAAACACCAGTTTTTCTAATTTGATTTTTTTTATAATCATATACTTTGCAATCCTTTAAAAAACCACTTATTTTATTAAAACCAGTTATGAAAATTCCTTTAAAAGATTCTTTTAAAGTATTTATATATAACTTTTGTTTATTATCAACATTAGAAACTATATTTACTAAAGTATCATTTTCTCTTATACCAAATATGCTTATAGGAAAATTATTAAAAAATTCTAGAAATATATTTTGTATATTATGAGAGCCATCGTTGAAATAAATAAACAAACTTCCGTTTTCTTCTCTCATATTAAAAGGTATTTCAGTTAAAGAATTTTCATTTTTAATTACACTATTATCTAAAATAGTTAAATTTTGATTATATACTATTTGATAAGTAATTATATTATTATAAAACTCTTTTAGGCTATTCATTAAAAAGAATTGATTTCCAAGTGAACTTATTTTATTTAACTCTAGATATTCTTTTTCAAGCATGTCTATTTCTTCTTCTAGGTTGTCATTATATCTATTGTAACTATCTAAAATATAATTATATTTAAATAAAGTTTTTTTAAGTTCTTCTCTTATTTCTTCAAAGATTTGTTTATCTATCTTAAGAGAGTTTTTAAAATAATCTTCTTTTAAATAGTCTTTTAAACCAAACAATTCTTCATTCTTAATACCTTCATTTTCATAAAGTTTTAATCCATCGAATTGCTTTATAAAATCTTCATATGTACTTATTTAAATCACCCCTTTATAGAAAAATCAAATAACATAGGAGTATAATAATCTTCGCTTATACTTTCTTGTTTTTCGTTATATTGATAAGTTAAATAAAAATTATATTTATTTAAAAAACTACTAGTGTGTATTGTTTTATTTTCTTTATCAAAGTAAAAATCAAAAGCTTTAGAATTTGTTTTTAATATACTTTCATCATCATAAAGCTTTAAACTTTCTAATTCGTCTTTTGATATTTCAGTAATAGTTTTTATATAATTTTTATTCAGTGTTAAAAATGCGCCGGCGGAGAAAAAATCATTTTCACTCAAACTAAGCTCTGTAAATTTTTCTTTTAATTTTGCAGAAGAGCTTATTGGAAATGTTATTTTAATAGATTCTATTGAAATATCATCTGTAGGAATATTATAAACTCCAGGACTTATTTCTAATGATTTAAAATCTATAGTAGCAGTTTTAATTTCTATCTTATCTTGTTGCTTTATTTTTTCTTCAGGCACAGTTATTTTTAAAACGAAATTATCTTTGTTTTCAAGACTTATTATACCTTCGTTATTATTAAAACTTATATCTTTGAATTTTTCATTATCTTCACTAAAACTAAAATTAAATTTTCTAAATAACTCATTTGATTTCTTATATATATTAAATGAAGATAAATTATGAGTATTTTCTACAAATAATTTTAATTCATTATCGTTCTTATATTGTATTGATTTAAACTTAGCATAAGAATTATTAAAATTAACGTTTTCATCAAAATAAAATATAACTTCTTTAATTATTTTAGGCTCAAATATAAAACTAGAAATAAAGTTATTTGTATTGTTATGATTAAAATATCTAAAATAACTTTCACTAAAATTATCTATATGATTATCATATTTTAATATTATTCTAGATGGAATTAAAGGTAAATTTGTTTCAAGAGAATAGAATGAATATTCCATAGCATTAATTATTTGTTTATTATTAAATTTATAGCTAATGTTTCTTTTATCTACAGAATAAACTTTATCAGAATAATTAACAGTAATTATTGTTTTAGGATTCATATTTAAACAACCTATTTCTGTATTAACTTCAAAGTTTTTGCTTTCATATATTTCTTGTTCATCTAAGAAATCATATAATTTTATAAATTTAAAGAATTTATTATCAAAAAGCTTTTTTAATCTTTTTTCTTCATTATCTATTGTTTCAAACCTTTCTTTAAATCTATTATAGTTTCTAGTTTTTTTATTTTCTTTCTCTAATAATAAATTATTAAATTTTGTTTTAGCTAAAGTAATTTCTTCTTGTTTAGAATTTATTGATTTTATTAAATTTAAAATATCATTCTTATACATTAAGAAATCACCAGCCTTTTATTAAAGTTTACATTTATATTTTTTTTATCGTTTAATGGAATCAACTCTATTGATTTTACTTTTTTGTTTATATTAAACTCATAGTTTTTATAAGATGGTATATATTTTACTAATAGTTCTTTATAAATAATATCATTATTAAAATAAAGTTTATTATTTTCAAAACTATAATCAATTTCTTCTTTAAGATAAACTTCATTACCTAGTTTAAATAACTGGTTATTATAGTTGCACGTATAGAAATATATATTATTTTTATTATTTATTTCATAACTGGAACTATTATTTTTAGATATATCAAAATATTCACTAAATAATCCATCGTAATTAAAAGGAATGATATTAAGTTTTAAACTTTCTCCATCATAACAGTTTATTTTAATAACAAAATCAATAGGTATATCATAATTAAAATTATCTATTTCTAATTTTATATTATTTATTTGTTTTATGCTATCAAAGATTATTTTATTATCTTTAAATTCTATTTTATTGTTAAATAAACCTTCGTTATAGTCTAAAATTAATTTATCTATTTTTTGATTTTTAGCTTTTATAACATTAACATATAAGTTATTATTATAATCTTCATTTTTTAAATTAACAAAATCTTTAATTTCGTTATTTAAATTTGTTTTAGTTACACCTATTAAATCTATTAAATTTTCAAGAGTGAAGTTTTCTATAGAAAGAGTTTTGCCAAGTAATTGTCTTTCTATATTATTCTTTTCTTCTTGAGTTTTTAGTTGCATATATTTTTTAATATTACTCATTAAAACACCTTTCAAAAAAAGGCGTTGTATTTCAAACGCCTTAATAAATATTATCAACTTTGAAATTTATTATTTTAAATTTATATTCATCATCAAGATTAAGTTTAGTAGAAACTGTTAAAATCTTCCAGTTTTCTTCGTTTTTATACTTATACATTACAACTTGATTATTAGATAAATTATTTAAATCTATAACTTCTAAAGTATTATCTGTACTATTTATATTACAAATTATCTTTTCATTAGCTATATTTATAATATAATTTTCTCCAGTAGAAACATTAACTTTATAATCTCCTATTTTAATTAATTCTATAAGTTCTTCTCTACCTATTTTTTTAGCTTTTACTTCTATATTAAATTCTCTAGTGTTTTGAGAAATTAATTCATAACCTTCATTTACTTTATATCCATTTACATATATATAATAATCAACATCTTTATGTTTGTTTTCTATATATAAGTTTTTAGGGTAAGAAACTAAACTTCCATTTTGTAAATTTCTAAAAACAGGTTTTTCTATTTCAGAAGCAAATAATTTAACACTTTTATGAACCATTTCACTTTTTATATAATCACTATTATTAATAGGATTAGAATCTGTTAACATAACAAATATATCATAAGTGTCATCTTGTATAGGAGCTGTTTTATCTAAATCTATATATTCTACAGTACCAGTTACAGGTTTTACATTCCAATTTGTTTTATCAAAACTATAATAAATAAAATTACTGTTTATAGCATCCGGTATAGTTATTTTAAAAGTTACTTTATTATTATTTATAAGAACATCATTATCTGTAGTAACAATAGGAGCTTTTATTTTCTTAATGTTATTGAAAACTTCTATTTTATAAGAATCTTGTGTTATTCCTAAATTATTAATATATCTTAGATAAATAAAGGTTCTTCCGTTTTCATCTTTGATTAGCTTATCTTCATCTGCTATAAAATAATTAAAAATAGTATCAATCCAATTTTTATTATCATAACTTACTTGATAAGATTTAGCATCAGATAAATAATTCCAAGAAATTTTATTACTTTGAAGAGTTAATTTATTGTTAGCTATTTCATTAGATAAATCTATAGTTTTATTAGAATCAATTTGGAAAATAAAATAATTTTCTTCTATAGTATTATAAATAGTATGTCCTTTAACTGTTAATCTAAATACTCCGCTTCTAATAACAGAAGTATCACTGAACTCTATATTAATATATTTCTTTTTATCATTATTAACAAAAGTATTATTTCCTGGACCAACACCAGTAAAATTATTAGTATTAGCTATAGGCATATAACTTTCTATTACTTCATATTCTCCAAGATTATTTTTTTGAACTTTATCTAACTTAACTTCAAAAGTTTCAACTTCATTGCTTGTACTATTCCAAGTAATGGTAGCTAATCCTTCTTCTAACTTATAATAAACTTTATTATTATAATCAAATATAGGAATAAGTTTACTACTATTATCTACTAAGAATTTATAAAATTGAACTTCACTTATATTAGAACTTTCTTCTTCTATCCAATAAGCTAAATATTTATATCCATTAGTTTCATATGTATGAACGTCTGTTTTGAAACCATATAATACTTGAGAGTTATAAGTTATAGAATTTGTTACATAAGTTTTATAATCTGTATTATCAGATAATCTATTTTTAACTTCAGATGGTTCATCTATAAATTTATAATATACTTTCTTAATATTATTACTACAAGAAGCATATAGTTCTATATTATTTTTAAAAAACTTATTATTATTTAAGAAAATAATTTCATAATCTAATTTTGTATCTACATAAAATGTTTTTTCTACTGGATAGCTTTCTCTTCCAAGAACATCTATTGCAACAAAGCTAACTAAATATCTTCCATCTATATCATGTTTTGTTTTGTTATCATTAGTAATATTATCTATTACTTTTAAGTTCCCTCTGTTATCTAATACTTTATTAATTTTAGTTTGTAAGTTAGTAGGAGTACTTAAGAAACTTATTCTAAAATCATTTATTTTAAAATAATCTATGTTTTTATTTATATCTACTATATCACTATAATTAAATGTATCTATATTAAAACTAACATCGTTTGAGTTTATAGAGAAATATTCAGAAGCATTATTAGTTACTGGAGTAACACTAACTATTTTAGGTTCTCTTTTAACTAATATTATTTTATAAGTATAATATCCACCAGACTCATTTATATTACCAAAAGCATCTCTTGTTATAAATCTTAATTCCCATACTCCTTCTTCTTGGTCTGTTATGTTACATTTAGTAGCTATCTTATCAAAAGTATAAGTACCAACTTGTGTAGGTATAGGTAATAAACATTTATAAGTTTTATTTTTACTAGGAGGTATTAACTCTAATTTATATAATTTACCTTTAATATCAGCTTCCATTTTACCAGTAGGATTTTCATCTATTATAGCTTCATCATGAACTGTATTAAATATTAAATTATTTAAATCATTAGTAAAAGAATATTCATTTGATTTTCTATTATTAAAAACAGCTACTTTTTTATCTATAGGTTTACTATAAATAGCATTTGAAATATTTCCTATTTTATTAACTATTACAGGAGTGCTTTCAAATAATAATCTAGAACCATCTTCTTTAAGCACACCGTTTTCATTTCTATAATTCCATTCGTTTACAAATAATTTATAATATCCTAATTTTACTTTATTTCCTTCTTTTAACCATTCTAATTTTATGCTAGTCCATTCTTGGTCATTAGCATTGTTAAGATAATAACTATCATTTACCTTTGCAAAAGATTGTAATTGATATTCTTGTATTCCATCAGGACTGTATCCTAAAGCATAAAAATATCCATCACTATCTTCACTTTTTCTAATATCCCATCTAAATGTTTCATATATATTATTAGTAAGGTCTTTTTCGGGTCTAATTACCATTTCTGGTATTAAACTAAATTCAAATTCTGTACTATCAGAAGCATTACCTGAATAATCATAAGCAATCATCTTACATTTATAATCTCCAACATCAAAAGGAGTTATATTTTTCATTCTAATAGTTCCATACTCTTTAGAAGCTTGTATTACATAATCTGGATATGTATTATAATTAGATTCGGCTGTATTTGTCTTAAAGAAGAAATGTACTTCTCTAAAATTCCATCCAGCATATTTTTCACTTCTAGCATTATTAATAATATCTATACTAAAATGTTTTTTATTTATTATTAATTTAGACCCATCTAGCCTATGTTGTTCATTAGGAATTTTATAAATTGGTTTTATAGGTTTTTCATTATAAACGAAGAAGTTAACTATTTTTTCTTCGCTATCTAAGTTATAAGGATTAACTGAAGTTAAACTCATAATGTATTCTCCTTCTTCGTTAAATTTATTTCTATTAATTCTATATATGTTATCTGAAAATTCATTACCTTGAAGTTCTATTCTATCTTCAAGAATTAAATTATTATTTTTTGTAATTCTTATTTTTATAGCTTTATGATTTGAACTTCTTCTTATTTTTAAGTTTACAGTTTTAGTACCTTTGTTGCTTAAATAAAAATATAAAGATTTATTATTAAAATCTGTATTTAAATAATCAAACAATGGTTCTTCTAAGAAAGTTTTATTTGTTTCTGAATAAAATCTTTCACATTCTAAAGGACCTATATTATTTAAACTATTAAAATAACCTATAGTACCTTTTTCTCCGAATTGTAAATATTGATTTCTTATTATTCTAAAATCTTCATCTAATAATTTATTAGAAACAGTAGGAACTTTAAAACTTACTTTTTTATATCCACATTCTTTTTTCCAATAATCTATTATTTTTAATTCTACAGTAATTTCAGCTTCATTGTCTATAAACCATTTTGGTATTTTAATATTATTTGTTTGTCCTATAAAAACAAAACCAGCACTACTATCGTATGTAGTTAATCCATTATTTGGAGTTCCTACTAAAGTAACTATATTGTTTTCAAAATCATAATCATAGTTTCTATCTAAATCAGGATATTGTTTTTGAAACTCATTACAATTTTTTTCTAATATTAATTGTTGTTTGCTTAACCAAGGTTTTATATTTTCATCAAGAAAATTATTATAAAACTTAGCTTTTATTTTTATTAAACTATAATAAGAGAAATTAGGAATTGTCCAACTTAAAATACCATATTGTTTCTTTGTATTAATATAATCACTATAATCTATTTCTGGAGTAAATTTATTGCTTTTATATAAACTATGAGGATTATCTATATACTCTTCTTTTATTAAATGAAAGTTATTATTGAATCCTACATAAATACTTACTTTTATTTTACTTAAATTATTATTATATTGTTTAAAATCATTTAATATTAAACTAGAACCTGTTAAATAAATATCTTTATTGTTATTAATAACAACTTTAGTTTGTAAATTTTCTAAAGTATTTATTTTCCAATTTAAATTATAAGAATCAGTATCAAATATATATTCGCTAGTAAAATCACTTAGTTCTATTTGTTTATTTGTTTTAAGGTTTTTAATTATTAAAAACTCTTTAACAAAATCTTCAGCTCCAATATAATTTTCTGAAATAGTTGCCTTTATTTTTAGCTCTATAGGTTTAGAAAAATCAATCTTTGGTATAAATAAATAAGTCCCATAATTATTTTGTATAGTTATAGTTTTATCTTCATATTTTAAATCTATTTTTTTAATAACTCCATATTTATGTTTAGTATTAACTGAACATTTATAATATGTTCCAAAATCTTCTAAATCAACTATAAATTTAATTGGATTATTACTTAAATACAATCCAAAAGTATCTTTAACAATTTTTTCTCCATTATTTTCTATAATTATATAATATAATTCACTAGTTAAATTAGATTTATTTGGTATTCTAAATAATAGTCTTTTGTCTACTTTTTGAACTATATTAACTAAGTGTTTATCTCCATAGTTACCTAAAATATAAAACTTATAATTGTTTGTATTATTTATCTCTATATTTTGTTCACAATCATAATAATATAATTGTTCTTCTTGTTTTATATTATAGAAAGTATTATAGTCAATATAAAGAGGAAATACTTTATCTTGATACATTAATTCTAACTTATAATAGTCATAATAATTAACTAATTTATCTAGTTCAAATTCAAAATTCAATAAATCTAATTTTTTTTCTAATATATCGTATTCTTCGTTGAATATATCATAATTTAAAATTATCTCTTTAGAAAAAGAAGTGTCCCAAGACTTCTTTATTACTAGTTTGTCTGGAACACTAGAACTTGAACAAGAAATAATAGCAAAATATTTATTAGATTTTTCTACTACTTTTACTTGCATATATTATCCTCTCTTTAATTCAATAATTTCATTTTCCAATCTCTCTATTTTAGCATTTAATTCTTTAATCGCTTCTATTTCTATAGCATGTAAACCATTATAGTTTACTTTAAGTCTATTATCTTCTTCTATTATTAATTCAGGCATTACTCTTTGAACTTCTTGTGCGATTACTCCAGCACTATACATTCCAGTATCTATTTTCTTAAAAGTATATCCATTTAAGTTAGTTATTAACAATAACCCATCATGAACTTTTTTAATATCACTTTTAAGTCTTTTATCTGATGTAACAACTAAGTCTCCATATAAAGTAATGTTTCTTCCTATAACTACATCTCCAGTAATGTTTGAACCAGTAAATACAGCATATCCAGAAGAACTAATATAACTAGTTCTAGTAAAAGCAGTACCATTTGCATATCCTATTTCTATTCCACCAGATGTTGGATTTGAATAACTAGTAGGAGCAAATTTAAATACTTCTATTCCTTGCCCACTAGGTCCATGATTTAAAAATCCTCTATTAAAGAATAAGAATGTTTGGTCGTTACTATCTTTTTTAATTCTTATTGTATTTTCACCAAAATCTATATTTCTTATAGTAACATCACCTTTAACTATACCACCAACATTTTTATCAAGATAACTAGTTGGTGCAGATATAGTATCATTTAAATCTTTAATTCCTTTTATTAAGTTTTGATTTACTTCACCTATATTTTCATTTATTTTAGGTATTACTATGTTATTTATATTATCAATATTTTTTAAAGCTCCATTAATAGTTGTATTTATTAAATCTGTAATTCTAGTGTTTGTATTTTTATTAACTAGGTTTACAAAATAAGGAGTTGCAGCTTTAGTTGGAGTAGAATCAGTTATATCATTTGATAAGAAAACAACTCCTTGCGATTCAGAAGTAGCATAAGGTACATTATCTAAATCAGTAAAAGGATGTCTATGTATTTTATTAGCTTTATCGTTGTTAAAACTATTTAATAAATTATTAAAGTTATTAGATAAATTTTTTGCACCTTTAATTGATAAAACTTTTTCAGAATCTTCAATATTTGCATTTGTTATAAAGTCTTCACTAGAGTTTACTTTAACTCCTTCGTTTGTCATAACTAAAGATTTATTAGCTGTTTTAAGAATTGGAGTTCCATTTAAATCATTAACTACATTTGAATATGGTAAATTATTAGTATAATTATCAACTTTAGGTAAATATAAAATATTATCTTTTATTCTATCTTTTTTAGAGTTATCTATAAGATTATTAAAAATAACTACAGTTTTTATAATAAAAGAATCAGTTCCTTTAGAATTAAACTCAATACTTGGATTTCCAACACTTGGTAGTAAATAAACTATTTTTCTATAACTAGTTGTTTTTGCATTAACATATACAATAGCTAAATCATTTTTAATATCTACAAATATATCTTTAGGTCCAGATTCTGTAACTTCAAAATTAAATGTTTTTCTATCTGTTGTAAAAGTATATGTTTCATTAACTCCTTCTGATTTTATATAAACAGTTTGATTAATAAAATTATTTTTAATTTTGTAAATTAATTTATTTCTATTTACTTCTATACCTTTGTTTTTTTGAACAGTTAATATTTCTTTATTAACTAAAGTAAATAAATCAGTATCTAAAACATTATCTTGTGGATTAATATAAGCATCTACATCTTCTACTATTAATTTATTATTATCTAATATATTTCTTAAGTCACATTTAACAACAGGATATAAAGTATTTTTACATACATAAGTTTTTCCATTTTCATCTGTTATAAAAAGTTCATAGTTAAACTTTTCTATTTGAGTTATTCTATCTGTTATTCCATGTTCTATTTCACTTTTTAAAGTTAAACTTGAATCTATTTGGAAGCAATACAATAAACTATTATCTATAACAAATAAATTATTTTTACCAACTATGGATATTTTAGCTTTTTCTGAGAAAAACTTATTAGTTTCTAAATATTCAACAGTTTTATCTTTTCTATTTATTTTAGCTATTCTACCATCAGATAATAATCCAAATACATAATCATCATTACAACAAATATCTTTTATTAAAAGAGTTGTATTGAATATTTCTTCATGAGTTATATTATCAAGAGTTTTAGATTTTTCTATTATACTTCTTTCTAGAGATAAATAAATAGAAACTTCGTCTAAACAAGTACCTTTTATATTAGAAGAAACAGAAACGTTAAGAGGGATTAATAAATCTTTATAAGAATTATAAACATAAGCTGTAGTTCCTTTAATACATACAGTTTCATTTATAAAATAATTAGTTTTACAGAAATCAAAATCATAAGTTTGTTTTAACTTAGTTCCATCTAAAGTAGTAAGTTTATTATTAACAATTCTTAAAGTTTTAATATCTTTCTTTTTTTCTTCAGCAGAAGTTAGTTGTTTAAAATGTGTAGTTGAATCTTTTGATAGTTCATACATATTATCATTTATAAAAACATAATCACCTAATTGATATGTTTTATTATAATCATATATACCAGCAAATCTTTTATTTATTTTAGCGAATATATTAGTTATAGCTTCTAATTGTTCAATAGAGCTATTCCATTTAAAAGCACCAAAATAAGGATTATCTACTATTGCTTTTAATTTTTTTAAATCATTCAAAATTAATTCCTCCTAAAAATCTATCTCTTCAATATATGTTTCTATTTTTTGAGAATCATTAATATCTAAAAACTCATGTTCTATTCCAAGAGATTTAAAATTATTAATATAAAACTCATCATAACCAGAAGCACTATAAGATTTAATTACTTTTTTATTAAAGTTTATTTCTTTGTTTAGTTCTTCTATAAACAAGCAATTACCTTTTAATTCTTCTAAAAAGATATTTCCATTAACATCTTCTATAAGTTGATTGTTAATAAAAGAATATTTTTTATTTAAACAAATTTGTTTTAAAAAATCATTTATATTTATATTAGGTGTTTCTTTACTAATATAACATATATCATCATAATCATTTTTAAAATAAATTATTTTATCATTGTAAGATATGTTAGTGTTAGATTCTTCTGTTAAATAAAAATCTTCTGGATTTTCAACTTCTAGTTTTACTTTATCTATATAATCGTTAAACTCAAATGCTTTATTTAAACTATTTTTATTTAAAGTTATTGTTTTAACATTATTATTTTTATCATATATATAAAGTTTACAAGTAAAATTAATATCACTTATTTTTTTATTAGTATTTAAACTTAAAAGTTTTATTTCTTTTTTTAAATCACATATTCCTAATTTATCTATATGATAATATATTTTTATATTTTCAAAAGCTTTTAATGGTTCAAAATAATTCTTTTCATCTTTACCATCTACAACATAATAGTATTTTTTATTTTGTTTTTTATTAAAGTAAACTATTTTTCCAGAATTATAAGGTTCAGAAAAAGTATCACTAACAAATAATCCGTCTTCATCAAAGATACTAAAATTATCACTATCTATATATATTTTCCAAAATAAAGGTTTTTCTAAAAACTTTGTTGTAGCTAATAATTCTGGAGTATAATCTAACTCATACTCTAAATCATCATTCATAAGTATATCTATATTATTAATAGATTTATTTATATTTATATAATCTTTTATTTCTGGTATACGTACTTTAAAATCAGCTAATGTTCTAAAATCAGTTATAGAAAGTTGATTATTTTCTTTTTTGAAAAACAATTCTTTGCCTTGATTGTTTATCCAAAAATCACTTATATATCCATTTGAATTTATTAATTCAAAACTATAATCTGATATTATAGTATAAAATACTTGGCAATTATCTCTTGCGTATATTCTATTATTTTTAACATCATATGTTCCAACTACTTTAAAATCTTTAACATTAGTTAAATCAAAATATTCATTAGCTTTTAATTCTTTCATTATACTATTATAAATAAATCTTTTTTTATTAAAATCAAATAAGTTCCAGAATTTAATAGAATTATCTTTGAAACCTCTACTAAATAAATTAACATTGTTTTCTTTACTTAAAAAATAATTAATATTATCTTTATCACAGTGTAACTTATCGAAGTTTTTATTTATTGTTTGAAATTTAAAAACATAACTATCTTCTACATTTATGTTAAATTCATAATATTCTGGAAGACTATAATCAAGTAATTGAAATCTTAATTGATAAAAATATATTTCTTTAGAATCTTTACTTATTATTATATTATCTAAGTGTTCAAGTTTATTATGTTTTGTTCTATATAAAGAAACACTATTATTCTTTATAATTATTTTAAACTTACCTTTTTGCATCTTATAATTAAAGTTTCCATTGATAGCAAAAACATTATCTTTGTGTTTTATATGATAACTAGGTTTAAGTTTAAAAACATTAGGATGTTCATAATGATTTTTAACTATAAAATAATTAGTAGAACCATTGAAAGTATTATCAAATTTATTAGCAAATAAATCTCTAAAACATTCTATTTCATAACTAGATAGCTTTCTATCTTTTATTTTAAATTCATTTAATCCTAAGAAGTTTAAATAATTATAAATATTATTAAATTCTACTTGTATTTCTTCTAGAAAATATTTTTTATAATTATCCATTTCGCCATGATGATTAAAATAAAGAACATCATTGTCTGTAAAGAAATATTTGTTATATAGTTCTCTATAATAAATCTTATCTCTTAATAAATAAACTCTATTAGATTCTACATTAACTATTTCACTATAAAACTTATCTTTATCATCTTCTAATAGAATAGTAAAGAAAGTTTCTTTTATATTAAAACCACTTTTATCTTCATTATATTTAGCAAATATTTTAGCTAAATGAGTTTTTGTTAAATATTGTTTTCCTCTATAGTTATATAAAATATAAACAAAATTATACTTATCTATTTTTAAATCTTTTATATTAATATTTTCTAAATTGAAAAAATATCTTTTACTATTTGATTCATTGAATAATATTAAGTAGTTTTGTTCAACAAAATAAATAAATTCTTCATCTTTTATATTTATATTTTCAACAAAACTTATCTCTTCAAATATTTGTTTTTGTATTTTTTCTCCGCCGGCGAAATTGTGTTCGGAAAACGGATACTCACTCTTACTTATTTTTTCATATCCGTACTTATTTAACAATCTAATAACTTGTCTATTATTATTTGCTTTTACTAATATATCATTATATAGATTATTAAATAATATATCTTCTTTTATATGAAGAAGCTTATTTAAATTTTCACAATCAAGATTAGAATATTCAGAGAATATATTTTTAAGTAAATTATGTTTCTCATCTAATCCTTCTGTTATTCCATTAAGATAAATATCAGTAATAATATTAGCCATCTAATTCACCTTACCAAAACTTATCATATTATAATCATCAATATCAATATAATCTTCAACATCTACAGAATAAATACTATCTTTATAATTATTTCTGAAGTAAAAATCAACACTTACTTCTAATGGTTTTAAATCATAATATACGTTTTCATATCTTGAAGAAAGAAAGTTATCTATTAATTTTATTAAATTAAACTTTTTAATTCTTATTTTATTATCTTTTCCAACATATAAGTTAGATAAGAAGTTCTTTACTTCACTTTCAACGTCTACTAATAAATTAGTAAAATCAGGAAAATAACTTAATTGTTCTTTTAAATATTCTATATTTAAGACATATAAATTAGGTTTAACTAAATTAACTATAGAATTTTTATAATATTCAACTATATGCTTATTACTATTTATTATTTCATCTATTTCATCTATTTTAAAAGGATATATAATAATATTAGTAACATTATCTTCTTCTTTAATTTTTATATTTTTAATTCTAGAATCTCTTAATAAAACTTCTTTTATTTTAGTTTTATTATCATAACCTAGTTCCTGTAATATGTTTTTACTTCTTTCAAGAAATTCAAAATCACTTTCTTTATTAAAAATATTTTGTTTTAAACTTATAACAAATAGTTTACTAGATTTATCGCTTAGATTACCATTTTCAACACTACAATATGAACTATCTAAAACTATTAATCCGTTATTACCACTTATTTGATTTTTTATTTCTTGATTATAAATTTTTTGTACTGTTACTTCTTCTCTTTCATTACTAACAGAAACATTTTTAATGTTCTTATAAACGTTATTATTAATTAACATTAAACAATCTTCTTTAATGTTAAAACTATTATTATTGCTTTTAAAAGATAAAGTCAAAGTATATAGGTTTTCATCATTGTCTTGTTTTCTATAAATATTAAAAAACGAAAGGAAGTTATCTAAATCTTGTCCTCTCATATTTTCAAATATTACTTTACTCAATATATTTTGAACTTCTCTTTTATAATCATTGTTTTGTTCAAACAATGCTTTTAATATATCATAGTCAAATGAGTTTCTATCTACGTCAAAACCAAGTTTTTGGCTAAGATTCTTTAGAAAATCATTGTATGTTTGTTCTTTTAAATTGTACATAAATCACCTAACCTATATTAACATCTTTTAAAATTAACAATCTTTCTTTTCCTTCATGATTTTTATAAAACACTATAGATAAAACATTGTTATTTAAATTGAATGAAAACTCTACCGTATTCTTTAGATTTGGATAGTTTTCGAACAAATCGTTTATTTTATTTTTTATCATAGCTTTAATTTCTTCATTTGTATAGTTTGCTCTCATATATAAAATAAAATTATTTCTCAACCACTTCTTGTGTATAAGATGTGTAATTAATATAGTTCTAGCTAATCTAAAATTTGTTTCAGCTTGGTTTCCCATAACAAAATCAGAGAATATATTTTTCTTTTCATCTAAGTCTAACTTACCATCTTCATTTATACTAAATAACATTATTTATCACCTTTTATTACTTTCCATCTATTTTTTTCAAGCCCTTTAACAATAGCTAATCTAGCTATTCTTTCTCTTTCAGTACTACGTTGTTCTCTACTATGAAGTGCATTATCTATTTGTTTAAATTTATAAATTACACCTTTAACTAAACCTATTGTTTTTAATATAGCAGCGAATTGAGCTTTACTTGGAAGAACAAAATTTGGTGTAAATAAAGTAGATGGAATATTAATCATTTTATTTAAATAGTCAGTCATTATACCTGATATTTTCTTAAAGAACTCCCATTGTTCTTGTTGTTCTTCTTTTCTATCCATTCCAACATTGGTTGTATCAGCTTTTAATTCTTTTACTTCTATCTGGTCTATTTTAATTCTACTCATTATCATCACCTAATAATATATATGCTAGTTGTTTATTAATAAACATTCCTAGTTTTAAATTATCACTAATTTCAAAATACATAATACTATAATTAGCACTTATGTCTGCCGTAGATAAAGTAACAGGACTTTGTACTAACATAATAATATCTAGAATACTATTTTTTTTATCTTTAAAATATTCTTTTATTTCTAAGTTTTTATATTGAGTAGTTTTTCTAGTATTTTCTAAATTAATTCTATTTCTTATTTCATCTAGTTTTTTAGCAAAAGCTAAATGATTATTTACTAATTGAGTTTTATTTTTAGAAAATATATTTTTAAAACTACCATTAACAAACTGTTTCTCACTTAATAGATATGCAGAACCTTCAAATAAGATTCTGCTACTATCTAATTCTAAAATTATTCCAACGCCTTTTTTCATAAATTAATTCACCTTTATTCCTATATAAACTGGTATGTGGTCAGACACATCTCTTTTATTATCTTCTGGATAATTATATTCAGAGAAATAAAAATAATCTCCATTTGTTTCATCTACTAAGTTAGAAGTAACTACTATATTATCAAATAAGTTTTTAGTTTCACCTTTTGTATCAACTGTAGTAGCATTTCTAATCATAGATTTTAATTCTTTATATTGTTGTGGAATTACATAAACATAATTATTAGCCCAGCTATCTCCAGTATGTCTTATTATTGAACTATCATAATTTATTATCTCTAAGTTACAGTCACCCATAAGTACACATCCTGTAGTCTTATTCATATTTTGTTTCATTTTAGCAAAAACTGCATTAACAAATTTCTTTCTTACTTCTATATCATCAGTTTCAGTATCTGAAGCACCATAGAAGTTGTGGAACCAATAAATTTTTAAAGTTTTAATTCCTATATTTAAACTTTTTAAATCAAAAGTAGTTTCGATAAAGTTTCTTTCAACTTCTCTTATTTCAACTTCACCATTATTGTTTTTATATTTTAACTTTTCTATAACTCCACTTTTTATTACTTTACTTTCGTTTGTAATATTAAGTTTTCTATTTCTAAACATAGCTCCAAATTCAGCACCGTGATGATTTTCAAAAAGTTTTCCTACAGCATATCCGTCATAGTATTTAGGAGTTATATTACGTATAAAGTCTTTATAATTATATTTACCAAGAACACCATCTTTATTAAATCCATCATATACTTCTACCATTAAAGTATAATCAAATACATCAACTACTTTTTCTCTTACAGTATTTTCTTTAAACTCTATTACTTTTTCAGCACGTCCAGTACTTCTCATAATAGAACCGTTATTTAAGTTCATAGTACTTTGTAACTGTACGTTGAAAAATCCTATAGTTAAATCATAATCTCTACCTAAATTACTTCTTGTTATTTTATTATAAGGATTATAGTCTCCTAAATTCGTGTTTCTAAACTCTGTTGAATCAACATGTATTTCACCTAGTAAAGCTGCTTGAGCTTTCTTTTCAGTAATTCCAACACTAGATTTAAATAATTCATGTAAGTTAAAAGTTAAAGTACCTAATAATACATCTCCTAAATAATTTAATGTTTTAGTAACACCTCTACCCATATTAATAAAAAACTGAGGAACTTTGTATTCAAAAAAGAACTTAAGTGAAGCAAAATAATTTTTATAAATAGAATCTTTGAAAACAAATGCTCTTTCTAAATTCACTGGAATTTGAGCTATACCTTTTCTAAACATAGGTATAAATCTAATAGGCATAATAGAAGGACTAAACATTATTTGAGACATTAAACTATTGTCTAAATCTAAAGCCGTATTATCTTTTTTAAAACTAATCCATTTAAAATAAGTATACTTAACTGCATGAGTTGTATATTTTAAATAAGATGCAAATACTTTATTTATAACATAATTATCTGTGCCATCTATTTCAGTAGCTGATTGTTCTCTGAAAACATCCATTAAATCATAAGAAATACTATTACAAAAAGTATCTAATACAGGGTCTCTTAAATCCCAAGCTGCACTTACTTTTAAAATAGTAATCATACCTCTTTTATCTAAAACATGTTCAAAAGACATTACTTTGAAAATTCCATAAGTAGAAGCTGTATCATCTATTAAATGAACGTAGTCACCTATTTCAACGTCTTGATTAAATAAAATAGTAATAGAACCTTGATAAGTTAATTCAAGTTCTTTAATTAATTGAGTAGCCATGTACTCACCTTGAATTAATACATTTTTATTATTTATTTCTTCTCCAAAACTAGATAATATATTTTGTATAGGTTTTTCTACTATATAGTCTATATTGTTACTTCCTATTAATGTTAAACCTAGTTTTGTTTTTCCAGGAAGCCAACCTCTATCAACATTTTCTATTGTTAATGTATTAATTACATCATTTGTTTTTACATCATAAGAAATTAAATTTACTTTACTTATAGCAAAAATATTTTCTCCTATTTTTCTTCTACCGTTTCTGTATAGATTATCTTCAAAGTTTTTAACTATATCAGCTTGTTTTGATTCAAACCTTGATTCTAAATCAACATATGAATTTGATAATGATTTATCTATTTCTTCTTCTATTACACTATTCATAAACTCAGAAGGGGTTTGAGTGTTATTTTTGCTTTTTATAGGTTTATTAATTAATTTTTCTTTTTCTTTTTCATCTATTTGTTTTATTGTAGCTTCGCCATCTTCAGTAGCTTCAACTATATAATCATCAATTTTTTGTTTTAAGATTTTATCTAAATCATCTAAAAAGTTACCAGTTTGTTTCCAATTATATTTTAAACAATTATAAAAATAATTAGAACGTCCAAGGACTATTGTTTCATAGTCCCCGTTTTCTCTAACGTCCCATTGTGAACAAGTAACTAGATTCTCATAATAATTCATAACGTCGGCAAAAGAATTGTTTTTAAAATTCGGTCTAAAAACTTGATTTGCTGATGCTACAGTTAAATCTCCAAGTAATAAAGACTCGCCATTTAAATCCATATTATTATGACTAGCAAAAGAAATTATATTATGATTTGGAAAAAAACTTCCATGTAAAGTAAAATCATAATCATAATTAGATTCTATCCTAGAGTTAGAACTAGAGTCTCCAGTTTTTACTTCACTTCCATCTAGTAACATATTTATCACCTACCTCTCAAAGTTTCTATTACATAATCTCTTCTTTTAACAAGACCTTCTATTACTTTATGTTTATCATCATAAACATAGTATCCATTTTCTTCATCTAATAAGAAATTAACAGCATCTTCTATTCTTCCTTGAGATACAAAATTATATACATATTTAAATTTTTTATTTCCAGGGCTGTATTTCCAAGCTAAATCTAATAAAGCTACTTTTTCGTTTGGTTTTAGATTATCATAACCTTTATAACGTCTTCTTATATCATTTTCATAATACTCTAAACCTTTTCTTAATATTTCATCAGCTCTACTTTCAGACATTTCCAATCTTTTATTAGGGTCGTTAGTTTTATAAGCCAAGTATTCCCATTTAGGTACTATTGATTCTATAGACATTACTCCAGCATCAAAAAATCCATGTCCTATAGATTCTCCTACTATTTTACCAGATTTATCTGTATAGTATTTTTTTGCAAATCCTTCTAAGCTTTTTAATTTATTTACAGTGTATTCCATGTAGTCTCTATTTGCAGCATCAAAATCTACAGTAAATTGGTTTTTACCTTTTTGACCTTTATAAGAAGAAGTTGAAGTAGTTCCTCCAGTATCTTGATAAACAATATTAAACTGTCCTTTTAAAAACATTTCAGGATTTACATAAAACTCTTCAGAACTAACATTTAATACTTCTACATAATGGTCGTAATCATTCTTTTTGAAACGTTCGTTAAAGAACTTCATTGTTTCTGGAGTTTTCTTAACTCTTATTTCTAGGTGTAAATGTTTAGCCATCCAATCTGGTTCAAATGTTTTACCATTAGATGAAAGTGTTTTTCCTACAATTCCAAGAGGAGTTCCAGCTTTAATTTTTTGTCCTGTTTGAACAAATACCTTTTCTAAATGAGCATAAGCTGATTTTATTATTCCATCATCATGTTTAATTATAACCATATTTCCATAACCATGACTAGAAACTCCAGCTTCTATTACTGTTCCACTAGCTATAGAATAACATTTTTTATCTTCTTTTAATTTATTATAACTATAATCTGTACCTAAATGAAAACGACCGTATTTATTAGTTCCTTTAAGTTTTCTCAAACAACCAAAATGAGCTCCTCCTTCTTTAATAAAAACAGGATTGCTTATATAAGTAGGTCTTAATGGTTGTAATAAATATTCTCTTTTTTCACCAGGTTTTAAATCGTTTGCAACAACTTTATAAGATTTTCTATAGTTAGGACCTTCTGTTTCCTCTGATTCATGGCTTATAGTATTAGAATGATTAAGATTAACATAACCATAAGCTTCATAATCTAAATCAACGTCATATATATTAATAATTGAATTTCCTACAACTTCAAAGTTTTGTTTTCCAGAACCAAAAGCTTTTGTTAAATCTATTTTATTTTGAAAGTTTGTAGCTAAGTAATTTAAATCTCTGTTTAAACTTTCTTCTTTAAAAACATTTTCAAAATAAGGTCTGTATTTATATCCCATTTTAACTAACATTATTTGAGTTGCAGCAGAATAAGATGCACTTCCTAATTGAGCTAAAGTATCAATTCTTTCTTCTCCATATGCTTCAAACATATGCATGTTCGGATTGTTAATACCAGCTTTTTTATTTCTTAACGCTTCTAAGAAATCGTTTTCATCTTTAGAACTAAATAGACTTTCATCTTTGTTCGTAGCTTTTTTATCGCTAAATGAATGCCTATTATCATTACCATTATGTTCTGCTTCATTTTCATTTGGAGCTGTAGTTACAAGCATATTAGACAAAGTAGATTCGTTAGTTAATTCTTCTTCTCCTGGAATAAAGTTATACAGAGTAGAAGTGAAATCAGCACAAGTAATCATTAAACTATTTCCAATTTCTTGTGAACCAACAACTAAACCATTAAAAATACTATAAGAATTATTAAAATTATATCCTAACATTATTCTAACTTCACAACCTGGTTTAATAATAAAACCTCTTATTTTTCCATCTTGCATAGATTTAATACTAAAAGCTCCGTCATTTAAGTTAAAGTTATAAAAACCTTTAGATGACATACTTATAGTAAAGTTAGCAGTTTTAATTTTTGTCTTAGGGTTTTTACTAATAGAAACACTTGTTATATTTTTTAATTGAACATAATATTCATTTGTTTCATCTTCTACGGCTTCTTTAACATTAACAACTATTACATAATCAGGGAATAGAGTATCTATATTATCACAAACAGCTTTGTTTATTGATAATAAACTATTAAAAGGGTCATTGTTAGCTATTATTCTAGCTTTCATAAGAGTATTGATTTTTGTTTCTTTAGTTTCTCCTATATCAAATTCTGTAGTAAATTTTTGTTTATTGTCAGATGGTATATGTATATTTCCAATATTAGTTTTTGGAATAAAATATTCTACTGAATCTTCTTTATGAGGGTCTAATTTAATATCATTATATTTTTCATCTCTAAAGAAACTTCCTCTTTCTTGTTCAACAAGAGATAATATATTATTATTTCCTTCTAATATTTCTGTTTCATAAAAAATTCTTCCAGTTAAACTAAATAAACTCAATCTAGGAATTCTTTCTCCATACAGATAATCAATATCTTTCTTAGCTAAATCTCCTATTATTTGCCCTTTTTGTTCACCTAAATCTTCATATTTAGTTCTCATAATATAAACACAATCAGTATTGTATACATCAACATTATTTCCGTATTGTTGTTTTAGTTCACTTTGCCAAAATAATTTTTCACTATCTAATTTAAAGTTATAACTTGAAATAGCTTGTCCTAAAAAACCAAAACAAGTTTCTGCACAAAGTCCAAAAGTGTCTGTTCTATCATCTGATTTTAATAACATAGGAACGCACAAAACTGTTCCTTTTAATAAATCATTAAGCATTTCGTTTTTAGTTAATTTATCTAAAGTACCTTTTTTATTTTCTGTTAAATTAAAACAAGTTAATCTTAATAAAAATATATTATATATTTCAAATTCTATATTTTTTTTATTATTTTTATAATAAGCTTCATATTCGTTTTTTATTTTTTTTATAGTTAATCTTATTTCTTCTCTCATAGAAGGAGTGATTTCTGATGTATCATAAAAAATTTCTTCTGTTATTCTTTTTATAAATTTTCCATCGCTTAAAACGCTAAGAAAAGAATTGACTATTTCGCTGGCGCATTTCTGTATGAAACTCATACATGTATGATATTTAAATGTTCCTTTTTGAGACATTAATTCAATGTTACCACTCATATCAATGAACTCAATTAAATCAACAATTCTTAAAAAAAATTCTTCAAATATCTTTCTTTTTATTTTATTAATTCCTGTTTCTCCGTTAATTTTATCATTAAACATTTCTGTAGTTATAGGTCTTACAATTTCTTCCAAAAAACCAATGTTTATCTTACCTGAATAGTTTATTTTATATAAAGTTTTAGAATTGTTTTTTGTAAATTTATAAACAAAATAAGAAGCATCAAAATAATTCATTAGATTATACATGGCATTCATATCACTTAAAATTAATTGTTTAAAAATAGTTTTATCATTTAATAAGCCATAAATAAGGTCTTGTCTTGAAATTTCTAAAACTTTATTTTCATCATATTCATAATCTTCTTGCGGTTGTATTTTACTATATACTACACTTTCTATTTTTTTTTGAACATTTAAATTATCAGGAACACTTCTTAATTCAAACAAAGAATAAAATAAATTTCCATAAGCATTTGTAAATTGCGTAGAATAAGATTTAATGAAATCAGATACTTTTAAATTATCTATTTCTTTTGGGAAAACTTTACCAAACCAACTATAACTATTGTAAAACGCATTTGTTATATCACTTATTTTTTTATTTAAAAAAATTTTAGAGTCTACAGCTTTTGCTTTGTTAATAGCTTCAGTTGTATCTCCTATTTTAGAAACATATGGAACTTCTATTTTAGTATTTAAAATATTTTCTTTAGTTATATTTAAATAGTTATTAAAAATTTCTAACCAAGAACCAAATAACTTATCATTCTTAGATTTCTTTTTAAAAACCATATCTCCTATAGAATCACTATTGTTAATTAAACTTTCACGTTCATATCTATAACCATTAATATTAAATACCATAGTTACAACTATACCATGTTGATTTTCTAAACTATTAAAAGACATATTTAATATATCTCCAGAATAAAAATCAAATAATTGGATTAAAGGATGTTCTATTTGTAATTTATGTCCTATTATATTTTTATCACTAATAGTTTTTAATTGTTGAACTAAACTTAACTCTTCTTCTTCTTTAAATAATAATTTACAAGAAAAATTAGTTTTACCTAATCCTATTATGCTTTTTTCCATTAAACTATTACCTTTAATTGGAATATTAGCTATATTGTTATTAGTAATTAATTCTATTTCCATAACACAATTATTAGGTATTTTAATAGTAGTAGTTACACTTTCTAATTTTCTTGATAAAAAATCTTCATTGTTAAAATCTTCATCTTCTAATCCAATTTTATTTTCTGTAGTTCTTTTTTTAATATTATCAGCAGATTCATCAGCTATAACTTTTTCTTTTAAATCAGCATCTTGTTGTAATCTAAAAGTTTTAAACTCACTAGTAATAAGATTATTTTTATATATAGCATTTAATGCTTCAACGTTATAATATTTTAAATCTATACCAATACTTGTGTTACCAAGTTTATTTGTTTGTTCTGCAATTTCATCTTTTATTTTATCAAAACCTGTTTTTTCTAACCAAAGCTCAAACACTCTCATATATTTTTTTTGTTCTTCTTCTGTAAAAGAATTTTTATATAAACTAAGATTCATATTAACATCATAACCATCAGCTGTATTAACTTTAGATTTAATACTCAAATTATCAAGTACCATACATAAACTCTTAAATCTTTTATGAATTTTACTAAAACGTTCTTCAGAACTAGTATTAGTTCCATAAATTTTATCTACTACTTTATCATGAAGAACCATTCTATCTTCGGCTAAACTATTAGCTAAACTAGAGCCAAGTTTATCTAACAAATAATCGTTTTCTACAACCAATACACCTAAAGTTCTAAATAAACTATATATATAAACAAGATTAGCTAATTCTTCAGTTCTAAGTACAAAATGTAAATTAACTGTTTCTATATTAGCTAAATTACTTTCACTCATTACTGTACCAAAACCTCTAATAGCTTCCATTCCAGCTGAATATCTAGAAGTATCAAAAATTATATTTCTTATACCTGTTTTAGGTGATAATGGAATTCCATTAAATTTTATTAGCTTTTCCATTTTTATCTCCTTTAATTAATTATTTTATCTAATTATTTTAACTTGTAATGATTGTTTTAACAATTTTATTAAAAAAGAGCGAGTGTTTAAACCCGCTCTAGAAAGTATCTCTTACGTTTGTATATATTTTATAGTTACCCATTCTTCTTTGAAGATTATCAGTAGGAGCTATTGTTCCGTATCCTCCACCTTGTTGTGGCTGTTGATTAATTTGGTCATTCATTTCTAAGTGAACTACTGTTCTGTTTCTATTTAATAAACTTACAAATCCACCAATAAGAGCTGCTCCGATTCCAATAGCCAAACCTGTTTTTGCTTTTTTATTTTTAAAAGCTTCTTTAATAGTTTCTCCAGCTTCTTCTGCAGCTTTAGTGGCAGTTTTCATAGTATCATCTACTACAGTTTTACCTTTTTCAACAGTTTCTTCTGCGGCATCTTTAATATTTTCAGCAGTTTTACTATTAACTCCAGCTTCACTTGCTGTATTTACAGTTTCGTCTACGGCTTCTTTTGCTTTTTCAAATGTTTTTTTGTTTTCTTCTATATTATCTGCTATGTTTTCAGCAGTGTTATTTATTTCTTCTTCAGTAGAAATGTTTTCAAATATTTTTTCTGTTTTTACTTTTTTGCTTTGTTTTTTACCTTCAAAAATAAAATCTTGTTGAGAACCGTGCCTTATTTCTCCGCCTGGATTTTTATCAATAGGATTGCTTATTTTACTAGTTTTAGTTGTTTGTTCTTCAGTAACAGAATTAATATCATCCATATTAGAAGTAGGTTTTGTATATTTTTCAGATTGTTTTTCTTGGTTTCTTAAAATTTCATTATTTTCAGCAGACGCTTTTATTTCTTCTATTTGTTCTTCTGTTTCTTTTATTATACTATCAGACTTCATTTTATTTCTTTCTTTTTGAGGAGAATTAAAATCTTGTTGAGTATTCTTTCTTATTTCTTGTTCGTCCATAGAAACAGAGTTTTCCATTTTTTGTTTTCTTGTAACCTGTTCTTCTGTTTTATTTACATCATTAATATTTTCTTGTTTACTAAAAGTTTCTTTAGCTCTTTCTTGACCGTCTACATCTTTTATTTTTTCATTAGCTTCCATTTCATTAATAACTTCTTCTCTTGCTTTATTTATATTTTCTTCGTATACATCTTCTTTAGTTTTAGTAACTATATTATTTTCAGCATCGCTTATTATTTTTTCTACTTCTTCTTCTACTTGTTTTTTTATTTTTTTCTTCTTATTGTTTATAAGGAACTCTTGTTGTTCTCTACTTAAATCTTCTCTTGTATAAGTTTTTTCTTCAAATAATTTTAATTGTTCTCCGTATTTCTTTTCTGTTAAAACTTCTTGAGGATTCAATCCTTTAGCTTTAATATCTTCTATTTCTTTTTGAGTATTATGTAACGCATCTAATCTTTCTTCTTCTATTTCTTTTTTATATTTATCTGTAAGCCTATCTCCTATTCCTTCTATTTCTTGACTTCTTTTTTTATCTAATTCAGCATTCTTTTTTATAATGGCTTCTTTCTTTTCTTGCTTAGTCATTTCTTTATTATTTTTTATTTTTTTTTCTTCTGTTGCTTTTAATTGTTTATATTTATCATTTATTATTTTAACTTCTGTTTTAAAATCTTCATCTCTATTAAAACTAATCTTCTTTTGTAATGAAGAGCCTTCTATGATTATATAATCCTTTTCATCAGGAGCTTGTTGATTTAAATTTTTGCTTAATCCTTGACTATCTCTTTTTAAATCATTTTCACTTAAACTACTTTTTAATGGATTTTTTTTGTCTTCTGTAATATTTTTCTCCGCTGGCGCATTTTTTTCAAACTTAACATCTTCTGGTTGAGCTTTTGCTTTATCTGTTGTATCTTTTTTAACTTTTTCTACCAAATCAGAACTATCTTGATAATCCATTTTATCAAAAGGGAAAAGCGGTTCGGCAACATTTTCTTTTACGACTTCTTCGACTTTTTCTGCAACTTTTTCTTCTGGTATTTTAGCATCATTAACTTTTTTCATTTCTTCAGCGATATTAGAAAACCAATGTCTCCAACCATTTATTACGCCATGGAAAAGAACTTTTGTTTTATCAAGACCCATTACAGTAGCATATTTATCATTAATATTTTCTTCTGTTATATCTCTAAATAATGCTTTAACAGTTGATATTTTTATACCAGAATCTTTTTTAGAACCAGCTTTTATTAATATATCTTTATAAGTTCCTGTAAAATTATCTAAAATTATTTCATTAAGATGTCCAAAACCTCTTAGAATAGTATGTTTTAAGTTATTATTAACGACTCCATTAGCATCTATAACTCCTTCAGAAGTACCACCATTCCATAATGCAAATATATTAAATAAGTTAAATTGATTATGACTAGTAAGTTTATCTAAAGAGGCTTGAGAACTATCATCCCAAACACCTGTTAAAATCATTAATTGTTTTAAAATATTCTTTTTATCTGCTGTACTAGCACCATCATCAGTATAATCTCCAAATTTATTCAAATAATCAAACAAGTTTATTTTTATTAAATCTTCTCTTGCAGTAACAGCTTTAAAATCTGTATACATATCAGAAGCATCTTTAAATATCTTAGTGTTTCTTTTTAAATTAAACATTTCTCCGAAAGCATAAGCAAGATTTTTATGTGCTGTTATTAAAGCTTCAGCAGTATCAGTATCATGTTTAGAAGATATAGCTTTTTCTGGTAATATACCGAATAAATCTGCACCAGTTAAATTTCTAATTGCAAGTTGAAAATCAGTTTTGCTTAATTCATCAAAATTATAAATACCACTACCGACAGAAGTCAATTCGTTTTTAAAATCTTCATATTCAACATCTCCTACTACGAATTTAGCTAGTCTTCCAACATTAGCTAATTCATAAGATGCAGTACCTGTTTTAATATTGTCAACATAACTTCTGAAGTTAGTTAATTCTCCAAAACTAGATAATAATAATCTTAATGTTTTATTTTTATTCTTATCTTCAAAAATTGTTTTATAAATATCTTTAGCTTGTTTAGGATTTTCTATTAACGCGTTTAATATATCTTTATCATCTTTTGTTAGATTAGAGTAAAAATCTTCATAATTTTTTGCTTCTTTAAAATATTGTCCAAGAACTTCATCTTCTATTTCTGTTATATTACCTTTTTCATTACTTTGAATTGCATTATATAAACCAAATATTAAACTATTTTTAGCTATTTTTGTTTCTCCAGAATTTGTTTTAACTTTAAAGTTTGGAATATGAAGTGTTTTATCAGCATCATCTAATTCATCTTGTAATTTAAACATCATCATTTCAAGACCGTTTTCATAGTTAAATATTCTTGTAGCTAATTTCTTTTGTAATAATTTTATTAATTCTTCTTGTGGCATATTTTCTATTTGACTTTGAGACATACCTTTAAGTTCATCAATATCTCCTACTACACTATCTAAAGCATCCCAGAATACATGAGAACCATCTCTGTTTACTTTATTTCTATAAGAATAACCTTTGAATGCATCAAAAACGTTTCTCTTATGAGTTATTTCATTCATTATAGCGTTATCCATCATTGTTTCTTTATATACTTTTAATAGTTTTTCATCACTAGTAGAATCTTTCATACCTACTAAAGCAGCATAAATTTTATCTCCGTCATAGTCTCCGTTCATAACAAGTTGAGTTAATTTACCTATGTTATAAGTAGTTATTCTATCAACATCATCAAAACTTCCAGTACCAAACATACCAGAAAGGAAAGAACCAGCTTCTATATCTTTTTCTGAGATACCTACTATTTTTGTATGAAGTATAGATGTTTGATATATAGTAGGGTTTCTAACTAATTGCCCATAAACATAACCAGCTTTAGGGTCATAATAAGCAGCATTAGCTGTTAACTTATTAAAGTTTTTCATATCCATTAATGTTAAACCAACAATGTTGTCTAAATCTTCTGTTATACCAGATGTGTATTTTCCTAAAAATGCTTTAACTTCTTCTTTAGAAGCGCCATCTTGAATCATTTTTTGAACTGTATTTATTTTATCTTCGAGTTCGTTAAAATCTATATATCCGCCGTATATTCTTCTTCCTAGTCTTCTAAAGTTTTTTAATTCTTTATTTAAATCGTCACCTTGTCTAAACTCACCAAGTTCATTAAAAAATAAACTTCCAATACGTTTAGTTTGGCCTTCTTCATAGTTAATTGAGTCATCTATCCATGCAGTAAACATTCTATTTAATGCAGTACCTTCTGAAGGCGAAACATTTAATGAGTTTATATATTTTGTATCTTCTGTTTTTTCTAAACTTGCTACATAATCTATTATGCTTCTTTTACCAGTTTGTTTAAACTTATCTAATTCTTTAGCTAAACGATTTTTTCTAGACATTATAGCGTCTTCGTGATTAGTAAAATATTTACTTCCGAAGAATCCTAAGAAAGCATTCATAAAAGTACTATCTGATTTTCCAGTTCTTATAGCATTCATTACGTTTTTCTTAAATACACCATCTATATAATCAGTTTGCACCATATCTCTTATAGAGCTTAAAGCTTCAAACATTTCATTATCTTCTACATTAGAGCTTTTTGTATTTTTCAAAAACTTTAATTCTTTGTTTATTCTGTTTATGAATGTAAATGCATTTGGTAATTCTAACGTTCCATCTTTTTTCTTTGTTTTAAAAGAATTTAAATATTTAGCAACTTTTTGATTGATGTATATTTCACCATCTTCACCTCTTAATTTTGAAACTTGTAAAGTGGTTATATCATCTTTCATGTTTATCATTTTTTTTGCTAAAAATCCTTTAAACTTATCATCGGCATCGCTAAGGACATATACTTTACCGCTTCTCATTACTTCAGTGAAACCAATTGTAGCATCTTCAATTTCTTTATCTGTCTTAAAGATTCCATCAAAAGAACGATACCAATCAGCATCATATATACCAGGTCTAGCTTCAAGTCTTTCTTTGAACTCTCCACTCTTAAACATATCTAATGCTCTATTTAGAGCATCATATTCTCTTTTTGTTTTTGCATATTTATTAATATCAGCAAAATTAGAGTTATAAACAAAACGCCCGTCATCAGATACACTTAAACTACTTAAATCAAAAAAGAATGAATCTCTTGTTCTTAAATCTTCTTTTTTAAAACCATTTTCTAAAACATCAAATATTAAATTAGATTCGTTGCTATAAATTCTTCTAGTTAATTGGTTATCTGCAAGTAAACCAAGTTCAAATTGATTATCTGAACCAGCTAATCTTGATAAGAAATTAACTCTAACTCCAAGTACTTCTTCGAATTCTTTTCTTTCATTATCAGAGAAATTAATATAATCAAAACCATTATCTCTTATATCTTGAGCAATACCTTCTATAGATTTTCTTCTTCCTGATTTATATATAGAATAAGCTTCTCTTCCTTCTTTAGAAGTATCAAGCCTTACTTTTTCTAATACATTATCTCCATGAAAACTTATCAAATCACTAGAGTAATTTTTCAAGAATGTTTCTTTATCACCAGTTTGTAAGAATTCTTTAAAGTGTGTATTTAATTTTATAAGTTGTTCTTCTGAAAAATCTATATCAGTTTCATATGCTAATTTATGAGTTTTAGGATTTAACATTTTATCTCTAAGTTTTGTAGCTAAAAACCTATTTAAGTTTTTATTGTTTTCATCAATAGATGAACCTAAATTTACAGCTCTACCAAACTTATCATATTCCAAATCAGATGCAAATATTTTAACAGGATTTTTAATTCCTTTTTCATCAAAATCCAGAATGTTACTTAAGAAAAATTCTCCTCTAACAAATTCATCTTTTAGAATTTTAGCATCAGCATAAGTTCTATATTTTTCTAATTCAGTACCATCTACCGTATATCCTCTATAATCAATTAAGTTATGAAGTCCAAAACCTCTACCTTCAGCTCCAAATCTTGTAGCTGCTTGTTTATATTCGTTAACACTTCTTCCAAGACTAGATTTTTCCATTAATACTTCTTCAAGAGTATTCATTCCTTGTTGTCTAGCTATATTTAAGAAAGCAGTACTACTTAAAAGAGCAGAACTTTCTTTTTGAGAAATACTATCATCCATACCATTTAAAAAATGATATAATAAGAAATTAAGCTCATCTCCAGTTCTTTCAAAAGTTCTAAATTCCATTTTACCATTTTTCAATACAGAAGTTTTTATAGCTCCAGGACCTTTTAGAAATATTCTTGCGTTTTTTGCTTGAGTTGGGTCTAGGAAGTTATCCATATAGTTTTCATGCATATCATACATTTTTTCTAATAAATAAGGAGAGAATATTTCCATTTGTCTAGGAGACATATCTAACCCAAGAGATTTTGCATGATTATAAAATTTTTGAGAAACAAAGTTTTCTAAACTTATATTTAAAAATTTTCCTCCTCTTTTTAATTGTTCGTTATATTCTTTAGCTGCTTCATCATAAAAAGTACTTCTTACAGAAATTCTTCCAGTAGATTCGTTATAATTATATTTTAATCCAAATAATTGGCTAAGAGTTATGTCTTTAAGTTTTCTATTTTCTGATGTTGCCATTTTAATAGGTGCATCAAATATTTCTCTTTGTAAAACTCTTAATCTTTCAGCTTGTATTTCAAAACGACTAACTCCAGCTTTTTCATTAACTAAAGGAGTATTAACAGCATTGGTAACCATTGTGTTCATGATAGAATTCATAATAAAACCGTTAAAACCTCTTTTTAATTTACCTTCTTTTGCATGAACCATACCGTCAATAATTATATCTTCGCCATTAAAGTTATATAAAATCATGTCACTATTCATACCATTTTCTGTTAGTTTTACACTATCTATCATAGCTTTACCACCAGAACCACCAGTTACTACTTTAGCAACACGTAACATAAGATTATCTTTAGTAGCTTCTATACCACTAACATATCCCATATTTGCTTTATTAACAGCACCCATAGTTCCTATTATATCTGCATTACCTATACTACCTTTACCATGTTTAAAATTTATTAAATTATCACTTAAGATTTTAGTATATTCATCATTATATTTACGTATAGCTAATGCTGTGTCTTCTAAAGAACTTCCAGTTTGAGCATCTAATTTAAAATCTTCAGAAACTCTTTGTAATTCATCTGTTATAAAACTAGGATTAGTTCTATGTATTTTTATTTTTTCATAATCTTCACCTAAAAGTTGTTTTACTATATTACCACGTGAACTTGTTTCATCAAACATTAATTCTTCTACTGTTTTTCCATTATATACATCTCTATTTTTTAAATTCCAATCGTTTATGAAATCTATTTTATTTTCATAAAAATCTCCATTTAGGTTTTTTATTCTTTGATAGTTTATGCTATTAATGTCTATTTTTATTTCTCTTTCTTGGTCAGGAGAAAACATCATTTTCATTTTAGCTAATGTACCTAAAAAATCAGAATCTTGCCAAGAACCTAAAGTATTTGCATGAAGAACTTTAACAGGAGAAGTAAATTGGTCATTAGCATGAAGTCCGTTCATTTTCTTAATAAGAGCTTTTTCTAATGTATCAAAATCTTTACCAGTTTTAAGATGTTCTTTATAATCAACATCGCTTAAACCTCTACTTAGAATATTATCTCTATAAATTTTTTCAAGTCCTTCTCTTATTCCTATCTTAGTATCATTTATTATATAAGTATCATGGTGTTCCATTCCATTAACTACAGAGAATGCATTACCAGCTATTTGGTTAATATTTATTCCGTTTATTTTTAAACCACCAAAGTCATCAACACCTTGTTGTTTTCTTTGAGAAGCTGTATCTATAAAAGCTAATGGATGGTTAAAACTTTCTAACATATTTACTTTACCAGCAGCATTCGCACCTTGTTTTCCTACGTTACCAGCTAACATAATATTTTCACCAGTAGCATAAAAAGCTCTCATTGATGTTTCATTAACTATTTCAAGTTGAGAAGCTATTTTTGATTTAAGTCTAGAATCTAAATTATAATTTCCATTTAATATTCTTTCTAAATACGCAGAAGGATGTTCATCTTTATTAAGTTTTGCTCCACTATATAATTCTATTTCTTCTTTTCTTATAAAACCATAATTAATATCCTTAACAGTAGTGTTTATTAATCTATCCATATTTTTTAATTTGTCAAAGTTATCAGTCATAACTTTTGTTAAGAAATCTTCATTTCTTGCTCCAGGAACAATAGAATCTACTGTTCTATTAAATAATAAAGCTAATGCGTTTAATTGTTCGTATTCTGTTTTTCTTTGCATTAATCCTAAACTAGTAGCCATAGCATTATAATAATCTATACTATTACTAATTCTAGAACCAGTAAGTCTTTCTGCTTCAGTAAACATTCCTTTACTATAACGTCCATTTATTTCAGCATAAGCAAATTTCTTGATTAATTCTTCTCTTGATTTTAATTTAACAGTAAGAGCTTTAGTGTTTAAATCTTTGAATTCTTCTTCAAATTCTTTATAGTTTCCATCTTTAAAGGTAAAATTAATAACACCTTCTCCTAAGCTTTTTGTTTTTCCAAGTTCTCTATTCAACATAGTAAAACCTGTTATTTTATCTTCACTGTTTATAGATACAGAGAAAACACTATTATCAAATATTCTATCTATTTTATCTTGAGTCCAGCTTTTAGTATCTAATAAACTTTGTCTTTTAACTTGTTCCATTAATTTAAATTTAGTCTCATCGTCTGATAAAAATAAATTTTTAAACATTCTTGAAGATAATAGATATTGTTCACTTTCATATTTAGGACCTGTTTGAGTAACATCATATTTAGATAATTTTACTTGCATTATATTTGACCAGTTAGCATCAGTAGATTCTCCAAGATTAAATTGATGCGAATCTTCGAATATTCTATTAGAACCTCTTACTTGTTCTATTTTAGTGTTAATAAAATTAACATATGATTCTGGAGCATTTTTTCCAGCTTGATATAAACTTTCTTTTAAAGATAATTCTCTTACTGCGTTGTTGAAAATATTATATACTTCGGATGAACCAACAGTATCAGTAAAACCACTGGTTTTACCAACTATTCCAGCTTGTCCAGGGATAATAGGAGTTTCATTAATCATATTAAATACAGTATCCATAGTTTTGAAACTATCTATTCTATAAGCTGGTACTAAATCATCTATTTGTTCGTTATATTCATAACCTATTTTGAATTTTACTTCACTTAATCCAAAAGAACCATCTTCTCTTCTTAAAACAGCAATTCCTTTATCATTTAATTGAATATCTTTTATTTTACCTTCAATATCTTTTATTAGTTGTCTTTCATCGGAAAATTCTTTACCTCTAAGTCCAACACTGTTTTTCTTTTTTAATAGTTCAATATATTCTTTTTTCTTTTGAACAAAAACAGGGTCGTTATTAAAAACATCATAGATATTTTGATTAAAAACATTTTGTCTTTCACCAACAATTCCTTCATTTGTTATTAATCCAAATGCAAAGTTTTTATTAAAATCGTCAACGTTATCTATACCTTGTATTCCAGCATAATTTCTAAAAGTAGGAGAATTAAACATTTCATTTGTTACTCCAGCATATCTAAAACCCCTAAGATGCTTTTTAGGTTTTTCTCCTCTATCAAAAGTTGGCATTCCAGTTTTAGCATCAATAGCTAATTTTTCTACAGAAACAAAATTACTGTTGTTTATAGAGTTAATTATATTACTAAAAGCATATAAAGAATAACTAGAACTTGCTCTATCAACCTTAGTTGGATTGAAACCTCTTGTACGTATTTTATCTAAGGTATCTTCAAGTTCTTTTATCGAACTACCATTACCAGCTTCATTTACTTTTAGCAATTCTAATTGTTGTTTTATTTTATATTCATTTAAAAAACCAGTTATAGGTTCAAATGATTTTTTATCAAAAAAAGGAGATGGCTTAAAATTAATAACATCACTTTCTGAGGAAACACTAATTAAATAATTATTTCCGCTTGGAGTGGTAGCCAAGGTTCCTGTATATTTATTTTTTAATTGACTTTCATTATAAGCCATCTTTTACACCTCACTAAAAATTATTATTTATAAACATTTCTCCAGAAGAATAAATAGTACTAGCAACCATAGGCATTCTACCAAATTCTTCCATTGATTTTCTTTTTATATAATCGTATTCTTCATCTTGTACATAAGCATTATAAATACCTTGTCTTTTTGAATCCAACTTACTAAAACTATATCCTAAGTTTTGTTTGATTCTATTTTTCATATATTCTTGATTTGAATTATATTCTATTCCATAAGTAGCGATTTCTTTTGGTGGAGCAATTCTCCAATCAGTATATTTGATATTTCCATCAACTAATTTTTGATGTCTATTCCAAATCATTTTTAAAATACTTCTAATTCTATCATTACCAGATTTTAATATTTTATTTCTTTCACTTTCATTTGATACGTTAATTAAATCCATTAACATTTTACTGTCTTGTTCGTTAACCATATCTTTTATTTGAGAAAAATATTCTTTACCAGTTAATTGATAAACGTTTCTTTTACCAGCTAATAATTTATATTGTTCTATTTTATCATGAACCTTAGTTTCTTCTTTGTAATCTTCAGAAGTAGTAACGCCTCTAGTAATTACGTTTTTAAAGTAATTGATTTTACCAAGATTAACTACAGCTCCTAAAAAGTTTGTAGTATTGTTTCCGCCTTCAAATGCTTCGTTTACATCACGTCCAAAAGCAGTAGCCGATAATAAACTATTAGATGATAAAGTAAAATAAGGAGCAATGAATGAATCTATAGGACTATCCCAATCTCTAAAGTAATTAGATTCAACTGATTCTCTCGACCATTCTTCAAATACTGTTTTCTTTCCCATATATTTTTCATATTTCATAGGCAAAGCAACATCAAATATTTTTCTATTTATAAAACTCAATGGATTAATACCGAATTTTCTATAAGAACTTTTATCTAAGTTAAGTTTTTTAGAAATTAAATCACTATCTATTTTTAAGAAGTCTCCTTCATCATCTATTCCAGCAGAAAACGTAGCATTGTTTGCTATTTTAAAACTATAAGTTTGTCCTTCTTGAAATGTATCATCTAATGTTTGTAACATTTTAGACGCTTTTCTTCTACCATACCTAGAAGATAATTCATTAAAATCTTTTGTTACGGTATCAAATTTATAACGTTTATTGTCTGTTCCTATAAATTCATATGGAGTAAGCTTTTCTTTTATTGTAACAGAAATATCTTTTACTCCTCCACTAATTCTAGAGTTAGTATTTGCATATTCTCTTTTACCATATTGTTCAGCATAACCTAATGATTCATAATAATGAGTTTTTTCTGCAAATGATAAATCATTCATTTTATTTAACACTCTATTTCTCATATCTTCAAATTCTTTAGATTTTGGAGCTATCATAGATAATATTCTAAATCTATTAAGGTTTTCATTTCCGTCAATATGGTTCATTGTTTTATTAAAATCACCAGTAGGTCCAATATAACTTCCCATATTATATTTCATTATAGGGTTATTACCTTTCTTGAAATATTCAGGCATCCAATAAGGTAACTTTTGTCTTAATGGATTATATGCAGTCATGTTTAAACTATTAGGGTCATCAACAAGTCTACGTATTGGTTCTGTTAAATTGAATATACCTCCAAGATTATATTTGTTATATTCAGAAGCATAACTAATATCATCAGTTAAACTAGCAAGAGTTATATCTCTTTCATAAGGATTACTTTTACCAAATAAAAATTCAGTACCTTTTGTTATAGCATATCCTTGTAATCCAGCTAATGTTTTAACATCTTCAAAACCACTAAATAAACTTCCTATTATTCCAGGTTGTTTATATTCAATATATTTAGGAACATCAGAACCAGGTTTCCAATCTGGATTTTTTATTTTTCCGTTTTCTAGCCACTGTTCTTTTCCAATAAGTTGTGTAGGTTTAATTAATTGTCCTATTGTTGCAGACATAAAATCTCCAACTACAGGTATATCTTTAAATAATTGTTCTGTCATTGGATAAACAGCACCATATTTTTTATAAGCAATTCTTTCTTCTCTATAAGGGTCAATCATATACCAAGGATACTTAGTAAATAAAAAATCTTTTCTGAAGAATTTTTGCCATTTACCAGCATATCCATCTGACATACTTCTTACTCCAGTTGTTTTGTTCATAAGAGTATAAAGTGCACTTGGTCTATATTGGTCAAACTCTTCACCTTGTATAGACTGTCTACCAGCAGTATGCCAAAATCTGTTTTTATTTACTCTTACGGCTTTACCTTTAAAGTGAATATCATAAAGTTCTCCAGCATCCATTCCCATTGTATCCATAAAAGGTAATCCAGATAATAATCCATTTGTAGCACTATCTAGACCTCTAAATATACTAGTAATACCAGTGTAGTTCATAGCATATTGAGCGCCAACTCTTGCAGAAGCTGCTCCCCAAGCTAATGCTCCTGAAATACCATTTCCAATAATTGGAACTTGGTCTGGAATTAATGCATCAGTAAATGAATCTAAAGCCATAACACTTAATGCTGCCGCTGTCATTACACCAACACGTTTTAACATAAAATCTTTCCAACGTTCATTCCAAGTAACATTTCTTCCTATATTACTTAATCTAGGAATTCCAAGTTGTTCAAATGCAGTTTCTGCTGCTGATACCCAACCTTTAGTTCTAGCATTAAAAACACTATCTCCTTTATGATAAGAACCAAAACTAGTTGTTACAGATTTTATTCTCTTTGCTCCATTTTTATTTAAGAAGTTTACTATCTTATCTTCAAAAGCTTTTTTTCTTTCTTCTACATTTTTAGAAGTTTCTAAGAAAAATTCTCTTAATTTAGTAAAAATATTTTTTAAACTTATATCATAATCTAATCCAGTTCTTAATATTACAGATGTAGCTTGATTTTGATTTGTTTTATAATATTTACTTTTAAACGTAGCCATTTTATCTTCTAATGATAAATCATTAAAAGTAGATACAGTTTTTGCTTCAGCTCCATCTGTATTAATTATTCTTTTATTAATAGCTCTAATTTCTTTACTTTTTTTACTGAAACTACTAGACATCATTTCATCTAAGTTTGAAAATAATTCATAACCTTTAATTACTTTTTTATAAGATTCTTCATCGTTTTCAAATAATATTTCAGCATTAGAACTTCTGTTTATTGCACCATACAATCTATTTCCTAAGTTTAATTGGAAACTATCATCTGCTATTCTAAGAGGATTCTTTTCAGGCATTGTCATTCTTAAAACTTCATTTCTTACGAATCCTTTTAATTCATTACCATTACCTTGGTTGAAAGTATCTTCATTAGCTTGTTTTACAGCATCTAATACATCGAAAAACAAAGGTTTGAATTTGTTAATTTCAAAAACCATTGCATCAGATTCTTCTTGTGTTTTAGCTCCACTAGCAACCATTCTAGCTAAGTTTTTAGTTATGTTTTCCATAAGAGATAAACCTTCGTCGTTTCTAGTGCTATTTATAATAACATTTTCCATGTATTCTCTTATATTACCACTCATTAGCTTAGCTCCATTTTTAATAGGAGTATTTCTTTCTGGCCCAAATAAGAAACCTAATTCTGATAATTTTTTATTTATATTTTCTAAACTTAAATCTATATAGTCTTCACTCTTTGTTTCTTTTAATATATGTTTAGAAGCAACATAAGCTTGATATTGTTCTGTAGCTTTTGCAAAAAATCCTTCGTTTATTTTACTTATTTTTATATTATTTCCTGCTGGACTTGGATTACCACTTCTATATTTTACTTGAAACGTTCTTAAATATTTTAATAATATTTCATCAGTTTTACCTTCAGAGTCAAAACCTTTAACTGCAGAATCTATTTGATTTTTTATTTCTTCTAATGAACCTTGCAAACTTTCAAAATCTTCTTGAGAATAAGAACCTTTACCAACCATTGCTTCGAATTTTTTTAATTCGTTAATAACTAAATTATCCAAGTATCCTTTTGAGTCTTGTTTTAATACTTCTTCTAATACATGTCTTGTTTCAGGAGAGTATTGTCCTCCTTCTTCCATTAAGTCAATAGCTTGATTTAACATCTTAGATGTTTTTTCTAATATTATTTTATTTGCTTTTTTAACTTCGTTAGGGTCTATTTCTCTACTCATTACTTGTCTAGTTAGATTTTTTAATTTAGGTATTTTATTCATAGCACTATGAACTATTGTTTTATCTTCCATGAAATAATCGTCGCCTGGGTCATTTACTGTCCAGTTAATTCCGTTATATCTAAAAGGAGTAAAATTATATTCACTATTTGAATATTTTCTAATTCTTTGTTTCAAAGTCTTTTTTGTTTCTACTTCATCACTATACAAATCATCATCTAAATGTTCAGGTCTTTCATTTCTGTAAGCATAACTTATTTCTTCAGTAGCTGCTTCAACTATTTTTTTTCTAAAAATATGTTTGTAATCATTTTGTTTCATGCTTTGAGTTATGTATTGAGTTTCATCAGCTTCTTTGTATACTCTTCTAGCCTTTTTTGCTATATTATTATTACTTTCTAAAAGTTCATAAAGCTCTGCAGTATTTGTTATTTTAGCCATTTGTTCCCATTCTTCTTGAGTAAAATTTTTACCTTTGTTATTCAAGCTTCTTAAATAAGCAACAGAAGCATAATCAAACCAAGTATCTCTTTGAGCTAAAAACTTTGCTTTCTTTTCTTCGTCTTTCATGTTGGCTAAGCCTTTATCAAAAGCATAAAAACTTTCCATAGGACTATAATCTTTGAATTGTTCTTTATAAGTATTTTTTATTTGATTTCCAACAATCATTTTAACTTTATCTGGAATATCATCAACATCTTTATATCTTTCTGTTTTAACTGAAGTAAAATTAATACCATCTATTATAATATCAGCATATTCACTACCAGCTTGTTTAACAGCATTCATTCTGTTTATATCATTTGCTATAAGTTCTTTTCTTCTATTAGCACTATCTAATAATGAAGTAGGATTCCATCTTTGTATAGTAGCTGATTTACTTAATAATCCATTATGATAAAAAGCATTAATATTGTTTTCTAAAACACCCATTGCTCTATACGCAAATAATGTTCCGTTACCCATAGTTTTATCTATAACTTCTTTATTTTTTCCGTATTCAACAACATCAGTAAAAGTAAAATCTTTTAATATACTAAAGTTATTAATACCCGTTATTTCTACTACTTCTCTTTCTTTTCCATCAGAACCAATTTGTTTTGTGATAGCAGTATTAAATATTTTACTTGAACCTTGATTTCCATGAAGTATATAATTTATTATATTAGCATCTCTAAGTCTATCTTCTTCTGCTATTTCAGAACCAGCAGATAAACTTATTTGTTTACCAACATATTTTTCTAACTCAGAAAATTTAACTTTGTTATCTTGATTATAAAAACTTTTTATCATATCGCTTAACTGTTTTTTATCATCTGAATCATCCATTGTTTTATATTTAGATTCAAGCCAGTTAATAAAATCTTGACCTGTTAATTCTATTTGGTCTCTATCTTTATTTTCTTCTAAATAATCATTTACTTGTATGTTTAATGCATTAGCATAATTAGAACCTTCTCTTATAATTTTTCCTAAGTTTATTTTTTTTTCACCATCAGAGAAATCTGTAAATTCTCCAAGTATATCTTTAAAAAAACTTTGTTCACTTATCTTTTGATAACGTAAACTTCTTTTATAATATTTTTCAGCTTCTTTTTTTACTAGTTCTTCGTTTATTTCATCAACTGTTTCTCCGCCAATAAGATTTTTTAAATTAGCAAACATAGGAACACTAAGAAACTTTTTATACATAGTTTTCATAACACTATCGTTGTTAACAACGTCAACATCTAAAGCATCTGTTGTATTATTTGTAACAATATGTTTTACAACTTCAACGAATTCAGGATTTTCTGCGTTATATTCTGTTACTCTTTTATACTCAGAATTATCAACTACATTTCTTATTATGTTCGTTTTTTGCTCAAGTAATTGTTTTACTCCACTACTGAAAGTATCAAACATTACTTTTCCAATATCTTTTGCTCCAGTAAGAATAGAACTTACTATTCCTTTTTCAGAACCGTTTTGGAAAGCATCACCTATTGCTTGTCCTATTCCAGTTTTTAAACTATCTGTAGTTCTTCTATAAACCTCACTAGTAAAAATATTAAAATCTTTTGTGAAATTATCAGCTTTTTCTGCATAACCATAAGCTTTTTTGTAAAAGTCTGGATTATCAAGAGCTTGTTTAAAAGCTTTATGTCCAGAATAAATAGCTAGAACCGAACCTAAAGCTGTTAAATCTTCAGAATAACTTTCGTTTTCATCTGTATTTAATAATGTACCAGCTGCTACTAATCCAAAACTAATCATGTCTGAATAATCTTTATTTATTTTAGTTTTTTTCAGCGCCATACCAGTTAATCCAAAAAAAGCGCCAAGTTTAGCTGTTTTCCACAATAAACTTTCGCTTTTTACAGGTATAGCACTATATTCATTAGTATTTTCGTCTCTAGCCATTTATTCCTTCCTTTTTTATATTCCTAATAATTCTTTATAAAAACTATAATATTTTTTAGCTTCTTCTGTATGATTAATACATACTTCATCTTCGAAAGAAACTAAACCATTGTCTTTTTCTTTTATAAAAAATACAGAGCCAAATTTTCTAACTCCTATATAAAGAGTGTTTCTATAGAAAGCATTAACTCCGCATTCTTTCATTATATGTTTAAATATTTTATCTGCTAATTTTCTGTTTATTCCAGTACAGTTTTTAGAACTATACAAGAAATCATGTACAACAGCAGCTTCATCGTATTTTCCTCTTGGAGGTAAAATAGCCCATAAGAAAAAAGGTATACTAGCAAAATCTGTAACAAAACCTTTTGGTACTCTTATAAGCATTTTACCTACTTGATATTCAAAGTCTTCTAGTAGAATATAGCTGTTGTTAAACAACTTTTCATATTTTAATTCTGTTAATTTCATAGGTTTTTAAGTGATTCTATTTCCTTTTCAAAATATTCTTCTTTGTTGAAGTTCCAATCATTTCCTTCGACTTTAGGATTGATTAAATTTAAGAAGGCTGTTGCATTTTCTTCATTGTAGTTTTCAATTAAAAACTTTTTAAAGTTATCGAAATTTTCTTCTTTCGGAAATTCAATTCTAGTTAATTTAGATTCAAATAAATATAAAGTAAATATTTCTTTTTTTGTTTTGTTTATTAAATCATCTAACTTATAGTTTCTATTTAATAATTCAAAAATTATGACACCAGCAAAACTATTTAAAGATTCATAGAATTCATTTATTGTTCTAACAAATAAAGCTGGTCCATCTATATCATTATATTTAATAAAATATAATATAAGTTGCTTTACATATTCTTCATCGTTTATTATTAATTCTATTTCATCAACATTTAAGTCTGTATATTTTTCTAAGAATATTTTTTTGTTTTCAAGATAGAATTCTGGTTTATTTATTTTTTCTAGAACTTTTAATTCTTTTATTTCAAATTCTCTATCTATATAACTATTAGGTATAGTTATTTTCATATTAAACCTCCAATATTTGGAATTTTTTATTTAAGTCGCTCATTTCTTTTATAATATGGTACATACTTAAACTTCTACCAGCTGGCATTTTTATAATTTCTTCTTCTTCTAATTTAGGATGCATTACACAATTCATTAAACAGAATAATTGAAATTCTTTTAAATTACTTGTGTAATCTCCAACTTTTTGTAAAAATTCTTGATATTCTTCTTTATAAAGTGGTCTTATGAAATAACATACACCAGATTTTCCAAGACTTATTTCATCATAATTAGGGTCTACAACAAAAGCTTTTAATTGAGGATGATTCATTTTTAATTCTAGAAATTCATCGTTAGTTATTTTTGTATAACCATTACTTCTAAGTGCTGGAAGTTGTTCTATTAAAAACATTCTCTTATTCGGGTCTGATAAAATAGATTCTTTAAAATCTAAAAATTCAGTAGAATTATAAAGTTTTTCAATAGCTTCATCTTTAATTTTTTCTTCTTCTGTTCTAAAGTCAAAATTAGGTTGTTTGTTAAATTTGTTTTTGTTTTTATTTTTCTTCTTTTTTTTGAAACTTGGTTTTTGTTCAGAATCAATTTTCTCCGCCGGCGCATTTGTGTTAGATTCTGGAACAGTAGTTTCAGACAATTCCTTTTTTAGGTCATTAAAAATTTTGTTTTTATCTTCGTTATTTAACATCTTAGTACCTCCATATTAGTCAGTAAGTTTAATTTTATTATCCACTATCTTTACATTAGAAGAGCTTAGCTTGTCCTCTATTTTTTTTTGCGTTTCTTTATCAATTATTTTTTTTTCCATATTAACTCCTTTCAAAACTAGGGTTTCCTATAAAATCATAGAACTCTATTATATCTCCACGTCCAACATTTATTTCAGTTTGTTTTCTAATGAATAAAACATCTTTTAATGCTATATAAGGACAAGCTGTATCTCCAGTACCATTTTCAAAATTAATAACTATTTTAAGTCTATTATCTCCAGATGTTTTATCTAGATAATATAACAAATCATCATTTTTAAAAAGAGCATCTGTTTTACCGTCTTTTAATCCTTCCATTTCATATAATAGATTACTAGCTTTGTTATTATTTTTTATTAGATTATTTAACATTTTTATTTCTGTTTTCTTAGCTTCCATAATAGCATATAAACCATCTGGTTTTTTATATTTAGAATCAGGATATTGTTTAGTATGGTCAAGAATTAATTTTTCTAATTTTTTTATTTCTTCTTGTAATTCTATTATTTTTGTAGTGCTAGATTGAATATTTTTGTCTTTAATTAGCATTCTAATAAACTGAGCTACAGTTATTTTTCTTAGTCCTATTTTGCCAGTAACTATTTGACGTCCATTAAGATATTTACTGTATGTTGGACTATTATAACTATAAATAGGAATTTTCTCATTGGTTTGTTCTAAACTAGCTACTACAGCATTACCTATTAAACTATCTTTTCCATCTAATTTAACATGTATTTTTGTTCTATTTGGAGCTGCATAAAAACCATTTTCAGTAAATGCTTGAATAAACTCATCGGTGAATTGTTTATCTATCTCCATAATTCACCTCCAACATTAATGTTTTAATTGCCAATGTGGCATATCTTTGAATCTTACCCAATCTCCGCCCCATTCAATATTATACTTTTTCATTAATGGTTCAGCTATTTTTCTTATCTCAAGATATTTGTTTGCATCCCAATCAAGAGTGTTTTTTTGTTTACCAGTAAAAGCAAAATCTATAGCATGAGAATATCCATCTTCATGTATTTGATGTTGTGATTTATTTATAATTCCATCACATTTTGTTACCACTCCAACTTTTCTACCCCATCTATCTGTGAATCTAGTTCTACCATATGAAAAATACATTTGTTGAGTTTCTAAACTTCTAACTCCTTCTACTATAGAAATATCATAAGGACTTATAGCTAATAATTCTCTTATGAAATTAACTAAATTAGGATGTACATTTTCTAATCTCTTTAAGCTTAATTGACTAAAGCTCCAGTTATTTTTGTTTTCCAATATTAACACCTCTGTTTAATAATTCTTCTTTAATACCATTTTCTATTAAATCACTATGTTTTTCTAAATCAATGAATTTTAAAAATTCTAAATCTCCTCTAGCTTTTGCTATATGATAATTTAATTGATTAGCATAAACATAATAGACTCTAATAAATTCTCTCATTCTATAAAGAGCACTTTGTTTTTGAAGTTTTACTCCAGTTATTTTATCTAAATAAATTTCTTTCCAACATTCATCTATTGCTCTAAGTATTTCAAACATATCTTTTTTATCGTCTGTAATTTGTAATCCAAGAGCTTCTATACATTCATCTTTTCTTTCATCTGGTAATTTATCCCAAGTATTAGAAACATCTTTTTTTATATTATCTATTTCTTCTTTACTTCTTATTATATGAGAAGAGTATATATCGCTTTTAAAATGATTGAAAAAGAATGGTATTCTAAATGATACTTTGCCTTCGCAAATAAAAGTAGCAATTATTCTTCTAGCAAATTCATTAACACTTTGATTATACTGTGTATTAACAAATTTTACATTTCTTAGTATAAAATCACCATAAGGGTCTTTATTTTCTTTTTGTATTACATATAAATCCATAGCTTCAAGTTCTTCTACACTTTGTATATAAGGTTTATTTTTAGTGTCGTTATTAGTAAATAATAAACTTTGTAAAGGATATCCTTCTAATACTTCAAATACCATTACTCCTGAAGTGATTTGATTGCTTGAACTGTAACCCATATTTTGTTTAAATCCTATATGGAAAAAAGGCTCTACTTGTTTAGAACTATCTATCTTTAGCATAGAAATCATAGGTCTATGTATATTAGTCATTCCAGGTTTATAAAAAAATACGTTTAAATCTGCAAGACTGTTTTTTGTAATAATAAAATCCATTTTACCTCCAAATTAAAAAGGATTCTCAATAAGAGAACCCTTAATCCTATATTACTTGTCCAGGAACTAATTGACTTTGGTTAGAAACTGTTTCTTCTTTAACTTCAGTTCTAGAAACTGCTTCAAAACTAAATTGTTCTCCCATAGTAGCTGAACCACCTATTGAATATCCACTAGATGTAAATTTTACTCCTAATATTGAAACAGAAAATACTTTCTTGTTTACAGGGTTAGTAAAATACATTTTAATTTCACAAGGCGGTAATTGGTCCATGTGTTGAAAAGAATCAAGTTCTTTTAAATCTATAATACCATTTGTATCAAGTTTTAATTTAGAACCATCAACTGGTTTATAATGTTTCATCATTCTTCTAATTCTAGCACCTATAGATTCATTTAAAACTACACTAGTTAAATGACCTCTGATTGATTTAAATCCTTCAGTAAGCCCTCTAGGGTCTGCACTTCCAAAAGCCCATCTAGGTTCTTTTTCATTAGAAGTAAATACTTGTAAACTAACTATAGTAGTTAAAGGTAATTGATAAAACTTTTTAGCTCCATTTTCTTCTGTAACTATATTTAAAAATAGTTTACAGTCTTTTCCAGTTCCAACAGCGTAATTATATATAGGTTGTTTAAAATCTATTGATTGTTGTGCCATATTTTATACCCCCCAAGAATAATATTCTGTTTGACCTTCAGGTGTTTCATCTGTTCCATCAACAGGTTTATAATCTTCCATATCTTTAGCTAACCAACTATATTGTTCTCTAACTGATAATTGGTCAACTCCAACTCCTGAACTACCAGAAGCAAATCTCATTCCAGAAATTACGTGTTGTATTTTTTTATTTTTATTTGTTTCTTTTACACCTAATACTACTATATCCATATTAGGTAAATCATTAACAGAGTTTATTTCTCCAAAATCATATTTAGGAACATAAGAACCATTAGCAGCTTGATTAAAACCAAGTTCTGCATATTGTACTCCAGCATCTTTTAAAATTTGTCTGATTTCTCCAACAAATCCTTTATTAAGTACTTCAAATACAATGGAACCACTTATTAATTTAGAACCTCTTGCTACACCTCTTGCATATTTATAACCAATAGCAATTACTGGTTCAGAAGCATATGTTTGTTTCCAAGAATATGCACTAGCAGTTCCAAGTTCAACAAGTTCAAATTTATCCACTCTGTTATAAACATCATATCTAGTAGGAACTTTAATAAATAATTTTACTTCAGTTCCGTTAAATGTATCAAACTCTTTAGATTTATTCTTAAAGTTATGAAACATGTCTTGTGGATTAGCCATTATTTATCACCATCCTACTGTTCATTAAGTTTTTGATTTTCTACTTCTCTCCAAGGTTCTATTGAACCTAATATTTGTACTTTAGTAGCAACATCATGCATAGGTGTTCCTGCTGATACTCCAAAAGTTTCACTTAAGAATGTAACTAAATTACATCTAAACATATAAATCTTTCCTTTTTCATATCTTCCTATAGAATCATCTATATCATCTGCTGTACCATATACTACAATATTTACAGGAGGTAAATCTGTTAAATCTATAATTTCATCTTCATATAATTCAGTAACTAAGTTTTCTGTTGGTCCAGATAACAATCTTTGGTCTTCTTCAAGTATTGTATACTCTTCGAACCCCCAACCATTCAAGTTTACTTGAGTAAACATCTTAGTTTGTGTATTATATTTTCTAACGTCTTTTGTTAAAGCTCTTAAGAAACCATTGTCTATTTGTGAAAAAACAATAGTACCATATGTATTTCTTAAAGCTTGAGTAACAGCTACTGGATTTTTTCTTCCAACAGCATGAGTCCATCTAGCCGCTCTGTTTGTTTCTGCTATTATTTGTTGTAAGTTACCTATATCATAAGTAAAATATTTAACAACTTTTAAACCATTAGAATCTGTTTTAGTAAGTGGAACTTCCATAAAAACTCTTAATCCAGAACCTTTACAAAGTACGTTTCCGCTACCCATTACATAATCATTATGAGCCATTATGGTGTCACCTTACCTTCATATTTTTCCCAATCAGTTATTTCACCAATAGCCATAAAACTAACAGCATTACTAAATTCAGTTGAATTGATTGCTATACCTGAAGCTTCAGAAGTTATATAAACACCTTTTATAGTTTTCTTTCTAACTTCTATTACACCAGCTTGGTTTTTACTTTTAGATATTAAAATTATTTCGAAAGGAGGTAATTGACCCCAATCTACTTTAGAGTTATCACTATGAAATTCCCATTGAGTAAAGTTATCTTCATAACTTAAAAATGGTGTTTCGTATAAAGTAGGGAATTTTATTTTATCTGCTCCACCATTAATACCTTCCATAATAACAGCTTTTAATTTACTAAATGAATTTTCATGAAATACTTTAAAAGTCATTTGACCTTCTGCTATTTCCATACCAGGGTAAATGTCAACAGGTCCTCTTGAAGTAAGTGTATATTTTGGAGAAGCACTATTAGATACTTGCCATCCTATATTTTCTAAGAAACCTATATCAAAATATTCTTTTATATATCTATCAGCTAGGTTTTTAGTAAAAAATATTTTAGGAAAAGCAAATTTACATTCTAATTCAGCACCACTGATAGTAGCTGAAATAAATTCTTTTTGTTTTCTTGCCATTTGTACCTCTTTATATTTAAGTGAGGGAAATTAATCCCTCACTATTTAATTTTATTTTGTTTATAATATTCTAGCTGACATTCTTATTAATTGTAAAGTTTGTATTTCTGTAGCTACGAAGTTCATGAATAAAGCTCTTTCTGCAACACCATTAGGATTTTTAACAGAAGCTAAGTTTAAGCTTAATTCATAATTAGGTAAAATGTATTCATTAACAGCTGGTTTGAAAGCTCCTTCTTCTACATTTGTTTTAATTATAGCTAAATCAGTTCCATCATCTATTCTTTCTCCTTTATAAGGAAGTAAAATAGCTTTTGAATTTTCTATTAATGCATAAACAGCAATTAATGTTTCAATTTTTTGGAATTGATTATCAGGAGAAGTCATTAATTGGCTTCTAGATACAGAACCTACAGATTGTCCATGTTCTTGTTGAACAACACAGAATTTCTTAGAATCAAGTAATTGTAATTGTTTTTCAGAGAATTTAACTTGGCATTCACCTTTAAAATTAACTCCAGCTGGACTTCTCTTTACTCCAACTTCTTTACAGATATTAGAATATTGTCTTGCTAAATAAGTTCCTTTAAAGTCTTTGTTGTTTACATTCATTATGTATTTAGGATTTAATCCAGAAGAAATTTCAGTAGGAACTTCTTTATCTAAAGTGATTTCAACAGCGTTTGTACCAGTAACAACTATTTTTTCTACTTTTGCAGAGAAAACTAAAGTATCCATTTTGTTATAAGTATAAACTTCTACTCTATCTCCTACAGAGAATGCAGTTGTAGATTTCTTAGTAACTACTTTCTTTTGAGCTATAGTAGCAACTTTAGCTTGAGGTAAACCTCTTAATCCACCAAGTCCATCATACATATTAACTCCAACAACTACGCTTAGGAATTTTCCTAAATCATTTTTTTGTCCTCTTGAATCTACCATTGTAGAATGTTCTCTTATGATTTCATACATAGCAGCACATTTATCTACATAAGCTTGTATATCTTTTATAGAAGCACTCTTAGGAGGTTCAGGACTTAGGAAAGTATAACAAGAATTTTGTGTAGAAGTTATTTTTAAGTTATGTAATAATGTTCTTCTTAATAGAGAAGCACTATCTGCTAATTTAACTATATCTAATTTTTCTAATACTTCTGTTTTTGTTTTATGTTCAGGTTTTACTTTAAAAGAACCTTCTTTAATTCTAACAACTGTATCGTTATCAACTTTAACCATAAGTTCTTTTAAAACATCTATTTTTAATTCGTTATTATCTACAGATATTGAAACATAAGTAGATAAATCTCCAGTTTGATTTGTTACAGCTAATGTTTTAGAACCAGCAACTCCAGAATAAGTTACATCTGCTCCAAATTTAAAATCTTTTACTCCATCTTCTGTAATTAATTTTGCAGTTTCATCATTGATTAAAACTTCGAATGTATCATGAACACCATCTGTAGCTTCTCCAGTAGAAACTGTAGATTTAGTTCCTTTTATTGATAAATCGAATTTTTTATCAACAGTTATTCCAAGAGTTGAATTGTAAGCGCTTACTGATTTAACTAATTCTTGGAAATCTTTAAATTGGTCTTTTAATTCTTTTACTTGTACTTTATTTGGGTCTAAAGCTAACATGTCATCTAAACTTAAACCAGCAACTATTATTTCTCTAGAAGCTAAGTTTTCAGTAGCTTCAAAAGCATAGTCTAAAGCTTCATACATATCTGCTAAAGAGTTTAAATCAGGAGTATCTCCATTTCTTTTTACTATTCTTACCAAAGCTATATTTGAACCACTAGGTATTAATCTGATTATATTTCTAACTTCTCTTGTCATAACAAGGTTAGTTGTTTCAAGTGTTTCTATAGCGTCTTCAGCAGAAGAGATTATTATAGGATTGTTTGGTTCTATGTAAGTTTCTTCTATATCTCCAAATTCATCTGTTGATTTCATTATTTCTGGTAAAATACAATAAATTGTATATACGTCTTTTAATCTAACAACAGGTGGAGTAGTTTCGTTAGTATCGTTAATATTAACATAAAATCCAGGTAGCATTTTGTTTTTATCTATTGCCATTTAGGTTATTACCTCCAATTTGGTATTTCAAACGATTCATAATCGTTATTTTTATTTTCAATTTTTTTAAATGATTTGCCTAAAACATAAGAATCTTTTGTTGACTCTATATTTTTATTTATTGTTTCTGAGTTTGTCATATTATATATTTCAAATTCAGTTGGTTCTACATCAAAAGCAATTTTAAATGCTTCTACTAAATAATAGTTATTATATTCACTTTCTTCTTTTAATCTCATATGAAAGTAAATTTTAACAGTTCTTAATTCATCTTTATCATTTAAAGGTTCTGTTTCTATATGAGATATTCCACATACTACTACAAAAGGTTTTGTAATTCTATGTGAATAAACATTAAGTGATTTTTCTAATATGTTTATTATTTTTAATTGTTGTTTTAGAGTATTTGTTTTAACTGTAAAAATAAATTCATTATCTGAATAAAACAATTCTTTTCTTATAGGAACTTCTTCAGGTAAATCCTTTCTTTTTTCTATTCTAGTTGAATTACTAAAAGTAGGTTTACCAGCTAATAATACTCCTTCATTGTTAAATAATACAGTAGGGTCTCTATCTGTATTAGTATGATAACAACGTTTATTTAAATTTATATAAATTAATCCATCTTCAACAGGTAAAGATTTAGTTGTATCTTTTTCATGTTTATCTTCTCCTAAAATAATTACAGGAGAAATTTCTTTATTTATTATAAATGCAAACTCAACTAGTTTCTGTAGTTCATCCATTGCATCTAATAATATATTTGGTCTATCGAAGATAAATCTATCTTTATATTTATCAACCAATTCTTGTAAAGCTTCTATTCTTTTTTGACTTATCTTCATATTAACCTTCTTGTATTTCTATAAGTTTATCAAAATCTTCTATTTTAAATCCTTTAATGAAGTTTACTTTTCTTCCTATGATTTCATAAAAAATAAAATCATGGTCTCTGAATTCTTCTCTGTTAACTATTTTATAGACAGAAACTATAGTTTTTTCATCTTCTTTTAAAAGACAAATTAAATCTTCAGTGTTCATATCTTGATAAAGTTCATCAACATAAAATTTTCTATCTTCATTTATTGATGTAGCAAATTTTGTTTTTTCAAACTGAGTAACATAACTATTGTTAAGTTCATTTCTTATTTTATCTGTCAATATAGCTTGTCTAATTTTACCAAACCCATAACATTTAGGACATTTAGGGTCTGGCTCAGAATCAACAAGTCTATCTTCATCGTAACAATCACAATTTTCTATAGCTTTTAACCAAAGACATTTACTTCCAGTCCTCGAAGCTTCTTTGAACTTTAAAGAATACTGATTTTGCACAACCCACCTCACATCTTTTTAATTTATGAGCAATACCTGGTTCTTTATACAAAGCTTCATATAATTCCTTTTCGGCTTCATAAATTAGGTTCTTAATTAAATCACTACTTGAAACAGTTCCGTTAGCTCCTCCGCCAACTCCTGTTGAAAAGTTACCTAATTTAAGATTGCTTGTACTAGGAGAAGCTCCTAAACCAACATCTGCGTTTACTCCATTGATAAATTTTAAAGCTAAAAATTCAGACATACAATATAAATTAACTAGTCTTTTATATAAAGGGAAATATTCTATATCTTCTATTTGAGTTTTATCTAAACCAAATCTTCTTTTTAAATATACTGATTTTTCTTGTATCATTCTTTTAAATCTTTCATCTGTCTTTTCGTTAAACTTTAAATCAGTGTCTTTTAAAAATTCTCTTAAGTCTTTTACATTACTCCAATAATATCTAGGTTCTTCTTTTATTATTATCTTTTTATCTAATATAGAAATAACATATATTACGTTTGTTTCTCTATTTATATAAGTTTTATCTTTTACATTTAATTTATATTTCTTATATGGAAAATCAGGATAGATTTCATTAGTGTATTGTTCTACTTTTATAGGCATAGAACTTTCATCTATAAATCTTAAACCATCTGGGTCAAACTTAACTCTAAGAGTGTTTGCTAAATTCTGTACCATTATTTGTTCTTCTGAACTAGAAATAGTGAATTGATTATCAATAGTATAATCATCAACATCAAGTTCTATTTCTTTGGGTTCATCTTCTTTTTTCTCCGCCGGCGCATTTTTTTCGTCGTCTTGATTAAAAAGATAGTTAATAGAATTTGCTTTTAATTTAATACCATCAAAGAAATTTCCATATATTTCTATTTGAGTTTCATCTATAACTCTTATTATAAATCTTTCTTTTAGTTCTTCATTGTTTTTATAAAAGGTAAAAAAGTTATTTACGAAAGGATTTTCATTTTCGTCTAATTTATATATAACTTTATCCCTTTTCCAAATAACTTTAGACATAACTCATTACCTCTTATTTTTTAGTTCTTTTAGATTTTTTTTCAGGTTTTTCTTCAGTAGCTTCTTCAATAACTTCTTCTTCTACTTCAGGTTCTTTATTTTCTTCCACAACAGGTTCTTCAGATTTAGTTTCAACTGTGGGAATTTCTGCTTTAGAAACTTTTTCTTGAGAAGCAGTATCAAGAATTTCTTTATCTAAATCAACTATTTCTAAGTATTTTTCTTTTATGAAATATTCTAATTTTTTTACATTTTCTTCAGTAGCTTCAATAGAAGGTTTTTCTAATGTAAGAGTTATTCCTTCTTTAGAAACATAATGAACATTTTTAAGTCTTATAACTTTCATTGTTCCTCCAATCTATTTTAATAAAAGGCGGGCAAATATATACCCGCCCTATATTATTAAGTTAATTAAAATAATTTTTTACCATGTTCTATAGATATAACTCTATTTTCAGATTTAGGGTCAAATACGTCATCAGTAACGTTGATATTTCTGAAAGCGAATACTCCATGGTCTTTATCTAATACGAAGTTGTAGTAGTTTTTGAATTTAATCTTTGTAACGTCTACAAATTTATCTTCTATTTTATCAGATATAATTCCTCTACCATCATGAACGTGAGTTAAACATCTTGAACTGTCACATAATATAATGTCTGTAACATCATTAGGTGCAGAAGCGTGTTGAACTGTAGGTTTAATAGTAAATCTTGTTCCAGGAGTTGTAATAGCAGTACCTTTTTTGAAGAAACTTACTAAAGGAGTAACTATTACGTTAAGAGTTTTATTTGTTATTAATTGAGGAACAGCTAAATGTTCTTCTTTTTCTAAGATTGGTCCATGAACTTTTGACCATTTTGTTAATTGGTTTTGAGCAATTGTAGGCATTTTCTTAGGAATCATAAACCAAATATTTGCAGTTTCTTTTAAGTATTTTTTAATATTAGGTTCAGCGAAGAATACTTTCCAAGCTAATGGATGTATAAATATAGTATCTACGTCATATCCAGAATGTTGAGTTTCAAAGAAGAAACTTTCTAAGTCTCCTAATAATAAAGTACCATTTTTTGTAGCTGGGTTAGCAAATGAAACTCCAGAAGGCATTTTAGTTGGGTCTAATCCATCTAATACAGTTCTTCCATTAGCTTCTATTAATCTAACAGCTTCTAAAGATTTATATCTTTTAATATCGTTTATTGCAGCACTACAAAGAGCAGTTAATAAAGCAGCACCATTTCTTTTGATTGCTTCTTCAGTAAGAGTAACGAAAACCCCGATTTTTCCTTTAGAAGTTTTGATATAATCTTCTGTAGATTCTAGGTTTAAAGTCTTGAATTCTCCACCTTCAGCTACTCTAGTTGTTGCTGGTGAACCGTTTTCTCCTATTACTATTGTATAAAATACTGTAGCATCTTCTAGAACTAAATCTCTAGATATAAATTGCCAAGCTTCTAATTCTTGAGTTTCTATTCTTGTAACTAATCTGTTTATTACTTGTTGAGCGAAGAATCCTAATGAACTAGCCGAGAAGTCTTTTATTATATTTCTTCCAGCGTTTTCATTAAAATCTTTTGCTAATGTTTCTATTTTTTCAGAAAGGTCGGCTAGAGACATTTTTGTTTGAGTATTAGCATCAAAACCATCATGGTATATTGCATCTGCTAAGTCTTCAATTTGTTTTATAAACTCTACACCTTTTTCTGGGTCTTCTTTAAAAGCGTCTGTATTAAGAACTTTTCTTTCTTTGTTTAGTTCCATAAATCCTTTTACAGCGTCTTTTATTTGTAAATCATTATAATCGAAAATTCTATTCATTTATCCTCCAATTTATTACATTGCAACGTAGAATTCTACTATTGTTTTAATATAATTTGCGTCGTTAAATTTTTCACCTATAGATAACCATACGTTTCTAGATGTTCCAGCAGTATCTTTACCTTGTAAGTTAAAATCAAAACAAGATTGATTTGTGTAATATAAGTTATTATATTGTTCTCCAGGAATTATTGAAGTTGCTCTTCCAACTCTTTGAGTTATTTTATCAGTAGCATCATCAAAAACTACAGGCATTCCAGCATACCAAGCTTTAGTTTTATCTGCGTTAGCAGCAGTTTCTCCGAATAAATAAGGTAATGTTCCATCACCTAAACAAGTAGTTATTTCAGCAGTAGTTATAGGTCTAACTGAGCATCCTGGTTTAAATTCAAATAATTTCTTTGAAGCTCCATCTTTTTTATAAGCATATCCTCTTTCAAATAAAGCTTCGAATTGGAATACAGTAGGAGTAATTCCTTGTAAATCATCCATTGAGTTTACACTATTAATTGCTTGTTCAGTTCCATTTCCAGTTAAAAGTGCTTTTAAATGAGCTGTACTTCTTAAACAATGTCCTATAACACCATATGGAGCTAATGTTCCATCAGCTGGTACTAAATATCCTTTGTCATTTATTGCTACAGCTATTGAAGGAGAAGAAACTAAATCCATTCCTTCTGGCATAATTCCTTTTAATTCTAATACAGTTTTTAAATCTGGGTCAGCTAATGGTGTTCCAAAACCACTTGATACAACTGATTTTGCAGTTCCTTTATAACCCATTGGTTCGCTAAGTCCTCTATTTGTAAATAACACTATTGGTTACCTCCGTTTTTAATTAAAATTTTTAATAAATAATTCAGATAAAGAATCTTTGTTTTCAACTTTAGCTTGAGCATCTTTTGCTTTTAGCATTTCCTTTAAAGCTTCTAAATCATCTTTAATATTTTTTTCAACCATTTCCGCAGAACCTTCTTTTGGTTCTTCTTTTCCGTCGTTTGCTTGTTCAGCATTTTCTTTATTGTCTTCTACATTAGTAGCTTCAGGTTCAGTTTCTGGTTCAACTTTAGGTTCTTCTGGTTTTTGTTCAGAATCCTTAATAGTTTCAACTTGAGTTGCAGCTATTTGTAAACTATCAGAAACTTCTTTTACTAAGTTATTAGTAGAAGTTTTTAAACTATCTAATACTTTTGTAAGCTTTTCAATCTTTTCATCTTCTAAAGAACTAATGAAATCTTTTATTTCCGCTTCAGCAGAGTCTTCGAATTTCCAAGTATTTTTCATGTCCTTTAAAAGTAAAGTGATTGTTAAATCTTTAATCATTTCATCACCTTTATTTTTATTATCGTTTTGAGTATTGTCTAACACATTTTCATTGTTGTCAATTTTCGGTACGATAGTATTAGAATCCGTAATTTGTGTTTTGTCAATTTTAGAGTCATTCGTTTTATTATCTTTTTTATCTGGTATATAAATTATACTAGTATCATTAGCTGGTACATTTACTATAGAAATTTCTCCAGCTTCATATTGACCAGAAGCTACAGGAATACAAACTTTTTTTGTTTTATCTTCCATTTCATATTCTCTACCTACAGAGTGAGAACAATCCCAAATTGAACTTCCGCAAATATTACATCTCATATCTTCTACAAAAATACCTTGCGATACAGTTAAATAAAAACCGTCTTCTATTTTTTTCATTGTTTCATCATCAACAAATGCTTTTAAAATAGTAGAGCCTGTACCTTCTTCAAAACAACCATTATCTTGGAAAAATTTTAAAACATCTTCTGGTAAAACAGAATCATGAGCAGTTTCTACTGATAAACCATCGTGATTTACATACCAAGCATCTAGTATTCTTCCTTGTGGTTCACCTTCTATTTGGTCATGATTTTTTAGAACTGGTTTGTTATAAGGAGATGTCCAACCTCCAGAAACAACTAATTCTTTTGTTGATTTGTCAGCATATGTTCTAGAATTTATTTCTTTATCAGAAGTAGTAGCCAACATATAAACAAGATTATTATATTCCTTGTTTAAAATAGGTTTTCTTTTTTTCTTATCAGATATTTGAATTTTTACTTTTGAATCATTGAAAGTTTTATCTTCTTTCATTTTATTTATATCAGTAAAATCATTTATCTTATATAAGTGTTTAATCAAGCTTTTTCACCTCAATCTTTTTTAGTTTTCTTTGTGGTTCCAGTACCACCTGTATGTTGATTTTTAGGATTATTAACGTTTTCTACATTACCATTCATTTCTGCTTGTTCATATAACTTTTGGAAAGATTTTTCTTTATCAAACTTTTCATCCATAGAACATAATTCTCTTGCTTCATCAATAGTAATAACACCACCTTGAAATAAGAACACGGCGTGTTTTTCTTTTCTTTCTTTAACATTAAAATCATCAGTAAATTTAATTTCTATATCTTTATCTACTTTAAATAAATCTAAGCATATATTGTGTATGATAGTTTTATTTATTTGAAATTCAAGTTCTTTCAAGAAACTATTTGTTATTAAAAGAGTATTTTCATCTTGAGTTTCAGCATCTTGTCTTCCAGAACTAGTAGAACCAAGTTGTCCTTTTGAAGTATAAAGTCCAGCATACATTTGAATTTCTAATGCCTCAAGTAATTTATCAGGACTCTTAAATTCTTTTTCTACTTTGTTTATATTAACTGGTATATCAAATATTAAATCATCATCTGTTTGTTCTAATAATGCTTTAGCAGAATTATAACTATCTGTTTTTATTTGTCTTACTTGTCCACTTTTAGTAATACCTAATTCATATATTATACGAGTTATTCTTTGGTCGGCATATGATTCTAAAGCATTATCCATTAATAAATTATATTTTTGAATAACTGGAATTACAGAACACCATATAGGCATTGCGAATATTTCATCTGATTCTTTATTATAAGTATAATGAAATATCTCAACTCCGTTTTTGAATTTTCTATCTTTGTATATAACTCCAAAACCATCGTAACCATCTTCACTTAAAATAAAAGTTTCACAAAAACTATTACCGAATTTTTTATCTACAGTCCAACCTTTGTTTTGAATTATTTTAAGTCTATCTATTGCAGAATTTTTTCTAATAGGCATTATGAAAACATTAGAATATTTTACTAAATTTTGAAAAGCTTCTTTTAAGAATAAGTTAGGATTATAATTACTTCTTTTTAAAATAAGATTAAATTCTGTTGCAACTTTTTTAACTTCTTCTGGATTACTTCCAATAAATTTTATTGGTTTATCAGAAGCTTTTGCTGTTATATTTAAAATAGCTCTTGCAAGTAATGGTAATTTAAAAATTTCATCTTTTATTTTTTTAAGAACATTGTCCATGTTATAACACATGGCTTTTTCTCTTTTATCACCAATATTGAACGATAAGAAATCTTTATCTATATAAGTAGATTTATATATAGATGAATAATCTCTTTTTTCATTATCAACACGTTCAACTATTGTTTCTTTTTTATTTTCTTCTTGTTTATCTGTTGCGAAGAGTTTACTAATAAAACTTATTTTTCTCACCACCTTATTTTAATAATTCAGTTATTTGATAAGTAGATAAATAAGTATTTTCTTCGTCTTGCAAAAACTCATCAGTTTCTTTTAGGACTTGAATTTTTTGTGTGAAAAATTCATCTAAATCTTTATATCTTTCTTCATCAAATTCTATTTTTTTCTTATTGTTGATATTAAATAATTGTATTTCGTCATCTTTGTTTTTATTGTTTAATATAGAATAATTTTTAGCATTATTAATATAATCTGTCAATTTGCCGATACTATCTTCGATTTCTTTTATTTCATTCATGTCTGGCATAGCTTTGCTATATTCTAAATTTAGTTTATTTTTTAATTGGTTTCTTTCTCTTATTTTTTCATAATAATCTATATTATTTATCCTATCTAAAAAACTTTGTATTTCTTTTAATCTTTTTATATTATCTTCACTTAATATTTGTTCTATATCACCTATAGTTTTTTTCTTTATTATATAACCTTTCTTTTGGATAAGAGATTTTTTTTCTAGTATCTTTTCTCTTTTTCCAGAATTGTAGACTAGTTCTACTTTATTATCTCTATATACTATTTTCTTTGGTATGTCTTCTTTTTCTTCTATTATTCTATCTATTGATTCTACTTGTCTTGGACTTCCGCTTGTTACTATTCTAGAATATTCATACTTACCAGCTTTATGTGGTTGATACAATACTGGTGTACCTGATTTATTAATATAATATACTTTCCATTCACTAGGTTTTTTATAATCAGGTTTTTCGTTTTTATCTGGTAAATCTGGTTCAACTGGACTTCCATGGACTGGTGATTCGTCTGGATTATCTCTATATCTTTTTTTAGGTATGAGTAAAGCTTCATTTTCTCCATAACCTCCATTTATAAAACAAGGTAAGATTGCCCTTGGAAGTTTATTTATAAACTCATCTATTAATTCAAGAGTTTCTTTCATTGAACCTATTAAAGGAGTTAATCCAAGACCTAAATCAAATTCAACAGCTGTATTTTTTAATCCTATTTTTTCTGTTAGTTTATCTACTGATTTTTCAAATGAAGTAGTTACTTGTCTAAGAAGCATATCTATTTGTCTTTTTAATTCAAGTAAAACTTTTTCAAATAATAAACTAGTAATTATATTTAATATTTTATCTAATAATTCTACAAGAGCTTCTTTTGTTTCTTCTTCTAAGTTTAAGAATTTAGCAAACTCTAAAATACTAGGTAAAAATCTCATTATAAAATCATCAAATTCTCCTAAGTCTTTATCGACAAAAGTAGTTTTAGTTATAGCTTCTCTGTTAAATTTAACAACTTTAAAATATTCTTCTAACATCTTTGAAATATATACACTGTATTTTTCTAAAAATGGTTTTTCATTAACTGTTTTTTTAAGTTGTTCAAAACTAAAGTTCTTATATTCTTCATATAATTTAACTCCATCAAACATACCTCTAAGCAAACTTGTATTTAAGTTTCTATTTGTTTTCTTTATAAAATCATCATTTACATAATAACCAGTACTTTCTGAATGAATATCTACATTTAATTTATATAAAACAAATGCTATTTCTTCTTTTGTTAAATAACTAACTAAATCATATATTTCATTTTCACTAGATAAAATTATATTTTTCTTAGCATAGTAGTCTCCATTATACGCTTTCTTTTCAAGAGCAAATTCTATTAAACTATATAAAACTGGCAAATCTTCTAAACAAGTCCAATATGTTTTTGAATTTTTATAACTTTTTTTCATAGTATTAATAAAGAATACTATTCCAGAACTTGAGTTTAATTTACTATCATAAGCGCCCCAACCTATTTCTCTGAATTGTACAACATTTAATCCAAGAGAATTTAAAGCAGATTCCATCATAGATTCTTCATTTATTTCACTAAGTTTTTGAGCGTTGTCTATGTTTTCAACAAGTATTTTTAGAAAATTAACATAATTATATAAATCACTAAGACTTATTTTCTTTCCATTGAATGGAATTATTTTCAAAAAGAATAATTGTTGAAATGACATACTGATAGTAAATTCAAGTAATTGAGCTACACTATTTAACATACTAGAAACAAAACCGTTAATATAATCTCCTATATTAACATTGACTACTAACTTTTGGTCTAATATTTGTATTACTTCTATTATGTCTCTTACTATCTTTGTGTTTTTAACTATTCCTTCTATATCTAAAGCATCTAATCCTAATGTTCCAAATAACTTATGTATTGCTATAGCGTTAGCGTCCATCTGTTCGTGTTCTTTATTATTTATTATTCTTTTATATGGATTATGAGTAGCGTTCATATACGCATAGTAACTACTAAATGCTTTAGCTAATTTACTATTTCCATAGAAACTAGCTTTTGTTTCTTTTTCTGTTCCAACAGCCCAAGTAACATCAGCGTTTTTAATGTTATCCATATGAAGTGTTGCTTGATGTGAAGCTTTTCCAAAATAAGTAATCCAATATAAAACAGTTCTAATTATTCTACAATCTAACTTACTGAAATTTAAACTCTCTATATATTGATTATAAATTTCTAATCTTTTTTTAATATAAGCATTTACTTCATTAAACAAATTATCGTTAAATAAATTAGCGAAAAAATTATTTTTCAATGGATTTTCTATTGAACCACCATAGTAATCAGGTTTAAAACTAAGTCCATAATCTGGTTTAACTGTTGTATCAACTGGAAATTTATTAAAAACATTTATGTATTCTGGATATTCAAATCTGTTTTCGAAATAGTTTGTATTATCTTTGAACATTGTTTCAGACATATTCTCTGTAATGTATTCTATTCTTTTATAAGAATCAGTAAATTCATTAAGTTTATTAACAAAATTTCTTAAATTAGCTTCTCTTTCTTGAATATTTAAATACTGAATTTCTATATTTTTTTTCGCCGGCGCATTTTTTTTAATAAATTGCTTAAAATCTTCTTGTCTTATTATTTCAAGATAACCATCTAAAGTTACCTTATCTTCCATATTTGCTAATACATTTACTAGATTATTTAAGTCTTTAGAATATTTAATTTCAGATTTAAACATTCTCACACAATAATCATTAATAGTCATATCAACTATTTCTGCATACTGTTGAGAATGTTCAAAAATATATCTAAGTTTATCATCTTTATATTTAAAACAAAATGTTTTTTTGAATGTTTCAAAATCTTTTTTAGAATACAATCTATTTGTTAAATAATTATTAAGGGAAAATGAGTCGTCTTCAAATAAAAAATCAAAATCATTTTTTAGTTTCTGATTAAGCTCATTAAAATAAGCTTGTTTATCTGTTATTTTTTCAGCTATTTTACTCACCTTCCTTTAATATACTTTTTATTGTTTCTTCCAGTCTTTTATCTATATTTTCATCTTCTTTTTCTTTGTTTATTATATTTTCTATATTATACAAAGTTTTTTCATCTGAAATTATATGATTAAGAATTTCATTATTTGTTATAAATTTTCTTTGTTCTTCTGGTAAAGCTAAGAACCAATTATAAACATATAACGCACTTTGCAAAATCATAGGATTTTTTGTAACACTTGCCATAAATAACCTCCATTAAATTATAGGCACATCATCTATAAAACTATTTATTCTTTCCATTAATTGTTTAAAACTAGCTTCAGAATAATTATTTATATTTAAGTCATAACTAACAAAATCAAGAGTACTTCTTACTTGACTATCAAAATCTTCAAATTTATTAAATGTATTTAAGTAATCTCTTACAGTTCTTATACGCATATATTTTTTAGAAGTTTCATGTTCTGTTTTAGATAAATATTCAATATTTTTTTTAAATATTTCTTTTATTCTATTTGTAGGAACATTTCTATAAGCAAATAATAAAGCGTCATAATATACTATATTTTCAGGTGTTGGAATAATATATTCATTTCTATCTAAGTTTAAATCGTATGTTTCAACTTCTATATTAGTTTGTTTTGTTTTGTTATAATTTTTAAAAGCATAGTTTATATTACCAATTCCTTTATTTTTATTAACTAAAGGCGTTGTTTCTGTATATGCTATTTTTTTTGTAGGAGGAATTTTAAAACCATATAAAGTTAATTGTCCAAAGTAATCAAAAAATTCTCTATAGTAATTTCCTCTTTGTCCTGGATTAGAAGATGAAAACTCATCGCTATTAAATTTAGAATAAATACTATCAAATCTTGCTAAGTCTTGAGTTATATTTTGTAAAGAATCATAAATTGTATTTTCTATTATACTTTCTAAACTAGATTGTATTTCTTGCGATTCTAATAATATTTGTTTCTTCATAAATGCAAATTGAAGAGCCATTAACCTTCTTGTAATACTATCTTCACCTAATGTATTTTTATTAGCTAATAAATCTTGTATTATTGGATTGTTATAAATATTGTTATATTCTTTAACTATTTGGAAATTGTCTTTTTCATTAAAAGGTTTTCCTGACCAAACTTTATTGTAAGTCCAAGGACAATATTGTTTTAACTTTTGATTTGGGTCAAAGAAAAATACACCACATGCTATTTCACTTGTTTTAGAAATACTAGTAGGTACTTTATTTACAACATATCTATCTCCGAATTTACAAGATGTTATACTATCTAATTGAGTTATATCATCTACACTCGAACCGTGAGGGAAAGTAGCATTTTCAAAACCACTTTTATTTAAATCAGTCATTATCTGAGCTGGTTTACATGCAAATAAATCATTAATTCTTTTAGATATTCTTTGTTGCCATGCACATAATACTCTTTCTAAAAGACCACCTATACATAAACCACTAAAAACTCTTATCTTTTTAAAACCAAGTAATCTTGGTATATTAGCATTAAATAAACCAATACCAGCACAGAAAGCATATAAATATTGTATAATAGAACGTTTTAATCCTAATCTATTTCTAGAAGTCCACATACAAAGATGTCCAGTCTGATATGTTCTTTCTTTGCAACCATTTCTTTTAGTTGTTATAGTACTGTTAACTCCAGTATATTTAGCTGTTCCATCTTTTGTAAAAATTATATCTTTATCTTCTATAGCTTGATTAGATAAAGGTTTAACTCCTTTTTCTCCACCACCCCATAGTAACAATGAACTTAATTCACCATAAGGTATATCTTTGAAATTACAAACACCTAGTTCAGATTCTTCTGAATAAAACTGTTTTATTTCTTCTGCAAAATTAAGTTTATCTATATCAGAAAAAATATCTGTTAAAAATAAATTTTCTACAGGAAGTTCGATTAAATATTTTTCTTCTATTGAAATAGGATGACCTTTATAATGCCCAAACACATCGTCATAGTTAATTAAATTTTCAATATCTTTAGGATATTTTTCAGCTTTTTCTCTAAATTCTTTTATTCTTTCAGCTATTGTTTTTGGATTATAATAATCGTTTGGATTAAATTTATTATCAATATCTTTTTCATATTTTAGATTATTTTCTTTAATATCATTCCAAGTAAGTTTTATATCTTTTAAAAAGTTATCAAGAAATGATTCAGGTAATTCTAATCTTAAACCTTTATCTGTTATTACTTTATTATTTAACAAATCTAAATATTTAACTTTTTCTCCTACAAGATTACTATTAAAAACTATATTTCTATTTGGGTCATAAACATTCCCATCAAAATCTATACTATAACCATTTTCAAAATGCATTTTATCTGGATTAGTTACTCCGTTAGTTGTAGTAGGAGTGTAAAGTATTTCATCTACACTCATAGGCAACTCATTTTGTAATAAATCTTTAGCATCTAAAAAAGCTCTTGGATTAACTTTACCGTTTTCATAATATTTAGGAAAGTTAGGAATATAACTAGAAAAAAAGTTATTTAAATTTTCTAAGTGTTTTAAAAACTCAGAATCAAAAAAAGGTTCAGCCGTTATTTCACTTTCAAGAATATTGTTTTTAACATTTTTCTTTGTAAGTTCTATTTTCTTTTTTAATTCTTGTGTTTTTTTATGTTGTTCTTCTTCAAATTCTTTTTCAGGTATGTATTTATCTTCTTCTTTATCTAATGTATTATCAGCATAAAGATTCTTATAAACACTATTATTTTTATATCTATTAGTCAAAAAATCCATTAGATAAACTCCTTATCGCTTTTTTAGCTTTTTTAAGATTTCTTTCTTTACCACCATTAGCTACTCCCATTCTTCCTAAGTTTATACTTAATGGTCCATTATAAGGTTTTTTATTAGGAGTATTATATTCATTGTTGAAAGTTCCAGCATCTATTTTATATCCTTCATTTTTAAAACTTAAAATAAAGTTTCCAGTAGCTCTATCAAATATAGAATCTAAATTTTCTATTAGAGCAAAGTTAGCTAACATTAATGCATCTAACTTGTGGTCAATACCAGCAAATACTGGTTGGTCTTTATTATCATATCTATCTATTCTATATTCTTTTAATTGTTCTATTAATTGGTTCTTACCAGTTTCTTCTGGTTCAGAAATAATTATTTCTTTCTTTTCAAATCTTTTTTGAATGAAATTAACTAGCATTATTTTCATTCTTTTAGGTATTGTAGTTCCAGTCCATATATCTTCATAAGAATAATTTGAAGCAAAATTAACACCTTTAAATATATCTATTTTTCCTTCTTCGAAAAAGTGTTTAGATAATATTTCATTTTGCATAGAACCATGACCCTCATCACAATATACAAAGTCAGCATTAAAATCTCTTTGTAAATTAATTATAGTATTTACAGTTTCACTCTGAACATCTTTAATAGTTCCATCAGTGCTAAACTTATTAATACTTGAAAAATGTAGTATCTTTAAAGGTTTTTCTACATCTAATGGATTACCACAATATAAACCTAATACACATACTTGTCCACCATTTTTCCAATCGTTATAATCGCATCCTATGGCTATTTTCCATTTTTCAGGATTGATTAATTCACTTCTTGAATAAACATAATTATAATTTCTAAGACTTTCTTTTATGTCTTCAGTTTTGAAAACTTTACTACTTCCTTCAGAGAATTCAGCTTCAACTTCTAATTTATAACCTTCTTCTGTAAGCGAACTTCTTAATTCTGGTTCGTCATTTACAGCAAAATTAGGAAGTATACTAGAAGGAAAATGAAATTCTTTCCATTTTTCATCAGTTGTACACCAGTTTCTAAAGTTAGATTCTAGTGCTGAAGGAGTAGATGCAACAGTAAAAGATACATTTTGGTTATCAAGTTTAAACGCCATAAGAACTTGATATGCTTGTTCAGGAATATAAGCACCTTCGTCTATAAATACTTTATCAGCAGATTGTCCTCTGATACTGTTACCATCTGTTGCAGTAGTAAAACCATTAATTGCAGTTCCATTCCATAACGTTACTTTTTCAGAAGGACTACGTTTTCTTTTATAATCATTTTTATAAGCACTTGTCTTAGAACTTAATAACGCTTCTATTCTATCAAATATTTCAGTAATTAACTTTAATGAGTTTGCAACAACTACTATTTTCTTATTAGGATTTAAACAAGCATAATGAAGAATATCAACGCACATTCCTTCTGTATTATGAGTAATAATACCATTAGTTAAAAAAGTATGTGTCTTTTGTACACTAATACTAACAGTATCTCTGAATCCTACTTTATATATATGCTTTATTTTTTCTTCATTATAAAATTTATTTCTGAAAATTCCATCAACTTCTATTTTAAAATAATTAGGATTGAACTCTACTATCTTATATCTATTATTTGTTTTTTGTAATAAAAATCCTATTGTTTGTACAAAGAATTTATTTGTAAATACTTTAGTTTCCAATACTCCTTCTAAGAAAAATATAGTATTGTTTTTGCTAAGTCTAAAAATATGACTATTAAAATTCTGTTCTTTACCAGCTATCTTTCCAAGAGCTTTATATATTTCATAATTATCATCAGTTATATTTCTATATTTAATATTACTAAAATCTACTGGTACAGTTACTTTATCTCCTATTTTTAAATTTTGAGCTTCTACCCATTCTCCTTTAATTAAATAAGGGTGATTAGTAGTAACAGTGTCTTCTCTTCCTGATTCAGTAACTATTTTTATACATTCTCTAAAACCATTTTCAACCATACCCCAATTTCTTGTAGGATATATTCTTTTTGTTTTTTCGTCATATGTAATTAATAAATCAGTATCTTTTAATTTGTATGCTGGAACTAAACCTCTATTGCTAGTTGCAATAAGTGTATTTTTTTCAACACATTTTCCTAGCCGTCTTCCAAGTCTTTCAACTTTGTTTTTGGCGGTGCAAAGCAATATTTCTTTTTGGTAATATTGATAAAAAGAACGTTTAGGATTATATGGTGTCCAACCTAAAAATTGTTCAGCCCAAAGTAATTTATTATTTTGTATTTGTAAATCAAGTTTATCTTCTTCACTTAAACTATTCATTTCTTCTTTTGATAAAAAAGCATCTAGTGGGAATAGTTTTCCATTTTCTAATTCTTTTGGAACAGGAGTGCAAGATACCTTGAAACTTCCTTTCTTTTTTATATGTGCTTTCATGCATTTCTTGCACATATCTGCTATTTCATAATTTAACGCCATTTTAAAACCTCCTTAACTAGTTTGAATTTTGTCTGCGCTCAAATATTCATTGTCTAATCTAGACATGTCTCTTCTCATATCATTTGAGAAATTTCTATAATATAATTGTTTTTTATATTCTTCTAAGTCATCTCCGCTTCTTTGCATATGTGTTTGAATAGAATGCATAGTAGCTTCGTTAGACTCATAAACATCTTTTCCTGAGTTTAATTGATAATCAACTATTGTTTTAGCAAAGTTTTGAATGGCAGTATCTTGTCCGTGAGATGCTATTCCGCCTATTATTGAACCAGCAATATTTAGTCCAAATGCTAATTTACCAGTTCCAACTTGAGTAATTACTTTACCAAAAGAACTAGAAAAAAACTTTTCAAACACATTTTTTCTAGTTAATGTTTTAGCTATTTGTTCAGCTTCTTCTTCTGTAACAGTGGCAGATACTTTTATAGCACTATCTTTTAAACCGTCCATAACTTGTTTAGAACCACCACCAAGTCCAACAGAATCAATAAGATTCATAAACTTTTTATATACCTTTTTTGAATATTTAGAAACATCATCTCCATTAGCTTCAACAAAACCAGCAACAGTTTTATTATCTTTAGCACCTTCTTTAAGTAAATTATTTAAAGTTTCATATGCTTCTTCTTTAAAGGTACTTTTAACATCAGCACTACCCTTGATGCTATTTACTAATTTATGAACACTATTTCCTACTTTATCAAAATCACTTGCTTTTGTATTTTTGCTATTTATTAATGCTTTTAAATTTGTTTCATTAAAATCAACAAGTTGTCTTTTTCCATCTATTTCTAAAAACATCTTATTATTAGAAAAATCAGCATCTGTTATACCTAATGTTTTAAGCTTTCTAACAGCATCATTTACATTTTTTTTAGACCAACTTATATTATGCCCAACTATTTCTCCATCTAATTGTAAATTAGCTTTATCTACATTTTTTTTTAGTTCTTGTATTGGCCTTTCATCAAGATACATATGTCTTACTGTACCTTTTTGATAATATTGTTTAGAAGTAGGATTAACAGTTCCTTCAGTAACTTGTTTATCAAATTTTGTTTGATAAAAGAAATCTGTGTTTTTAAATAATTTTCCCATTACTCCATTATCCCATATTTTTGTTGTTTTATCTGGGAATATATTTTTAATTATTGGTATTTTATTCAATATACCGACACCAAATCTACTTCCTAATGCATGTTTATTTAAATAATTAATATTTGCATTTGAAGTCATCAAAGCTTTTTCTAAATGTAAACTTCCAGATTTTGCTAATCCATTATTAGCCCAGTTATCCATCATAGGTTGTAAAACAAACATATTTAAAAAACTATCTGTTTTAGTAGACTTATCATAGTCGTTAAAATTTTCTTGAAAATATTTTTCTTGTTCTGGACTCATGTTATTCTCCTAAATTAATTTTTTCATCATCTTCTAAAACAATAGCATTAGCAATCTCTTCTGTATTAATGTCAAAACCTTTATTAAACATTTTATTTTTAAGTTTTTCTTTAATTGTAGACTGATTGATTTCAGATTCAAGTTTTTTGTTTTTCATCTTACTTTCTCTATCAAGTATTAGATTCTTTTTAAGTTTTTCTAATAAACTCATTATCTTTTCATAAGCTATAAAATAGTCACTTACTTTAGAATCGTATGTAACTCCACCTTTACTATATGTTGTTATATCTGTAGCTATACCTAAATTAGCAATAGCCGCTTCAGCTCTTTTAGCCATATTTTCAAGAGCTATCATATGTCCTACTGATAATTGGTCAGCAAAATCATCTTCTTTTATATCAAGTTCTTTATATAAACCATTAACTAATTGTATTGTATTTGCCTTTTCAAAAGGACATTGTTCTCCTTGTCTAAGACTATTAGCTAAAAATAAAGGACATGTTCTAAAATTTGGACAATTTTTTTCATTCTTTTTTATGACTTTTAAGTGTTGTTTATATTTTTCCATAGCTACATCTAATACATCATCGTCGTCTTCTTCTTCATTTACTTCATTCTGAAAATCTTCTAATGTTTTACTAATATCTATATATTCAACATTGCATCTAAGCACTTGATTATTTAAATTGTCTTGCTTATGTTTAGTTAAAAATTTATTTATTTCACTTTGAAGTTTTGGGTCTAAAGTAGAGACTTTTTTTAAATCATCTATTGTTATTTCTATTCCGTCCATTATTTCATTAACTTCGTCGCGAACAGTTAATTGTTTCTCTTCTTTCATTTAAAACCTCCGTTTAGTATAAGAACATTTCTATATAGTTTATTACAACTTTATTAATGTACTTAAAATAATTACTTAAATCTCTAAGTTCTTCTATATCATTTTTATTTAATATCATATCTTCATGATATTTAATAACTTTAATTATGTTCTCTGTCGTGTTTTCAAAATATCCTTTTTCATAATTATATTTTTCTATGTGAATTTTAATTAAATTATAAATAACCTCTATATTTTCTAATATAAATTCATTTGTAAAATTAAGTTCATATAATAAATATAAATAAGGACTGTGTTTCATTTTTATATCATATTTATTTTTATATATAGTTTTTTTAGATTTTAAACTATATTCTTGTTTGATAAAATTAGAAACATCAAAAACAAAAAGAGTTTTTTCTAGTTCTAAGTTTTTCATTTTAATTATCTTTTTTGATTTATTCAATTTAAATCTAAAAGGTAAATTAATTTTTTGTTTAACTCTTGAAAGAGTAGATAAACTAAGTATGTATTCTCTTTCCATTTTTCTTCACCTTAACAAACTTATCTGAATCTATCTTCTTATGTAGCTTAGCAAGATTTTTTCTATACTCATTAGTAGTTTCATCATATAGTTTTAAAAAATCTTCTTTTGGTTTTTTTATTTTAAATCCAGAATGTTCTTCTATTTTATCTTTTATTTTTTCATAAAGATTACTTTTTAAATCTTTTGCCCATATTGTAAATAATAATATATGTTTCTTTTTACACTGTTCTTTTTTAATTTGGTCTCTATGTTTTTGTTCTTCGTCAGTCTTATGTTGTTTACCTTGAAATTCAAACGCAATCATTAGATTAGGATAAAATAAATCTAATTCTAATGGCATATGAGTTGCTGGATTATAAATACCAGCATCTCTGTAGTTGAATTCAACTTCTTCTTTTCCAAAGCATTTTTTTAAATACTTTCTAAGAAGTCTTTCGCCAAAACTAAGCATTTAGTTATTCCATATAATAAGACTTACATCATCAAGAACTACTTCATCAGAGATTTTTTTAGCAGTGTATGGTTCAGCATCAACATATATCATAAAATCTAATGGAACACTAAGTATATTGATTATACTTATAATTCCATTTTTATCAGATTTATATTTTACTCCATTCATATCTTCAAAATGAATTGTTAATCCAGGATATTTATCAGATTTTAAATTATATTCATTATCTTCTTCTGGTTTAAATTCGTATTCTATATTATCTCTAGTTACCACTAATTGAATTTTTACATTCTTAGCGGGCGTTCCAACTGGTGACAATTCTAATCTTTTGTTAACGTGGTCACCATTATATAAATCAATACCATCAAAAAGGTAATCGTTAGTGTCATAACTTCCATCCTTGTTCTTCTTACTTAAAATTATTTTGTTTTGCATAGTTGCCTCCATTAGTTTTTTAAATTCTTTTTAACTATCTTAGCACAACATAAAAAAAAGAGGAAATTAATCCTCTAGTTTTATAATTTCATCTCTGATAAAATCCTTTATTTTTTCAACATTAGTATCTTTATATTTATCATAATACTTAGCTGTACAGTCTTTTATAAATTCTTCTTGCTCTTCTAATGTCCAAGTTAAAAAGTCTTTTTTATTGTTTACTTTTGCAGTTATTATAGTAAAGTTATATAAGAAATGTTTTACTCTATTTTTAATAGAAAGTTGTATTGCATTTCTTGTAGCTTGAGTACTTTTTATTTTAAAAGGTATTATAGAAACCATTCTTTTATTTCCAGTATTCCAGAATTGAATTACTGTTTTATTTAATTTTTCTATATCTATTCTTAACGAATCTATCTTTTCATCATTTTTATAAAAATCTATTTTACAAGGGACAAACTCTTTATATATAGTAACAGGAACTTCACTATAAACAAATCTTTCTATTTCATTATTTAATTTATCTGGTTTAATTATTATTTTATCAGCTTCAGTACAAGTAAAGTAAACGTTAGATTCAGATTCTAATACTACTTCTCTTTCACTTTTTATATAAAACAATGATTCGTTGTTAGTGTTTATATCATCTATTGATACCTTAGAAATAGTTTCTTTAGGAATATAATTTGCGTTTTCAAACTCTATTTCTCCAACTTTATCTTTGTAAATAAATCTATTTAAACCACTTTCTTTTTTAAATCTAAAATTAATATCTCCATTTGAATTGTATTCTGGAGTTATTATATGTCTTTTAGTTTCAGTTATATGGACTAAATTAGGTTCTAAGTTTTTAAAATCTATGTTACTTCTATTAACAATACTTATAGAGTTGACAAGATTAAATTTAGTATAACCTTTTGAATATTCTAATCTTTCATTGATATCATTAAATAAATTTAAATAATATGTTTTTATTATTTTCTTAAAATTAAATCTTTTCTTAATTAAACTTAATTTATATGAGCCTCTATTGAAAGAATTATATATATTTAATCCTTCTTGTAAATTAATTTTGTTTAAAATTCCGTTTTCATCTTCTATTTCTAAAACGTATTCATATCCATTTTCTTTATTGTTTAAAATAATATTAGAAGCTTCATTTAATTGTAAAATATTTAACTCATCGAAGTTTAAACTTTCTTTTGTTTCAATTATAGGAATTATATTTAATAATTTTCTTTCATAATAAACTAGCTTATTTTCATTGTTGTATATTTCTAATATTACAAAATCAAAAGTTCTTAAATCTTCTTTTAAAACTTTTATTGATTCATATTTATGTTCTATGTTTTTTTCAACAAGTAATTCGTTTCCGTTGTATAACTTGATTTTATATTCATCTAATATCTCAGTATTTATATTAACTTCTATAGTATCTGTATATTTTATAGAACTTTTAAAATTCTTATTTTCATCAAATAAACTTATTTTATTATCTGTAAATAATTCTTGTTTAACTATTATGTCTGTATTTTTTATTTTAAATTCTAATTTAATTGAATTAGGTTTAATAGGTGTGGTTATTCCTTTTATTGTACATATATAGTTATTTATAGTTCCATACTTTAATTTATTTTTTAATATATTTTCATATTCGTCAAATACTCTTATAAATTCTATATCTTTAAAATTATTTAATTTTATTTCTAAATCAAAAGAGTTGTTTTTAATTATATTATTTTTTGAATTTAATATTTTATATTCTTCTATAATATTATCGTTATAAAAATTTGCTTTTATATTTTTAGATACTGATTGATAAATGTTATTATCATCAACAACGTTTAATTCAAAATCTAATTCTTCTATTATATTTAAGTTATTTGTTCTATTTATTTCTATGTAATTATTCTTAGTTGTTATGTTAAAATTAGGATTTGAATAGTTTACAGTTATTCTAGAAAATTCATCTTTCTTAATATATAGATTATAAGAGTTTAATCCTGTTGTTATTTTTGTTGGACATTCTAATAATAGTTCATTCTTTTTTTGTATTGTTAAATCACATATTTTTTCATTTATACCTTCATGAAATATTTCATAAACTTTTTTATCTGGACTTACTTTAAAATTAAAACTAAAAGTTCTATTATTAGATTTAACTTTTTGATATTTAATTATATCATTACTTTTTGCAACTATATTAGATTCTGTTTCTTTTATTTCTTTTGTTTCATTTAGAATTTCAAAATTAATAGTAACATCATCATTTCTTGTAACTATATTGTACACATTATTATCTTTGTATAAATTATAATTTTCTATATTTACAAGAGATGCTTCTACTTTTTTAAAGTTTTTTTCTATTTTAAATTCTTTCTCTATTTTATTTTCAAGTTCATCTTCAAATATTAATTTATAATTTTCAAGTCCTTCATTTATAGGAATTTCCATTTCAAAATTATAAATATCTTTACTTATTCTTTTACATGTATAGTAATTAAAATTAAAGTTCTTATTACCTTTTTTTAATTTTGGAATAAAGTAAATATTTTCTGGAGTGTTTTTATTTAATTCATTATCAAAAAATAAAGAATTTGTTTTTAAAATAAATTTCTCTGTTTTATAAGAAACTCCTAATATGTTTAAGTTTCCATCAAATATACCAACTTTTTCACTTATTACTTTTTTAGAATCAGTTTTAATCAGAACAGTATTTTCATTTTTAGAAAATATTAAGTTTGATTTATCAAAATTTAAAATAAGTTTTTTGTCTTTATCTAAATCTCCAGATATATTACTGTTATTAACATATTTTAAGAAACTATAATCAAAACCATCAACACCTAAATCAAATTCAAATAAATCTTGTGCGTTACTGTTTAATACTACTTTTATTAAAATTAAGTTATTAAATTCTAAAGTTTGTTGTTCTAATATATTTGTTTGTTCTTCTTTTACTTTTAACAGTCCATGATTTTCTAAAATATTTTTTTCAAATAAAGTTAATTTATTTTTATCTAACCATATATAAAAATGTTTTCTGGAATCTGAGTTAATATATTTAAACCCTGAAGTAACTTTATTTTTTTCGTTATCAAATAATTCAAACGTTTTTTCTATTGCTGGAGTTGTGTAATAGTTATTGTATTTTTCTAAATCAACAGATTCCATTCCATCAAATTTTATTTTAGAAAGTTTTTTATCTGATTGAATTAATAATATTTTATTTACAGGTTTTATTACTTTTACATTTTCACCTATATAAAATAAGTTATCATCTTTAATTTTTCCATCTATTTTTATAGAATCTACTTTTTCATCGCTTACTAAAAAATAATCTTTTAATGTTATTTCTGGAATAACATTATCTAATTTTACAAAACATTCATTTGAAACTAATTCTTTCTTATCATTTAAAACAAAAAATAATTTAAACTCTTTTACTGGAATATCTTGGACTATAGTTTTTAAATTTAAACTAAAACTTCTTTTTGTATTATTAAAAGTTCCTATATTAGTTCCTTCTTTTTGTTTTAAAATATTATTTTCTTCATATTGAATAACTGGTTTTAATGTAGTTACATTTCTATGTTCATAAAAAATAGTTATAGGTTCTTCTAATGTTTTTATCTTAAACTCATTATTAAGTATAAATAATGAAGTAAAAGTATTATTCTTTGTTGTTATTTTATATTTTCTATAATTTGTATTATCAAAATTATCTTTTAAAAAAAAGTGTAAATAAGTAAAACCATTTTTAAACATATCTTGAGAAAGAGTATCCTCTAATTTAGTAAGTTTATTATTAATAATAGGAACGTAAACTCCTGGTTCAACTAATTCTTTATGACTTATTTTAAAACTATAACTAAGAATATTATTTGAATTAATAGATAAATTAAATTTAATTTTATCTTGTTCTGTAGATTGTAGTTCATATATATCATCTAATAAAATAGAGTTTTGTATATCTATATTAAAAGTAGTAGGTTTAGTATGTAATACAAAATATAATGGATTTCTTTTTGTACTAAGTATTGTTATTCCACCTTGTTTAAATTCAAAATATATTCTGTATTTAGATTCTTCCTCTATTGGATTTTTAAATTCTATATTTTTAAATTCTATTAAATTACCTACTGTTCCATATGCACTATTATTAAAACTATATTTACCATCTATTTCTTTTTCTATTATAAGTATACAATCATTTATAGGTAAATCAGTTATTTCATCTAAATAAAATTTCAAATTAAAAAAAGTTAAATTTGTTTTAATAACTTTTTGTTCTTCATATATTATATTATTGGTTTCATTATCTTTAAATAAATTAAAATAATATTTTATTTTACTCACCTCTCTTGGTTTTTTATTTTATATAATATAATAAAAATAAAAAAAGAGGAACTTAAGTCCTCTTATCTTATTGTTATTTTGATTATTCCAAATATATATAGCTGAAGTATAATTAAAATAATTGTAAGTATTAAAATTGTATAAAACCAAAAGCTATCATACTTTTTAATTTTATATGACATATATAAAGAAAATATCATAATGACATTTAATGAAATTAAAGCAATATATCCTGAAAACGTTATTAACTTGGTTAAAAAAATAGCACTCATTGTTAGCTCAAACATAAAACATCACTCCTTTTTAATAATCACCAAATAAAGTATATTTAGAAAATTTAATTTTTCTTTTAAAATCTTCATCGTTATACTTTACAAGACTTGTTGTTTCTATTAAATTGTTATCTTTATCTAACATATGATTTCTTAAAAAGAATGTAAAAATATAATTTATTCCTTCTTCTAACCAAACAAGATATGGTATATTATGTAGTCTCATAGTTTCTAACTTTGCATATTTGTTATATTTATCTTCATACTTTTTAGTCAAAACCCAATATTTTCTTTGTGTTTCATTGTGAACTTTAGATTCTATAATTCCAAAGTCTTTTAATATTTTATGCATTGGATTAGCTTTTATTCCATAAGTTTTAGCCAATTCACTAGTTGTATATTTCATATCCATTTTTATACGAGACAATAAATAAGAATTATAAATATCTACTTCATGTTTTAAATCTTCATTTTCTTCTTTTACTTTTTCTACTTTCTTTTCAAATTCAGACATATAATAACTTCTTTCAGCTTCAGTTTTAGCTTTTACTATATTAAGTATAAGTCTCTCATCTTCCGTAATAAAATTATTATTTTTGATTGCATTTTCCATTTCATTGAATTTATTTATGTACTTTAACTTAAAATCGTTATAGCCTTGAATATTAAACATATAAAGTATAAAACCATCTTTTGTTAGAAGATATTCTTTTCTTTCTTCACCTTTTTTATCCTTGTAAATACTAGATATTATTAACGAGCTCAAATTTGAGTCGGTTGAATTTTTTAATATCTTTTCAATATCCCTAATAATATTTTTATGTAACTTACATAACTCATTAGCAATAATTCTACTACTAATAACCAACGTTCCGTTAAAATCAAAAATTTCATTCATGTTTAATCACCTATCTTTCCTTTTTCTTTTAAATAATCATGCTCTTGTAAAACAAATTGTCTAACCAATTCAGCTTTTGATATTTTGTAAAAGCTACATAACTCTTCCATTTTATCAAATGTTTCATTATCTAATAAAGCAGAAATAGCTTTTACTTCCTTTCTACTTTTCTTTTTTGGTTCAATTATTAACGCCATTTTTTCACCTCAATATTTTTATTTTCTATAAACAAATTATAAACTATAAAATTTATTTTGTCAAGTGAAAAAATAAAAAAAAGAGATAAAATTTTATCTCTTAATTCAACAAACTTAATAAAGTATCTAAAGGAGCTTTTGCTACAGTACAAGTAATTTCATTTTTAGGAACTCTGATTTTATGATTATCAACATCTGTTAATTCATAAGTTACATTATTAACTCTATGTATCGAGACAATTAAGTCTTTATCAAATGATTTTCCTGTATCACTTATATATTTAGTAGGAAAATCTATATCTATATATTTTATAAAAAATGCAGATAGTAAACTGGCAGAAAATAAATCAAGTTTTTCAGCTTCAAAAATTATATTGATTTCTCTTCCTTGAATTTTTTTTCTCATCTCATCTACTGTAGTAACTTCAGTTGATTTTACTATTTCATCTAATATTTTTAATAATTTATCTTGGTCTATTATCATATCTTGTTCACCCTTGTTTCTCCAAATAATATTTCATGTCCTTCTTGGAATTTTTCAGCATCAAATTTAGATTTTTCTCTTTGATAATCTATCATTAGATTCTTTAAAAATTCAATATTTGTAATTTCATCAATTAATAGTTGTAATTTTTCAGTATTGTTTATTCTCATTTCAACTATATCTATTGAATCTTTTAATGTTTCACTTAATGATTCTTTTGATAGTTTATCAACTATTTTTTCAATCATAAAATCTAAATGTTTAAAATCCATTCCTGGAACATCTTTAGCTTTTTTAACTAAAGTAAAAATAATGTTGCCTTTTAAGTTAGAATATATAATGTTTCTAGCAGCCATTATTTTTTCTAAATTTTGTTTTTCTTTATCTATAACCTTCATTTTTCATCTCCTTTGTTTAGTTTTCTTTCACTTTTAAAGTATACATTATAAAATACATTTTGTCAAGAAAATTTTTGCAATAAAAAAAGTCGAGCCTCGCGACAAGCTCAACTTCTTAAAAAGGAGTGCATAAATATGAATAATCAAAATTTGAAAGGAGGTGATTTAATTATGCATAAAAATTTTACACTATAAAAAATTAAATTGCAATTTTTGAGAGGCAACGTTTTAAGTTACCTCTCTGTTTATATAAAATAAGGAGGTCTAAAATGTTAAAAATTAATTGTAAAAAAGACTATTTGAAAATTTTTATCTTAAAAGGAGAGTAAAAAAATGAAAAATAAATATTAACTTTTAACAAATTAAATATATCATATAAAAAAATAAGACGCAATTTTTGACGAGGTTAAAAATTTTCTCCGCCGGCGCATTTTTTTATTCAAAAATAATTAATTTGTTTTCTTGTAAACTTTGTTGAATATTGATAACTCTTTGATTTGTACTACCTCTCCATTTAATATCTAGACTTTTTTGTTCTAACATAAACTTGCCGTCTATTAAAACGTCACATAATTTTATTAATTTTAATTTTTTTTCATCAGATAATATTTCTTCAAAAGTAAAACCACTCCAAATCCATATATTAATCCATGGACATTTTTCTTTTACTTTTAATATAAATTCACATAATGGTTCTATATTATCTTTATATGTAGGGTCTCCTCCTAATAAACTTAAACCACTAACTGTTCCTTTATATTTTATTAAGTAGTTTATAATTTCATTTATTTGAATATCAGTAAATTCTTTTCCGTAATTTTTATTCCATGTTTCTTGATTGAAACAACCTTTACATGCATGACTACAACCACTTACAAACAAACTTACTCTTATACCTTTTCCATTAATCATATCATTATATTTAATTCCAGAATAATTCATTTAATTCACCAGATTTTATTTATTATATTTTAATTCGTATAATTCTTTTAACATTTCTAATAATAACTCATGGTCTCTATAACAGCCACATTTCTTATCAAGTTCTAAAAGTTTTTCAGAACAATGTTTTATAGAATCTTCTAAATCTTGTTTTGTATAATTCATTTTTTTACCTCCAAGTTTTTAATCTAAAAAGCCAGTAAATAATACTGGCTTTAAATTCCAAGATTATCCCACGATAATCTAATGTCCTTAAGGACTGTTTTACTCGAGCAATATTATTATATCAAAGAAAATATATATTGTAAACATTTAATTAGTAATATTCCAACAACAAATATTAAAGTAACTATTATTTCTTCTTTATTGTTCATTTTGAATATGCTTTACTCTATTAATTACTTCTTGTTGTTTTCCTTTATTAAATGCACGAGCATTTGGTTGGCTAAGGTAACCGCAACATTTATACCCCAGATTTCTCTGTATTTGTTAAGGGATTAGAGCACACCTTCTACTCTTAGAGTAGTCTATATTATGCTCGTTGAGCCTTCTCTTATTTTTCAATAAAAGCTTGGCTGCTGATTATCCATTAATTAAGTCGTTAGCACTTTACATTTGTAAAGCTTTTATTTCAGCATAGACAATCTAAATATTTTTTTCTACTTTCGTAACATTCACGTTTATACTTTCGTATTGCGTTGTAGTATATTTAGCTTTAGGAGTTTCCAGCATTTTAATAGATTTTGACACTATATCGCTATAGTGAAAGAGCTTTTAAGTTAACCCTACGTATTACCGACATTTGAGTACCATCATGGTTTCCACAATTAGGACAAGTAAACCCTTCTTTTGAAGCGGTAAATTCTCCTTTGTATCCACAGATATGACATTTATCTACAGGTTGATTAATACCCATATAATGTATTCCAACACTCTTTGCATATTTTAATATATCTTTAACAGCATCTAAATTATTTTTTAAACTATCTGTTTCTATATAACTAATATGTCCACCAGCTGCTAGTTTATGCCCAGGAGCTTCTAATCTTAATTTTTCAAAAGGACTTATGTTTATTCTTGAAGAAACGTGGAAAGAGTTATCATAGTAACCTTTATCTGTGATTCCTTCAATTGGACCAAATTCTTTAAGGTCTAAACTAGCGAATCTATCGCATAAAGACTCACTCGGAGTGCTGTAAAGAGCGAATCCTACGCCAGTTGCGAGTTTAAATTCTTGCACTTTGTTGCTTAAATATTCTAATATCTTAAATGTTTTTTTATGAACTTCCTCATCTTCTGAAAAATCTTTACCATATAATAATTGAGAAACTTCACTTAATCCTATATATCCTATAGAGATAGTTGCATATCCTCCATATAATAAATCTTTAATTGTTTCTCCTGGTTTCTTTTCACAAATAGCTCCGTTTTGCCACATTATAGGAGCAACATCAGAAGTTGTTTTAGACATATAGTCTATTCTAAATAAACTATTTTCTTTTGCTAATTCTAACATTCTATCTAATTCTTTATAGAATCCTTCTTCGTTTCCTTTATTTTTAATAGCTATTCTTGGTAAATTAATAGTTGTAGCACCTACATTAAATCTTCCAGCATATTTTGGTTTTCCTTGTTCATCAATCCATCTACTTAAGAAGGCTCTACACAATATACACGTTGTTTTCACAACACCATTAAGGTTGTATATCAGACTATATCTTCTACTGTTCTAGTAGCAATTCCACTTCGAGTAGTATTAATCTCTACTCTAACCAGCTTCTCTACATTCACTGGATAGTCGTTACACTTCACTAAAATTATCTTTTTTAAATAAATTCTATAACAATTCCATAATTATTTTCTTTTCTTTTATATAAAATTTCAGTTAAAGTTTTTCTGTTAATTTTTTCTTTTTCAGAAGCTTCTCTTATTGAATCATAAGTATTATTTCCAATTCTACACTTTAACCTTTTTTTAGAAATTAAACCATTATCAAAAGCATGTTTTGTATTCTGCGAATTATTAACCCATTCAAGATTAGTATAATGGTTGTTTAATTTATTTCCATCTATATGATTAACTTGAGGTAAATTATTTGGATTTGGAACAAATAATTCCGCTACAAGTCTATGTACTCTAACATATTTCTTTTTACCATCTTTATATAAATTACATTGTTTATAACCAACATTATCAATCCATTGACACATAGGTTTGTTATTTTTATTTAAAACTTGTCCATCCTCTGTTACAGAGTAAGGCCAATCTTCCATTTTTTTAATTATCATTTTAAATCACCTTTCCTTTTGAAAGATAATTTTAGTTTTAGCACGGTATTACCATATCCTATATTTAGGACTTAGGCTCGCTTACATCCCCAATTATATCCCTATAATTAAACTTATTACTAAGGGGGAAACCGTTAGCCTTATATATAAAATATAAGACACCTCTTTAATATGAGTTCAGAATTGTTGGGCCGTTTTTATTGACCCATAGGTACGACGATTGCGCGTTCTTTTATTTCTAGTTCACTAGGGAATAAGATGTCAGGATAAATTGATTTAGTCATACATTCAAATGCTAATAATGATATATCATAGTTAGGGTCTTCTTCGTTAAAGTTATGACCATCCCACATTGTATAAACTATTTTAGGAAATATAGCTGTTTCTTTTTTAGGACCAAAACCAGCCATTCTTGTTTTTAAAACATATTTTTGAACTAATTTTCCTTCCCAAGATGTTTCAGTTCCTATACTTACTGTTGTAAATGGAGTCTGTCCGTTTACCGTTGATAATGAGTTAATTTCGTACTCTAATCCTTGCATTGCTTGTTTAACTGATTCTTCTGTCATATCACAAGCATACTT